CAACAAGCCGCGGATGGTTCTGTTTATTTTAGCGAGGGGGATAACCATCGGTATAACATATATTCGTTAAGTTACAATACGGCATTCACGCTATTACCTGGCACGTTTACATTTCCAAGCACTGCGCCTGATGCCGGCTATCGCGATACAGATGTCCCGAGAGAACTCGTGGAACGTCGTTCAACTCTTATTGGCGTAATTCCGCTTATCAACTTATCGTCCAATAATAACAGCACACCAATTCTATTTTCATTCCCTAGCAACGGTTATGCTGTATCGGTCGTATCATTCGACCGAGACTATTATGTGAAACCACAAGCGTCGAGTAGTCCTGAAAATGAACCAAACCCTGGCGGATTATATAAAAACTCTAATGCGGCCGATATCTTTCTTCCATATCGCACCGCCCTTGTTATCAATGGTATTTATGATGTAAGTGGCGGATTTCGTTACGGCGAAACGTCGATACAACTTCGTATGGAGATGAAACAGGCAGCGTCTCCGGGTTATCTCGAAAAGAAGATTTTACTTCCAGTTACGATTACGAAATCCGCGACTGATATTAGTCTCAACCCGTTTACAGGTATTGGCAGCATCAATCCTAGAACGGCTCCATCAAAACCAACACCATTGGCGTTTCAAACGAATTCTATTCCTGACAACAACGGCAATATTGTGCGTGAATACTTAAACGGGTATATCGACCTTAATTTCGCCGACTTTGCCCGGACGACGCGTAAAAATATACAGAATGGAACGACTGACGACACACAGATGGAATATTATTTGAATGCGTTGGACCCAGCATCACCGCGTGTATTCGTAAAGGAAGATGATTACATTCAAATAACGGGTAATAGAATTATATTCAAACGAAGCACGGTTTCGCGGAGTGGTGGCATTAGCATACCTATCAAATTTCTTCAAGAAGAAACACCAATGTATCGACGTTCCACGCAACGTGTTGGCGACATGACCGGATATACTACAACTATCAGTATTATTATAGAAAAATCCACTCCTTTGTTCGACAATCAACTACCTGTGGTGAATACAGGAGACTTGACTACAGTATATCGCCTACCCGACATGAATAAGATGACGACGGAACGTTCGTTTATTCTTGTACCGCCAAAATCAAATAATACCGACATAAATGCGAGTTTTTCGTTTAGTTCCTCTAATGAAAATTTATTGAAAATCGTAGTAAGCGGTTCCGGCGATGCGACCGTTTATACCGCCTTTTTGTATGGTTCTGGAACCGCAATCGTAACCGTGACTCAAGCCGCGACAACAAATTTCAATCAAAAGGTCGCTGCGTTCAATGTAAATATATTCGAAATTACGCCAGCGATCATCAATTGCAACACCAACTTATTTTATACAAATCCATATAATCGTCAATTTTGGACACGGTTCAAACCTGAATGCCGTTCAACCGATTTAGTTGATAGCGTTACTGGCGTGAAATTAAGTGTATCGCAGGTGGACGAGGTTTATAATATGCGGCGCAAGGCCGAAATTCTTAAGTATGATAAAAATGTCGGCGGTTTGACGAAAAAACAGAAATACGCAAAGGCGTCTCGCGGTGAATTAATGCGGAATATCGGTAATTCTGCGAAATATGTAACAGATACGAGTAGTCCATTCGCATTGATTTGCCCTCCGTCGGCCACAAATAACCGGATTTTATGCGGTCTTACAACCGCGTGCGGTGTTCCGGGAAAGGAGCGGTTACTGTGCTATGACCCTTCTGTGAATTTATATAACTATAAACGCACCTACCAGTATGAGGCCGGTCTTCAACTCACTTCAAATATACCTACGACAATCTTAACTGAACCCACGAACTTACGTATCAGCTCATTTAACAACGAGACTAACAGTGTTACACTATACTGGGACGCCCCCGATTCGAATGGCGGATTCCCAATTACGGGATATGTCATAACTTATTCGGTTGATAATAAAACTTGGATACCATATGAAAGCGTGTTTCCATACAAGCCGACCGAAGGAGGCGGCGGCGCGACATATAATCAAATTTCTGGTGAAATAAATGGAAATTCTGTTGTTTTTCAAAGAAAACCGGGTTCAATCGACCCTCGGGATAATACGATTTATTATATATCGGTGTTTTCTGGAAATATCCGCGGATTATCGAGTGTTCCGGCAACAGTCACTATGAAAACGTCGTCGGTGCCGTCGATTATTAAAGATTTTGGATTTACAAATGCACCCGATGAACGACAAAATCTTATGGTGGATTTGAAATGGACAGACCCTGTAGTTACGGGTGGCCCAAGTAGTAGTATTTCATCATATAATGGGCCGCCGATTACAATGTATAACTTATATTATCGAAAGGTTCCCGATACAACGTGGACTAAAATAGCACTGGATATTACTAGCACTGTAGCATCTACCACCGGTGCTACTCGGCGGTATGTGTTGCGTAATTTGACGAATCAAAATAAATACGAAATCAAAATAGAGCCCATCAATCGTGTAGGCGTGGGCCCGGAATCGGCGATTATAACCGCCCGAACACTTATGAAACCGGGCATTCCAACAAATGTATCGATGATGGCAAAATTTGGATTACTTCCACCGGCGATAACAGACGCTAGTCGAAACTATATCAGTATTACATGGAATAGGCCAGATTCGGGCGGCAGTGCGATTAAATACTATAATATTACGATTACGCCGCCTGCTTCCATGGGGTCGAATGAAACATTTGCGTTTAACATTGACGCGAAGGACAGTACGACTTCATACACTTCCAATATTACGACGATTAATAATAATATAATACTAGATGGTTCGTATTCTGCCGTCATTGAAGGTAATAACGGGTATCTGCCAAGTACTGAAAGCACGCGTGCGTTTGTTACCGTCAACCCAAGTTCTGCGGCGGCATTTATATTGAATATAGAAGGCTATTATAGCCAGTCAGGGCTAGACTATGCTGAAATGACATTTACAATCAATACCGAATACGCCGCTTCCAATACGGTTTCGTATGTTCGCGTAAATGGCTTGAATACGCTTTATGACCTAAATCCACCTCTTAATATTGATAGACAACCAATATCAGGAACCGGTGAGCACAAAATACGAATACCCTCTTTGTCGTCTGGCAGGGAAATTATTGTGGTCGGGACTGAATATCGCATCACCATAACGCTTGTATATCAAAATGGAGAGCAACGAACAAGCGAATTGTTTAATTATACGCCCGAAATCAGGTATCTCTCGTTATAAATAATGGTTAGGCGGGGTGGCGGGGTGGGATGAGCGGTTATTCCCTCAACGTGGGATTCACGCAAATATCATGGCGTGAAAATACCTCGCCAGACATACATTTGTCGCTGGCGTCTACTTTTACGCAACTCCGGAATCCTCGGTCTTCGCCAATATAACAATAGCCGCCTTTACCGGTTTGATGCTTTTGTGTTACACTCGTGCTATCGTCTGCTCTCGGGGCGGGTCCGGTATAACTTCTATCGGCTTTATCCAAGAATGTGTATTTGGTTTCGTCGGTAACAAACCCGGGCTTTTTATCGCTGCTATTGGTCGTCGATGGTGGGACTGGGGGTCGATGTGTCGTGGAACTGGTGCCGCTTGATGCGGCGGGGGTGCCGTCGCCGTCGTCGTCGCTGTCGCTGTCGCTGTCGTGGTCGTCGCGAGGCAATGGTGTATTCGTCATACGCGATATAATATCACGACCTTTGTCTTCCATCGATTTGAAAAATGCCACGACTTTATTACCGACATCTCCCATTCCTAAATGAAAATCGCTATTGGATGCCAAACTACTCCACATGAACCATATGATTACGACAATCAAAATAAGTTTGATAAGGGTTCCAAAAGAGAAAAACCCGCCGTCACTACTACCGTCGGCATCGTCACCGCCGACCGATACATCAATCGACGGCATTTCTACATCCTTAAACGTGTCTTGTGCCTTTTCTTTTATACCCGCCAATATATTCGATTTTGTATCAAATAGTAAGCCCGTTTTCTTCATCTTGGATGATGAAGATAACCCGCTATTCGCAATTTCATTATTTGTCGGTGCGCCAAGATTCGTGAATTTAAATGAAGGAAGCGACATATCTATATACAGTAGATATAGAAGAGATTATTCGTATGGACTATACTTCTTAGGCGGGGGCGGGGGCGGGTGCGGCGGCTGCGGCTGCGGGGACGGGTCGTCGTCTTTTTTACGGACAATTGTATTCATAGCGTTCAGTGCTTCCAGTCGTTTAATCGTACGCTCTAAATCGCCATTTTTGTCGCCGCTATAACCTGCGGACGAAAACAGATAATCCGTATCTGGGCTGATCTCATGTTGTTTGATTTGCTTGTAAATCGCATTAATATTCCCGACCGCCGATTCAATAATAGGTCGGTCATGTATCATCTCGATTTTACTATCATATTCCGTCGTAAGGAGTGAAATCGCAAAATAGATGAGATAACGACGCTTCTTACGCACGCCTGGCATGAAACGAATACAGTATAATCGTAAAAGACTATGTACTATTTTTTGGGTCAATGGCGAATATTCTTCGGCGTCGTTGCTCCGCGCTATAATCATATCCCATATCATCCATATTGGGTCAAACTGGAGTTTATCATCCACGGGAATATGTGACCTACGCTCGCACCGACATGTTTCCTTCTTCGCTTTACAAATCGTCTCAAACTCGACAATCCACTCGACCCAGTAACACGCCAAGAGTGTGTTTTTAGAATCACGAGAGATATGATATGCGAATTCATTCATGGCGATGAAAATCTCCTTCGGGTCTCTTTCTCTAAAAAACTCTTGTGCATAATCCACGCGCGGCGCCTTCAATCGCTGTGACATCGTTGCGATATCATATTCTTCCTTCTTCTTTATTTTCACGCTGTCATATTTATGCTGCCGCTTCGAGTTCGAGAGAACGCACACGATTTCCGCAAATAATGTCCGCATCTTTGGGTGGTTTCGTAGTCGTAGTTCGTTTCCCGTATATCCATTCGATATAATCGACTTGAAACTCTCGTAACGCATCTCGATATATAGGGGTAATTTAGGGTTGGCTAAATGAATATACTTACTCGCAAACGTGATAATAATGTCCCATAGGTCTAAATAATGCCCCGAGCACACGAGTTCCGCACTCCAATAGCACGCAGGTTCGATTTTAGAACTGGATAAACTATTCAATAGTTCCTTTACCGCGTCCGTTTTTTTATAGGACGAAAAGGTTATACCGCGGAAGTCGCTTTCGCTGCGGATATCATTTATTTCATTCGGGTCGGTCATTCGATACTAATTCGTCCGTTTTTTTTCGTGCGAGAATAACGAGAATATATTTTATAGCGAAATACTAGTAAATGGCGGCGTTGTATAAATCATTTTATGCTTATATACAATCTATCACGCGATGGGAGATTCTTACATTCTTATTCATATTATTGATGATTCTCTGTTTTATTAAACGCGATTTATCATCACACGTCGAAGGGTTTGAGCAAAATGATAAATACAAGGTATATGAAAATGATGCGATATATGACAGTTTTTATGCGGATATTTACGATGAACTCTTCATCCAGCCGAATAAGATTGAGGCCGAAGTGGATGAAATTATTAATATTACGGGGGCTTTGAGCGGGTCGGACAGCGAAAAGAAGAATTTCAAAGTGGGCGATTTGGGGTGTGGTCGCGGACACCATGTTCACGAACTCGCGAAGAAAGGTGCGCTAAATGTCGTCGGCTGCGATAAATCCAACGCCATGCTTCAAAATGCGAGAGATTTATACCCAAAGTGTAAGTTTATTAAGGGCGACTTTATGAAACCAATGCTATTTAGTGAAGAGGAATTCAACGTATTGACCTGCTTTTACTTTACGGTGTATTATGTCAAGGATAAACGCCTGTTTCTCAAGAATTGCTACCAGTGGCTCAAACCGGAAGGCTACCTCATTCTTCATCTCGTTGACCGAAACCATTTCGACCCCATTGTTCCAGGCGGAAAACCACTGTTTATCGTTACGCCGCAGAAATACGCCAAAGAACGCATCACGAATTCTCTCGTCAAGTTTCGCAGTTTTCAATACAAGGCGAATTTTACAGCACCGCCCCCGTCGAAGGCTGACGGGGGGAGCGGCGGCGGCGGCGGCGGCACGGGAGAGAAAAATGTCGGCAAATTCGTCGAGAAATTAATCGACGATAAAACAGGCAAAGTTCGCGAGAATATTCACACGTATTATATGCCCACGAACCGAGAGATGTTGGATATCGCAAAAGAGGTCGGTTTCACTGTGACTGGGCAGGTTGATTTGGTTCATGTATTAAACGAATATCAGTACTTGTTCATCTTGAAAAAGGTTGCGTAAGCGATGTAGCCTTATTTTATTCTTGTAATATAATGAATGACATTCTAGTAGCGGCAGAGGCATGGACACCGCCCTTCTTTTTTCATTATATTATCGTAATCCTATGTCTAGCATTTATTATGTGTGTCGCTGTGTTAAAGTTCAAATACTTATATTGGTATAGCCAGCCGCTGACATTTCGATTTACGCTTCGGCGATTCGGCGGCGGCGAGCGGCAACATACAAGTATTATGAATCCGTTATCTCTCGGCGAACGATGTTATAATGCGGTTGTTTATCCTTTTTTGAATTATGTAAATCACGCCGATGTAAGAGTATCTTCAGCAGACGCTACTGATAACAATCATGTGCTTCGTTTCGAGAGAATCGCGGCATTCTTGTCTCGTCCTGAAACACAAATCATAACACATCACCGCCGAATACGAGAGAATGTATATATAGAAGGTGGGTGTATCCCCAGCGATACACTTCGTATTATTCTCTCGCAACATACATTTGGTCTCTCGCCGTTCATCGGGTTACTTTACGGAGCAACGCAGCCTCGTCCGGTCGATGACGGGGGGTCGCCGCCGACGCCGACGCCGATTAAGGGTGTCTCGATTATAACTCCGCGTATTATGACGTCGTGGTCGGCGTCGGGTCGCTCTGTCAGTATTTACATGTGCGACTACCTTGCTTGGGAACGATACACGGTAAGCGACCGCCAATCTCTCGAACTTCTTGAAACAACGGAGTATATACAGAAGTCGCGAGAGATTGCGGGCGAACAGACATTATACCGTTATCGTGAAATCCCGTGGTTTGTTATTCCCTTTACGACAGTTTATACATATACGTTTCGTATGGCGACGGCGGCGACGGCGGCGGTTCTCGGGAATGGAATGTCGGTCGTCCGCGTTTCGTCTGTGAATATGGCGGTTTTTTATTCGTTTGTAAATGAATGTTCGAGAGATTTCCGTTGTTGTATCTTTAATGAACTTACCCAACTTCAATCTCTCGTAACACACGGAATATACCATATTTATATGTTACTATTCAATGATGTTCGTGTAATTGCGGCATATATATTTGCGCCGTCATGGACGGTCGCGGCGAAGGTTTCGAAGACGGCATTCTCAGAGAATACGGCGACGACGAGGACGGCGACGAGGACGAAGTCCAACCGGATATCTAATCTTCATAAATATATCTCGACTACATCTACAGCACTTGTAAAATATATACCACCGGTGATTACGCCGCAATATGACGCATTTGGAAAACGAATACCGAGAGAAAAGAAGGAAGGAACGGGTGAATCGGCGGGGTCAGGCACAGGACGCCACCGCAATGATGATGACGTTTTATTATTGATGTCATCAATTCAACACTCGGCATTATGCGATAAACATGATTTCGTTGCCGGGTTCCAATATGCGGCGGCGTATCATCATACAAAGACGAATCTTATTATGATAGATACACTGGCACATAACTATCGATTGATTGACTATCTTGCGGAAAGTAGAAACCCGATACCCGCCGCATGGAAATTATTATCACGGGATAAATGGTATTACATATTATATAATGCCATTATACACGAATCTACCTTGTGTAAGGATATTTTGATGATATAGCGTATGCCGCCGCGGAGTCGTCGTCGTCATCTTCGATAATACTGTGTTTGCGAACCGCGGCGGCTCATACCGCCAAACATACCGCCGCCTCCGCCTCTAGATATACCACCACCTGCCCCTGCAGCATGTGTAAATGTATCAATGACAAAGATGATGAATATTCCTAAAAAGCAATACAATACAAGTTCTTCGATGACGTGGCCTGTTTTCTCGTCTTTCTTTTCCTCAAGCATGTGGATGATATAGTTCAACTTTTCAATCAAGGCTGCGTTTGTTCCAGAGACGCCGCCGCCGCCACCGCCGCTACTGCTCGCCAACTGGTTCGCCAGTGTTTCCGCATAAGGGACAAACTGTTCATAATATCGCGATGCGTATGCGTTTGTGCTAAATGGTGCGGTTTTCGTCGCATTCGCGGCGGCGGCGGCGGCGGCCACAGCATCCTTCTTTGGTGCTCCTGAAATTCCTGTTAATTTCTCAAAATAAGGACTTGAATTGGCGTCGTGTGTTGCGGAAGCGGTTCGCGCCGCCGTATCCATCCCTTCTAATAATGTCGTTGAATACGATGACCCAGGATTTAGGGAATTCATTTGAGTCGTTTTGCGAACAACCTGCGGTGTATTGCTAGATACCGTTTCAGCGCCCCGAATAACTCCAGAATGCGATACATTTGTAGCATAAACACCCATTCCTTGCGCCGGATAGGATGGAAGAAGAGACGTATCGTCCGGGTCTTCGTCGCTATCTTCTCCGCCTTTACGATGAATATTTTCGATATAATCCTTGATTTGCTTTATTTTGCGGCCTGATGGCGGTGTTTCATTGCTGTTAACTGGCCCGACTTCTTGATTTCGAGGAATCTTTAGGGTTCGATTTTGCCGAACACCGCCAACGCCGCCGCCGCCGCCATTTCGGCGAATATTGTTTTTGGGTTCATTGTTATTATTACCAGTTTCGGCATATTCCGAAAAACCTAAAGATGTCATGTTCTCCTATAAAAAAATGAGATATTAATTCGGGGAAAGATTGTTCCAGTTATATACGAAAAATATATTTGTTATGTATATAAGACGAAAATGGTGAAATTAAACAAGGAACTCACTTTAGGTGTTTTATTGGTGGTGATTGTTATTATGGTTCTTAAACCCAATCTTCTTGGGTTTCTCTATAATAACGTCCTAGGCAAGCTTATCTTTGTCGCTGCGGTCGTGTTTCTCTCGTTGAAGCATACTGCTGCTGGTTTGTTGGCCGTCGTCTTCGTCGCAATGGTTGCTTCGATGAGTGGATACCATGGATTTGAAGGTATGGCTGTGCCCGATGACGAGGAGGAGAAGAAGGAAGGAGAAGAAGACATCGCCGAAGGTGTTGAAGGACAAGCCAAGAAGAAGTGTGAAGGCGACGATTGTAAGACAACAGAAGGTGTTGAAACCCAAGCTGATTTAGTTGATGATATCAACAAGATGCTTAAGAATAGATAAACAAATAAATAAACAAATAAATAAATAAATACATATACAACACGAATGTCGTGTATATGTAGTGAATTATATCTAGTCTAATAATAGTAGCAGAAGTTCTCTCATCATCATCAACCGATGGATCTTCAATACTATTTTCAATATATTTTATCATGGATTTATCACAATGTCCTTTATACTGATGCGGTATTTGCGGTTCTTCGAATTATACTCTTTATAGGATTAGTTTGTTTATTGGTATATCGAGAATATGTATTATTCGTCTTATTGTGTATCGTGGTAATCGCCGCGGAGGGGGTTCGGTTCTTCGAAGCGGGTGGCGGGGGGAGCGACCCTATATGGTCGTGGATGACTGAACATGGCGGCGGCGGCACACCACACACAAGCGTTGACAAGGACGAACTTACAACCGGTGTTTCGATGAAAGAGGGGTTTTCACTCGGGTGGCTACCGAAAATCGTCGAAGGCGATGCTACAGGTAAAGACCACCGACGGCCAAATAAATTCATCGAAGAAGACAGTAATGACTTTACCGACAAGTATTTCAAAAGCAAACAGTGCTCGATTGGGACGGGGGCGGGAAGTATAACGATGTTCGGCAGTAATGAACTTATTGGAACGTCGCGAAGTGTCAAACTAAGCGAAATGTATGATTTTTCTGGTAAGATTACGGAAATCCTTAAACCAGAGCCAGGTCCAAGGTTCCAAAACGCAAAAAGGTTATTATATAAATATTTCAAAGAGTGCGTATATGACCCAGTATATCGAAGCCAGCAGGGGATGGAAGATTTTCGAATAACAAAAAAACAAATGTATAATGATATCAATAATCATATTATTCATATAGAAGGATGTTTGAAACGGTTCAATACCGACGTATTATTTAATACGGTTTCAGATATTACAGCAGATAAAAGTAAGCGAATCTCGTTATCGAACTTTGATTCAAATAATACGCAATATACTATAAATACTGATACCCCGGTTACGTATGTTTCACTCATCACCGGAACAGACAACGCCGAAAAAATGAAAAACATCCAACCTTTAAACAAAGGAATAAATAGTGACAATACAAGCGACCAGACATACCGCGATTTAATTACTAAAATGAATAGCGACGAACGGTATAAAAATAAAGACGCATTGAAACAAAAGCATTTGAACGTGTATACTAAAGTGTATGGGTATCGCAAACGTATCGATGAAATTCTCTCGATCATGCGAACGCAAACTAAGAACGACTCGGCGTTATTATATACCATCCGCGTGGACGAGGCCATTATCCAAGAACTGCGAATGATGCTGTCGTATTTGGCGATTATTCAACGAACGAATGATATTGTCGTGTTTGAAGAGAATCTTCCTGCGTCAACAGGAGATATCACTATCCCCCCCGTCGCCAACAACAACAACCCTGATTCCTCAGTTCCATTTGACACATCAAATGTGGGGATTTATAACATGTTAAAAAAAGACATGTTAAAAACAGCCGCAACACATGAAATTGAACTTTTTACAACTCACTATTATTATAGGAAAAACGAACAAATATTGAAAGCGAATAGTATAATGAATAACAACCGTATTTATATTATACCACTTGATGATGATACGTATAATACGAGTGACGAAAAGAGATACTTGTATGGTATTGCGTTTTATTTTAACGCGGCTTGGGATGGAATGCCTATTAAATAATAATAACAAAGTTATTTATTACACTACGTCATCTCGGTATCTTGGCACCAATATCCAAGAGCGAATGTATATCACGGGTTTCATTATATCGCAAGGAACGGTCACCTATTATTTCAATGGCGGCAAGCCGTAATTATTATATAGGAATAATATAGGTAGGAAACAGCATTACTATAGTATTATTATAAATATTCAAAGAATGAAATTACGGACCATTGGAATTTTAATACTTATGGCATGTATTGTTCTTATTACATCGGCTTTTGGAGCGTATCAGGATGGTATTGAAAAAGAGAAGGAACGGAATGGCGGCGGAGGAGGACATGTGAGTCAGAAGGCCGCCGCCACCACCGACAAGACACGCAACGATAAAGAATTGGTTGGTGCGGCGGGTGCCGGAACGTCGTATAAGCAAAGCAGTGCTCATTTAGATGTTACTGAAAAGGTGGATGGGCCTTATGTAAAGGAAGGACCAAACACATATCGCGGAAAAGCGGGCGGGTATGACCTGCGTGACACGTATAATAGCGACGACGACAGCGACGACGAGAGCGACGACAGCGACGACGACGACAACGGCAAGCCGCCGACCGAATTTCAACGAAAAATCAAGTATATCAAAACGATATTTAAAGAGATATTTAGTAAGTGGAAATCCCAAGAACCGATTATGGCACCAACCAGCATAGAAGAAGACCTTATGGCGGTAGAACTGGAGGGGTTCAACATCCGTGAGAAATTTAAGAGGGGAACACGTCAGGGTATGCGAAAGTTGAGAAATGCGTTCCGCGGACGAAGCAAATCATAAGAAATAATCTATTGTAATAGTAATCATAATGTCAAAGAATAAACGTAGTAGTCGCAGTAGAACTTCACGGAGAAAAGAACCGATGGCGAGTCAAGTCGCGGACGCCGCGAAACCTCCACAAGTCGGCGGTGCGCCCGGTTCCATCGCATCATCCCCGCTCGTCCCCCCCATCACCCTGAAATCATTTACGGATTTATTTTCTGGGAAAACGAACTTCTTCACACTACAATCGCCGGCGAATAATATCATGAACTCGAAGGTCTTAACCGCCGCACACAACTTCTTTCACAACCTGAATACGAGCACATTTTTCGCAGGTTTCGTGATGATTATCCTGAATATCGGGTCGAGGTATATCAATCTGGATTTGAACTCTTCGACGGAGTCATGGATTAAATACTTGATGAGCAAAGAGGTGCTCGTCTTTGCAGTGAGTTGGATGGGAACTCGTAGTATATATTACGCACTTGTTATCACTGCTTGCTTTACTATCATTGCCGACCATCTCATGAATATAGATAGCAAGTATTGCGTGATTCCGGCGAAGTTTAGGGACTTACATACGATGACGGAAGAGAAGCATGGACCCCAGAAAAATGTGAGCGATTTAGAAATCAGTAATGCACTTCATACACTCGAGAAAGCGAAGAAGGAGAAGGAGGAAACCGACCATTTAGAATTGGTGAAGTATCACCGGATGTTTAAGGATGATACTTTCGAATCGTCACAGCCGGCGAAGGTGGGCGGAGGGGGCGGGAAGTAACGTAGCCGTAGCCGTAGCCGTAGCGTAGCGTAGTTTGATGAGAAGAAAAATAGAATGAGTATATAGTTAGTATAGTCATTCTATAGTAGGGAAGAAAATATGCTCCCACCTCAGCCCCTGAACGATTCTGTTGATATAGCATCTCTATTTGACCAAGTAAAACATTATAAATATAGCCTCGGTACCCCACCACCACAGTTTGATGATGTGATAATTAACCGTGAGACACTTTCCAATATATCGAATAATATAACTTTAAATATTAGAATAGCAGCAGCAGCAGCAGCAGCAGCAGACGTTTCGACAAAACTTCGGGCTCTCGAGATATTAAACCGATATTTTATTCCCAACCTATTATTTACCGGTGATAACATTTCAGGGTGGCATACAAATGTTAATTATACACGACTTATGGTGTTAAAATACTATATGCCACAGTTATATGATTATTTGCTATTATTTATTAAAAACAAATTAATTAAACACTCGAATGAATCGGTTAACAAAAACTATACGGATGTTGGTCGTACTAATACCAGCCCTCCTGATCATAATCTGAGAAATTATTATAATACAGCGAAAGATATATTTAATAATATACTAGAAGACGATACTCAAGATAATTTTTCAAATAGATTTATTAAACAGCTAGAATCCCAAGAGAATAGCAAATCAGAGAGTATAAAAGTCAAAAAAAAAGAGAGAGACGCCGCTGTAGACATAAACGCAACTTATAAAAGTCTCATTACTTCGGGTGAAATAAAAGCCCTTTATTATGTTCTTACACCTTTAACAACGATATTTAATAAGAGAAACGGCGATGAAACATTAATGCATTTTTATGTTCAAAATTTCGGCGGCGATGGTGATTGTCTTTTTTTGACGTTACTTGCTATTTTAAAAGTACATCGTCGTGACAGGTTGTCTAGTATGCTTACTAAATATCAACAAAACCACACTAATGTATTCGACACTGCGTATTCGGGTAATGTACAATATATAAAAAATGACGCGCTTATCTTACGACACGTAATAGTAGATTATATATTAGATAACCTAGATAATCATGTGTATCCAGCACTTGAGGAGGAACACAGTAAGGATTCCTCTGCCGACTACGATAGAAATGGCGGTACATATGGATTTCGATTAACATTACCCACATCAACCAAAGCTGGTGATGTTGCACCTACTATTGGTGCTAGTCCAGATAAAAATACATTTTTATTTTTGAATGGCGTCGTAACAACCAATAGAGAAGGTAATATTCAAACAATTGAGAGAAGAGAAGATAAGAATTATGAAACTGAAATGAAAAACCCTGCTACATATGGGACCGAGGTAGAATTGGCGGCAGCCACACAATTATTTGATATCAATATACTAAATATCAATACACATGGTCACGAACAACAATTTGTTGTAAGGCTGAGCCATGATTTTGACGCTTATATTTTTCATGAAGGTGTAAATCATTATATGAATATATGGCCTAATACCACTGGAAATAATCGTGATATATGGGCTGTAGATTTTAATCTCGCACAAACTGCGATTTATCCAGAAAAACGAGAAACAGGGTCGAGATTATCTCGTCTACCACCAATACCAATAGGCCGGTTTCCTGGTGGTGTTGTCCAGGTGCGTGAAGGCGCTGGAAAATGGGATACAAGTGATACTGAAGATCAAAAAATTTTCGCACCAATTAAAGCGGCAATTGATGCCTTAATAGACTATGGTTATGACCATATTGGTTTCACATATTCAGCTAATCAAGACCAGACAGCTGAAATGTTTAAAAAATACCAGTTTAAACACGATGATACTACGTTAAACCGCACTGCCATTGATGCTAGTATAAAACCAAATAGTTTCGAGGAGCTAAAGGGTACTGGACAAGGCCGTATAATGAATACTATGAAAGCTGCATTGAGTGATGCAAAATACGATACAAAGTTTAGAATTATTCCATTCACTACGATGCGATATATACCGAGTAGTGTTGACCCATACGTACCGGATAAAAATAGTCTTGGCAACGTAAAGGATTGTATCAATTTTGCTAATTCATTCTTAAATTTACCAAAAAGTATCATTATTGGTTGGACTAGTCTAACAAATGCTAAATTAAGTGGAACCCCAGAGAAAGGCAAAAAATATTTTTCTATTGGAGGTGAAAAGGCCAAAAGTGCACGCCAAATAAACACTACTACGGATTATAATATAGAGGATGTAGTTCCAAAATTCTTGGAATGGGCGATAAGCAAATGGACCCTACAAACTCAAACTTTTGTGGATGAGTTAATAAATGGATCGAAATCTGTCCATGTTCCTGCTATTCCCCTCCCCCAGCCCGGATTAGATAAAGTGGATGGTGTTATCAAGCAAATAAATAAACGAATCACAGAAATATTCGCAGCGTTTACTGATCATAAGAAAAAAATCGCAATACTTGTAAATGGTGGTTCATTCAATCCAATTCACAATGGTCATTTGGAGATGTATACATTATCAAGAGACAAATTATTACAGGATACATCAGCATCATCATCATCATCACCACCACCACCAGCCGTATCACGCACAGCAGTAGTAGGATCGGCAGCAACACCAACAACAGCAGTAGCAAGCAAATATCTTGATGTATTAGTTATATACGTTGTTTCGACATACAAGGACCTTGTAACGAAAAATGAAAAAGACAAAACCAAAACAACATACGACAAAGATGGCGGCAAATACAGAATTGAACTTTGCCGCGAAGCGTTTGCGAGTATCGATGACATTCAACCTAACAGTATTAAATTAGCAATGGACGGAAAACATCTTTCTACGAATATGTTTGTTTGGCCGAATGAAAATAGTCATCCATATACCATTACGGAGTTGACCGACGCTTTTAAAGAAAATGAAAAGGTTACATTATATGGACTGGCTGGTTCGGATAAAGTAATCCCTGGATCTGGCCAACCAGCAATAAACGAAAAAGACAAATATTATTTTTTACATGGAATCGACGGTAATTCAATTATAGTTGGAAGGAGCAGCCAAGACCTAACGAATGTTTTTAATTTGGATACGTCGACGTTAGGTTCACCTCCATATAACCCCGAAACTGGTAAAATTTCGATAGAGAGTGATTCCGCCGTTTCATCTACGGCTATTCAGCCGCAAATTATTCAGTTGTGTGATTATTTAAAATCGATAGTTGCCAAAAAAGAATTCAAAAAAAGTATTATTGACGAACACTGTACTGTGACGAATATGGATACATCAGGTTGTATTCCGCTTACTCTACAGACCAGACATATTGATAATATTCGAAATATCGTTCGGTCAATTTCAGTTCCTCATAGCATTCTCTTTAAATTAGTTACGTATGGTGAGGACCCAACCCCAACAATTACGAAGAATGACCCCAATAAGGCTTGGTGTGGTTACAAAGAGTTCCGGAGGTATTTATTTCGAAAAAAATTAGATGATTTATATCAGGGTTCAGGGGCGACCGCAGTTGATGATGCAGCACTGAATGAATTTAAAACCGGATTAAAGGAATATCAAACTTCACGTCAGGTAACAGATATTAATGATATTAATGCTACACCAAGCACACGCACTAATGCGGGGAAAATCGAGTTTTTACAAATGACGTCGGGTCATGCGTTATTTATTCAAGGGACTACTAATAGTGAAAAGACAAGTGTATTGAATTTTGCGAATGCGGATATTGTCGGTGGAGGTGTATGGTATGGTTCATGGGTTCAAGAAGAAACTCTTTGTATGATGTCGCCCTTATTATATCTAACGTTGACGTATACTGCTGATACAGTTATTAATAATAAAGATTCACCTACCCCACGACAACAATATTCAAATTGGGGTCACGAAAACTGGGATAAGAAATTCTTTTATACACGCTCTGATAAACCAGTAAGATTTGATACTACTGACGAATTTGTGTTTGATACCTCGGCGTCGGCGTCAGCGTCAGCGCCAGCGTCAGGATTGAAACCAATAGTACCATTTAATGGTCATGTTATTACTGCGGCAGCTTATGATTGGAGAGATAATTCCAACCCTTCACAATACGCTGAAAATGGTGATTTCAACAACTCTATGATTCGTATGATTCAAAATATTGCGTATGTTGCCGCAGAATTCCAACATTGCGATGTCCTAGTTTTGGGAGCATGGGGGTGTGGAGCATTTGCGCCGAGAGCATCCCAGATACCAGTCACGGGATATATTGAACATGTTGCGCGGTTATTTTGTCGTGCACTTTATACTGCTCTTCCTAAATCAACAGCAACAATAGCAACAGGAATCCTATTATCATCCGCAGAATCCTCCTCAGCACCAGCTACGTCAAATAGATACAAAGATTTATTTAAAAAAGTTATTTTTCCTATTCCGGATTGTAATACATACAACAGATTTAAAGGGGCATTTGATGCGGAAGAAAGGTTTATAATAGATAACATGGGTGGAATATTTGATCAAGATAAAGCGGATCAACTGCTTGCCGCTGCTGCCACTGCTGCTGCCACAGCCGCTCTCGCTCCTGGTCATTCTTCTGGTGCACCATCATCATCAAGCACCCCTCCGCCACCCTATATAACACTCACGAATATTGAATCAAGTATCGACACAAGCATAGACAATTTCGTCGAACAACTTTCGCAACGCAATCCGTTGAAAGAAATATCAGTGAATGAGTCCGGAGGAAAGCCATCGGCAGCCGCATCGGCAGCCTCAAAATTCACACGTGTTGATGGCGATTTTCCAAAAACGACGGTGCCTTTATGCGAGCAAATGATCTATCATCGCGCAGGTTCCATGAATTTGAACCCACTTTCGATTTTCATCCCCACCGGATATAAAATCAATTTTCAAGAAATCAACGAATATTTCAAAGAGATGGCGAGACGAAACGATCCCGAAACGCAAGAACTCGTGAATTTGGTAATTGCCGCATATGGAAATAACAACAACAGTCTCTTTTACAAGCATACACTTCCGGGGAAAGTCACGGCGGGGGCGGGGGCGGGGGCGGGGGCGAGACCTGTAATGGTTGGTGGAACGCCGCCGTCGACGGCGACGATGACGATGACGATGACGATGACGAAAGGTGTATTTGATTTGGATCCAAAAACTGCCGAGTTTATCCAGTCTAAAATCGATAAGTGGCACCGGAGTTATATTGATTGGTGTTTTTACCGAAACGCTACCCGTTTTTTCGTTGAAAATCAACAATTACCAAAGGATGAACTGGTGACATTGAAGATGGAGTTCGATGAAGTATATGATGCGAGTGGCGGAAAAGGATTGATGAAAATGGTGGATGTTATTAATGAAGATTATACCGATATTAAAGAACATTACGAAACCAACGTCACAAATGACAGAAAAATTCAAGAAAATTCAACTGGCTTCCAAACCTTCATTTACTTATTCGATATTTTATACGCTGAAATTCAAAAATACAAGAACGAGCCATTAGATTATGTCACCGAGCGAAAAAGGTATTTTCCGTCATATTCATTCGATGCGAATAGTCGCTCGTTTCTATTACAAGTCTTTGACAAGTTTCGTTCCATTTTTCTTCAATTGAAGTTACTCGATGCCGCACATGCTGCCGGAAAATTTATCGATATCGTTCCATACTTATCCCAACTTGAAACATTACAATCCATTGCTGACGAATTTATGCGACTAAAACAAAGCATCGAAACGAATCCTGCGTTGAAAACTGCCGCCGAAATATTCGAGAAATATATGCTCACGTCTAACGGGTTTGTTGATGTCAATCGTCAAACGAAACATATACCCAGTTATAAAATCATTCAGTATGTGTTTCAGACGATAGGTTATTATAACAACGAGCCACGGGCTACGCCGCCGCCTACGAATGGGTTATTTGAGGAGTATGTCAAAAAATTATACACGGGAACGCCAGCATCGCCGCTGATAGACCCGAAAGCGATATTCGTTAAACCGATTGACGACGATTTTATAAAGAAATTGTATGAAGCGGCGCATATACCATCACATCCGTATAATGCTAAAATGACTGAATTGACAACGTTGATTGAGGAACATGCTACCCTTATTATATTGTTGAATCGCCGAAATGGATTGAATGACAATGAAGATGACGATATGGAGGAGGAACACACGGCCAGTAATGCTGGTGGTATAACAAGTTCATTATTAGAAACCAGGTCTAAGAAACCAAGATCCTCCCCCCAATTCGTTCTTCCCTTCACGGGGGAACAACCCAAAGATAGACAAAAAAGGGAGTTAACAATAGATATCAAAGCCTTAAATATAAAACTACAGGCATATAATGAACCTCCTAATGTGAGAGAACCATATCAAAAGAAGGGGGTATTGAAATATATGATTAACCAAGTCGAAGCAAAAATAAAATTATTGAAAGGCCAATATTTCGTGTCGTCATTATTGTTTTATAATCATCACTTTATTACGCAGACGACGACGACGCCACCGGTTCTCGCCCCTAACGATCTCACAATGGCCGCCGCCAATTTCTTCCAAAAATTCTACACCGAATCAAAATTGGAGACACCCGAACTAGATTCATTCCCACAGAAAAATGAGGTGCCTTCTTTTTCATTCGGCATAGATTTGATTTTTTGGGTTCTTTTTCGTATTTCAAAATACTATTTTGCGTCTTTTCATACGACTTTTATAGAGAAAATGAAAGAACAAATCGGCCCGCAAAATGTTGAATTACGGGCATTACGCGAGAATGTCCAATACAAGGAAAGCAAACTCAATCATGTATGTGAAATAGTAGCAAAATTACTTGGTATTTCGGTTGTGCGTATTATACCCGACCGGTCTAGTTATTTGATTAAAGACGCCGATAATCGTTTTAGGGGGTTTGTAGATGTAGATGTGAGCGCGGGTTATTCCAAAAAATGGAAAGAGAATATTGACGGTTCCGGGAAATACCCCGACAAAATCAAATATGTCACCGACAAAATGACGAAAGGGTTGGATAAAGCACTCGGGTTTATCGACCCCCCCGCCACCCCCCCTGCTAAATCCGGCGTGTCGGCCAAAGATGAAAACGATAAAAAAATGAAGGCAGCGCTTGTCGAATTGCTACAACATAATACAGTTCAGGTGTTTCATATGTTATTTGCGAAACCTCGCGATATTTGGTATTCCCCTGATATGCGAACTGGCACTTTAACGAGTGTGTCAAAATGGGCATTTTTTCGTTTAGAAAAACCGGAAATTATCGCCAAAAGTGTGTTCAATGAACTTAAAAAAACATGGGACAAGGGCGGCTTGCCGGCGTCGCTGTCACCAGTGGGTCGCCTCAAGTATATATTGGATAAAACGACTCCGCTGCCCCAGTCGCCGAACATCCAGCCGATAGACATATTCGAAATAAGCATAAAAGGCTACATAACCTCTTCTAACAAACTGTGCGTTTTTCTGGTAGCGTCCCAGCCGTCGCCACAAATGTTGGCGTATGATAAAGACTCGGCGAATGAACCCCGATTCCAAAATCCGTCATTCAGTCTAGGCGGTATTGAACCATCTATAAACGACGACCATGCGGTGGGTTCGAAACTGATGCAAAAACTAAAAGAGGCGATAAGACCCGACCCCGAAAAGTGTAATAACGTGCGCGGGTTGTTTCAGGAACAGGCTACAGAATTGTCTTCGATAACAAAGGATTTATTGAAAGCAGCGGGGGTTGATTTCTCGATTAAATTCGCGAGATTGAGGAATCAGCTGCAAGCGGCATCTAAGACCACGACGCGTGTGAGCGGCGACGAAGATGCTGAACTAATTGAAGCTGCAAATGCGGCTGCTGCAAAAACTCTCACCGACAAGGAAGCTGATATTACTACGGATGAGACATCATCGCATATGGTTACTGCGAGTTCGAAACATCTTACAGATGTTGTAGCACATCATGATACAACTGTTTCACGTTCGCCTGTCTCAGCTGCCGCAGCGCCCCTCCCAGCGGCTGGCCCTCCTGAGGGAGCCCCTCCTCCAGGTTATGGAGCACCTCCTCAGGGAGCACCTCCTCCAGGATACGGAGCACCTCCTCAGGGAGCCCCTCCTCCAGGTTATGGAGCACCTCCTCAGGGAGCACCTCCTCCAGGATACGGAGCACCTCCTCAGGGAGCCCCTCCTCCAGGATACGGAGCACCTCCTCAGGGAGCCCCTCCTCCAGGATACGGAGCACCTCCTCAGGGAGCCCCTCCTCCAGGATACGGAGCACCTCCTCCAGGATACGGAGCCCCTCCTCCAGGATATGGAGCACCTCCTCCAGGATATGGAGCACCTCCTCCAGGATATGGAGCCCCTCCTCCAGGTTATGCAGCTCCTGCACCTGTTCAGCCTGCTCCTGCTCCTGTTCAGCCTGCTCCTGCTCCTGTTCAGCCTGCTCCTGCTCCTGTTCAGCCTCGTCCTGCTCCTGTTCAGCCTGCTCCTGCTCCTGTTCAGCCTGCTCCTGCTCCTGTTCAGCCTGCTCCTGCTCCTGTTCAGCCTGCTCCTGCTCCTGTTCAGCCTGCTCCTGCTCCTGCTCTAGGCCATGCCGCCTCTCCTCAGAGGGGTCCCTCCCGTTTCTCGCTCTCAGCGAACCCGTCCAGAGCAGCATACGCAACAGTCAGCAACATCGTTCCCGCTGGTCAAGGCACCTCCCCAGCAATAACTGATATGTTAGCAGTCCCTCCTTCTCGGGTTCATTTAGTCTCCCCTGCCGCCGCTCCCATCGCCTCCTCCTCCGCCACCACTGCCGATTCATCATCGCACATATCGTCGTCACACCCTCAATCGACCGGTGCGCAACAACAAGAAACGGCTCTAAAAAATCTTTTAAACGATACACGACAAAAATTATTGTCTCTTTTAACTCCTATATGTAATATTCTACACATACAGTGGCCTCCAGTCTCTAATCCACTACCTACGATTATGCTACTTCAAAGTGGCGGCATCATACGTGGTCACAAGTTCCTAATAGAAGATACTAAGCTTATTGCTGTTTTTGACAAGATTAATGAATATATGGCTACGGCAAGGAAAGATTTTAGAGAATCCATGTTCAAAAATGCAAAACTAAATAGGGAATTATCAAGCATTCGCGACTTGCCATCATCCTGCGGTGAATCTGTAGAATTATACCAAACACAAATCAAAGAGTTAACTAGATTCATCGACACCATATCCAAGATGGATACGGATACGTTTACCGCGACGGAGCAATTAATAAGAGGGTTTATAGATACTACTGGCGTGCGCCGTCTAATTACCGTTAATCCAGCCACCACCAACATTGAGGATGTTTCTTCCATTTTGAACAAAGTTGTCGATAAATTAAAGGAAATATATCCGCGTTTGAACATGATTCAGGCACAAATAAACCAATTTCGCGAGATGGTAAGTAAACTTGAAACTATATTAAAGCGAATATTAGATTGTGTAAGTCGAGCGCTCGATGAAAAAATGAGTCAAATCAGTCATGCCCTACAACAATCGAAACACGACCAGGCAACGATAAAGAAGAATCTCGATGCAATTAAACAGTTAATACCCCGACTTTACGGCTGACAATGATATAGCAATAACAAACACCGCGGTTTAGATAGATGACTTCAACAATGAAAATCGTTGTAATTACTTATATTTATATCATTGATAAATATAAGTCAAATAGTTAAACATGAGTCGAGCACAAGCGGCGGCGGCAGAAGTCACTGATAATGAAAACATAATCCGTGCTGCCCATCTAAACCGTTTATATTTAAGGAATGATACTATTATTCAAAAAACGTCCAAAGAATTTGAAGAGTTAGTGAGATCGAATAGCAGCGGGAGTTCTTCAAGTAATTTGCATGACTTAATACTGCTCAATATACATAAACTGAAATATTCTACCGATTTATTAAATAAAATCAATGCGACATCAACAACCATAGCGAATCACCTTAATGCATGTCAGCAGTTACGAGTAAAACTGTTAGACCGAGAAACCCCATCATTAGCTATGTCCAATCCGCGGGTAGTAAATATAAACCGAAACGGTCCTGCTGGTAATACTGCTCTTAATGTTGGAGAGTTATACCGTCAGCCGGGGTCGAGTGTTCAGGCGCAGAGTGGTGTGGCGAGGAATACAGGATGGGTAGGTGGTTCAAAAACCACCCAAGTTGGCGGACGGGATGCGTATCCTTTACCGATTAGGTCTAAATTATATGTCGATGCTGTTACCCAGGTAAACCCGCTTACACCAGTAAATAATCCTGAATTTTATAAAAATCTCGAAAAAGCCATCCTTGATAAAACAATACAACCAGAACCGGTAACTATTAGTAGTAGTGGTTCATATCATCCTACATCACAGAAGCCGACCCATAAGACCGTAAAGGGCCGTGCCGGTGATAAAGGCGGCAACAAGGTCACGACGCGTAAGCATCATCATCGTCATCCCACAATCCATAATGTGGGTCATACAGTAAAGGTCGCGCATAAACCAACAGATGTAAATACTATAAAAACAAGACGCAACCATCACGCGGTCAAAACATAATAACGAGTCTACGAGGCGTGTGTGATAATTTTGAGTGATAATATTCTTCGATGATTTTCGCATAATCAATCTGGTAAGGTCGTCGTCGTCGGCAATCGCCGTCGTCGTCGTCGTCGTCGTCGAATCCCTCAGTTCCACTCTCATCATCATCGTCATTATCATTAGCATTCTCGGCGTCTCGGTCATCGCCCGACTTTATAACATTCAGTACCATCTCTTCGTGACTATTCCACAAATCGATGATACATGATACATCGCGTAATATGTCATACGACGTCGGCGTCGGTGTCATCGGCGTATAATAACATTCATCTACTCGTGGAAAAAACAGCGGCGTTCCCGCGCTTGGTTGATGTTTGATAAAATGGTGTGTCGATAAAGATACATAAGCCGCGGCGGTGGCGGCGGCGGCGATATCACGCACAACCTGTATAACCACGTTCTGTTTCGCGAGGTTATCGCGGATGATATCTGCGAGATATGCGGATGCGAATGCGGACGTGTTGGTATCGCCGAAAACAACCACGACCTTCGATGTCGCCGACGGAAGTGGAGTCGTAGTTCGCCATACATCTTTCGACCATTCGCGTTCGGGTCGGTCGTGTGTATCATTACGCGAGAGAATCGCGGGGAATATATAAGGCGTCATGCCATGTCTGGTCATTTGACAATAGAGACTATGCGTATCTTTAGGAAAACATGTTCCACCGAACCCACGTCGGCCATCCGGACCCGGAACCTGATAATGGCTTGTTCCCATGCGTGCGTCTTTTTTGGCGAGTTCGACGACCGTGTTATAATCCACATTCGCCGCACGGGCAAAGTCGTAGAATTCGTTCATAAGCCCGACTTTCGCGGAGAGGAAACAATTCTTCATGAGTTTCAGCATTTCTGCTTCATTCGTATCACAGAATACAACGGCGGGCGAATCAATCGACCCGTTTTTATGGCTACGTTTGATAAGCTTGCTGATTCGACTTTTGAACTCCTCTCGCTGAATATTGGTAATCGCCGCCGCCGCCAACGATATCACACTTCCGCTATCGCTATCGCTATTTCCCGCGGTTATAGTCGCGGACGACCCTGTCGGGATACCTACAATCCATTCTTTTGTGCTGCGAAAATCATTCTCCCACCGTGCCTCTGTCAGGAATTCAGGCATAAAATAACATCCGTGTTTGGCGGAAAATCCTACAGGGACAGTGCTGCGAACGATTTTGAACGGGTTCGAACATCTAGCTAGCGTATCTTCAAGAATCTTGGTATAACACGTCCCGTCGTGATTGAGTGGAGTAGGAAGACAGAAAAAAAGGAGGTCGCATTCGCTGTCGAGGTCTTCCAGCGTGATACCTGGTGGATAGCATGCTTCTGGGCGGATATCATAAATATAGATTGCTATTGGTTTGAAAAATATACGTTTGAAAAATAGCGGTCGTTCGCGCTGGGTGGCGGTGGCACGTTCGTTTTGGTTATTCATCATTATGGATTTGGGTTTTGCGGGTGTTGCTGCCGTATCTGGAAGAACTTCATATCTCTCGACGTCGTCGTTTTCATCGAAATAATTCTTCACAAAAATACGGGTTGCTCGCCCGACGAAACCGTTACCAATAATTCCAATTTTCATAGTATAATCAATATTATAGCGACCATTTTAATATTGATTCGTGTTATTTTTTGTTGAATATTCCAATGAATTAGTCGGCTTCATCTAGGTCGATATTGAACATATCTACGACGATATCCGTCATATGCTGCATGTAACTCATCTTGCTTCCAAGCCGCGTTCCAATCGAATCCATGATTGCGACTGTAATAAAGAGGCGGTATAGCGACCGTTTAAACATGAGCCCGTAGTTGTTCAAGATGTAATTGATTTCGTATATTTCGGATACGCCGAAGAATTTGATTTCGGGTGTTGTATATCGAATAATCACTTCGGTCAATTCATTGCGAAGTGTATTGTATTTAATGCTATCCTTCGAGGGAACGACTGTATGAACTTCATTCTCTGGGTTGGCACTTTCGGATAGTTCGCAACTCATGATGATATCGACGATTTTATTATATTTTCGCTGATACATGAATTTCATCGCTCGAAATAATAGTTCTTGGTCATCGCGGGACAGATGGCCGATAATGCCGAAGTCGAGAATGCCGATTTTATACTTCCCGAGCGGCGTCTTAATAAACAAAATGTTTCCCGGATGAAGGTCTCCGTGATAAAAAGACGTACAGAATGCCGCCTTCGCATTAAACGCCGCTAAGACTTTCCCGAATTCGTCGTTATCTTCGGGGTCGATTTCGGTGATTTTCATTCCGTCGATATATTCCATCACGATGATGTCTGGGTTGATTTTTTCAGTATAATCAGCATACGGTTTCGGGATTTTGACATAGTCGTAGTCGCTCCAACTTTTATAATACAGCGTAATATTCGCGAGTTCTTTCCGGAAACACACTTGGTCATTCAAACAGACGATATTTTGAAGGATGAGGTTTTCGACATTCAGGGTTCGTAAATAAGGGAAGTATCTTGTGAATTTCGCAAATACAACCAAATTGTTCATAGACGCGTTGAATGTTTTGCTGATGTTTTTGCGGAGATATTTAACAACGACGGGAATCGGCGTATCGTCGCTACCGCCGTGCGTCGTAATAACGCCCTTGAATATCAGCGACATGAGCCCCGATTTAATAGGCTTATAATCATGTAATATTCGCAAGCGCGAATCGGGGTCGCATTCACACGACCTGTCCTCGAGTTCTTTAAGTTCATTTATGTCGTATTCGTCCTCGGTGTATTTTACATTATCGGTGTATTCGCTGAAAAACTGATTGAGTTCTGGCGATACAATATTGCGGTTGGTGGCGAATGCTTGGAAAATCTTGACATACATCATATTTTTCGCGGCAAGGCGTTTGCTTACGTCGATGATAGCGTTATTTCGCGATTTCCATCCTATCTTATATTTCACATACTCCGCGGCACAGATATGAAGCGATGAGGCTGAAAACCATAATGCGCGGAAAAAATCACGGCACGACATCTTATGATAGTATTCTTTCGTTCTCGTGATGTAATCATCATATTCTGCTTGTTCGCGTGTATTATTTGTGCATTGTTGTTGTTGTTGTGAATCCGGCGACACCGAAGTCGTAGTGTCGTTGCTGAGTTCCATATATTCGTTTATCAAATCATCCATGCTGACGGGTATATGATATATATATGGCTGTAATTCTAATACATATTATCATATGGATATAATATGTATTGCGTTTTTACGCCTGAAACGTGGTATATTATTGCCGAAGGCTTTCAATTGCGACCTTTAACCGGAAATACATCTTCTTGATAAGAATGCCGATTGCGTTCTCCATCGCAACTGTGAGTTCGGTTTCTTGGTCGGGTTTCAGTTTAAACATATGAAGGACTTGAATATTCGAGCCGGCAGCGGCGGCGGCAGTGCCGGACTCCTGATAAATGTATTTTTGAATATAAAGCGGATATTCTAAAAGCTTGTATTTTTGTTGGACGAGTTCCGCATGATTGTCAAACGGAATACTCTTGCTTGTAAATATGATTTCGGTATTTCCATTACCCGCAAATCTTTTGGCGATTTTTGTGCTGACGAACATGTATGTTTTTAAACCGCCTAAATCGCCGCCTATATCTCGAAATTTATACAGAATGTTATGCTCGCTTGGATCTGTTGGGTGTGGTTGAACTTCGACGGTATCGATAATGTCTTTATTCACCTCATAAAGAAGATTATGAATGTTGATATTTATCAATGATAGAATATTGAAATTTGGATTGCTATAGTTGTATTCGAGCGTAAAGAGTTTCATTTCGGGGTTTTTGCCTAGTCTCATGTCATTTTGGGTGCATATTGACCTAAACTGGGGTGTAGACGACATCGTGTGACTATTCATTATTATCATGAAATATTTATATTGATTTGACGGTCACACGCCGACACAGTCTTATAAGTCCATGCTTACCGTATTTCTCTCGGAACGCTGGCGACGCTTTGATTTATGCGGTGCCGCATCTTGTGGAATATCGCCTAAACTCGATACGTTGATTACATTCGCGTCGAGAGAAATGTCATCCCCGCCACCGCCCGTCATCCCTGATAGAATATTATGGAGTGTAACATTTCCGCCGGATTCATTTGATTGTTGCTGCTGGTTCGATAACGACGATGATGACGACGCCTGAATATTAATCGTCTTGGTCTTAAGACGTGACATCATATCGCCAACATCGGTAGATGGGCCACGCATTTCAGGTCGTCTTGATTTTTGGTCCGCGGACGATGATGAAGCATATTGCTGCTGCTGTTGCTGCTGCTGCTGCATCATCGGCATCGGCATTGGCATTGCGGTTGCTCCGGGGCGAACTGGTGGAGGAGGAGCAAGCGGCCCCTTGGTTGCGATAGGAGGAGGAGGGGGGCGATGTTGTGCGTATTGAGGAGGTTCGTTGTTACGGCCGCCGCCACCGCCGCTACCACCGATGATATCATTCATGAAATTTCCAAATCCCGAACCACGGCCGCCGCCGCCGCCGCTGCCACCGCCGCCGCCGCCGCTACCGCCTAGATTACCAGACATCGATGATACCGCCGCCTGTGTAAATTGCTGCATCAACTCAGGGTTCTGGCGCATAATATCGTCCATTCCAGGCAGAGCAGATTTAAACATTGTGTTTGTCATGTGAAGCATTATCGCGCTTCCGCCCAATTGGAATAACAATTTCAATTCAGGCGACATCTTGGCCTTCGATTTGTATTTCTCATGAAGCTCTCCAAATATTTCATCGTATTCGGTGAGATTCTCATTCACTTGCTCCGACCATCCATCCAATTTTAAGTCAAACGGGTCAAACTTATTATTCAAAAACTCTAAACCGGTAATACATGCGAGAAGCATCTTGCCTTGAAATTTCATACTATTATGGCGCTCACGTTCCTCAATTTGCGTATCATATTCGCCCTTCATTTCTTGATATGATGAGTCCATTGAATATCGTTTTGTAAGTTGAACCCCTTTCTGTTCTAATTCCTCCAATTTGCGAAGAAGTTTGAACTTTTCTTTCAACATTTCCTCCTTAGATAATTGAGGGGTTGGGTCGACATTTGCATCAGGGTCGAGTGGGATATCATTGAATTTACCATAACCGTCCCAAGTGCGATTGTCAACATCAGTTTGCGAGGTTGATTGTCCTAAATGAATACCGCCGCCGCCGCCGTTGCCGTTACCGTTGTCTGCTGCGTCTAAATTAAACATCCCGCTTAAAAATCCGCCGCCACCGCCACTTCCACCGACACCGCCGTTGCCACCGCCGTTGTCATTATCGCCGCCCCGTTTGACGTTACTTAAATCGTTCAATTCGTTTTCAAGTGCGGACAACTCGCTTAAGTCGATATCGCTGCTGCCACCGCCGCCACCGCCTTTACGGTCACTATCCTTAAACTTATTATTCATAAGAAGTTCAATGCCTCCTCCAAAATTCGAACCGCCAGACGAGGACGACGACTTATTACCACTACCGAATGTAAATGTCGGCATCGTATCCAAAGCACCTAAATCAATTTCTTCTGCCATCGTATGGAATATATTAGATTGTAATCTTTATACTAAAATAGCCGTCGATTGTATGAATATTCGAAATACAATATTATTTCATTCACACCGCACATAGCAAATGAACACGCCATAATCCTTGTAAGAAACAATCTGCGAGGTCGTCCTTCTTTTTATGATTTTCAAACACGGCCATCCATTTTGCATAATCTGTATTGTGTTTTCGAGAGATTTCGCCGAGAGAGCGACAAACTGCGATACCAGACCTTTTACGGTCGGCGTATGTCGATACATCTACGCTTAAGTCTTCGTCGGCGTCGGCGTCGGCGTCGGCGTCGGCGTCGTGATGTGTCGAATCCGCGAAAAGTTTTAATTTACATGAAGCAGATATGAACTCGATTTGCGGAATATTCTTCATAATAAAATACTGCGTAATCATCCCCTGAAGCGTTTTCATGCGAGACGCGAGAGTGCTTATTTGATTTTCAATAATCATCATATCGATTGCTGACGTATTCTGGCTAGGCGACGAATATAGAATTACATCGAGATGTTTCATTAAATTGCGACCATATGTAATTAAGTCCAAATCATGTGCGTAGGTATAGTTCTTGTTTTTAGGCTTTGCCGTAGTGGTGGATACACCTGTGGTGTTATAGGCCGTGTATTTATTTTCGTCGAATGGTTCCATATAATCTCTCGAAAGTATTGACGATATTTCTTTGATAAGGTCGGCCTTCCGGAGTTTAATGTTCTGCGTAGGCGTCGTATCGGCCAGCGCCGGCGTCGTCGAGAGATTTGCCTTAATATCCATTAATTCATCCAGCTTCTTTTTGCCAATGAGTTCGGGTTTTCGTTTCAGCGGCAGAATCTCTCGGGATGGAATATTATATTTGGATTTATCGGCACATTTGGCACAATAGAGCACTGCGGCCGACCCTGAAGATGGTGGTGGTGGTGGTGGTAAATACATCCACTTCGCCAGTTTAGTGTCGTTGATACACGTTCGTTTCGGTAGTGGTGTGGCCAGTTCAGTTGTTAGTGCCTTATTTTCAGTTGATACAGGCTCAAAGCGTAAATCGATTACATCCCATCTCTCGATTTTAATATGATGAATTATATTGATAGCCGCTGCCGCCGCTGCCCCCGACGCGACGAGAGAATCTGGTATATGAAATAAACAATATGCTAAATTCTTCATACCTACATCAAAACTAATAATTCGCATCTCTCGTTGTTTGTAATGATGATATAACAATCATTACAAATAAAGGTTTATATACATTGCGGTCTAGCGATACGATACTCATGATTACCGCTGCGGCTGCTGTGGCTGCTGTTGCTGCTGCCTCTGGAAAGCAAGCACTTGTTCTTGTGTGATTTCAGGAGCAACCATCCGCGATTGAAGTGCTTCTCTCGAGAGATAGATATCCTTCAGGTCGCTCTGGACATACCCGAATGGTTCTCTCGTATCCATCACCGACGAATACATGAATGGAACATTTCGTTGCTCTTGTTCGTATGAATTAACATCAAACTCCCCATGGTTCGATATATTCACGGCATCAATACGATTGATGGTCATAATCTGTTCGGCATTTGTTGTCAAATATCGTCGATACTCCCAGTTTGATTTTATATTTTCAGCACGGCGAATTGACTCATTCACGGCATTGGCTGGCTGCCAGCCCGAAAAATTGCGTCCATCGGTCATAAGTGGTGGAAAATCAAAATAGACATTATGACTCGAACTATAATTCTTGACCCAATGTGGTTGCGAAAGCGACATTATTATGTATAATATGAGAATAAAATTCTACGTTATTGTATTTGTTGTAAGGCGGCGATTAGTTCTGCTTTTTTCAGTTTTTGGATTTCGGCGTGTTTGTCAGGGTGATTCTTATATTTCTCTTTAAGCATTTGTTTAAGGTCTGGCACAGACATGCTTGATAATGACGAAGACGACGACGCCGACGACGATGATGATGAAGACGAACCGAATATTTGCGTATTATTTCCCGTCGTCGAATCGGTGGCCACCTGAATCTCTAATTCGTCGACTGGTTCTTGTGCGGGGTTGTATGACAGGGATTCTTCTATCATTGTGGCTAGTTCTGGTTCTGGTTCTTCGCTTATTCCTAAATCAACGGTGACCACCTTTATTTCTGGCGGGGTTATAATTTCAGTGATCAGCGGCACAATAGCATCTTCGCTGTTATTATTCGTAACAGTGACTGGTTCGACGTCATTCGCCGTCTCATGAACTTTCTCAACCTCACTAATAGTTATTTCGTCGTCGTCGTCGTCGTCGTCGTCGTCGTCGTCGTCGTCGTCACTGTTTCTCTCGCCGTCGTCGTCGTTGTCGTCGTTGTCGTCGTCGCTGCTGCTGCTGCTGCTCTCATCGGTCGTATCCTCGCTGTCAGATGAAATTTCTATAAGGGTGTTATTACGTTTATTCTGGAAAAAAGCGGTATCTAAATGAATCATGTGTGGTTCATTATAAGCGGCTGGTCGGTCATTATTTGCGTATTCAAGTATAATACTTCCGTTGGTTTGAATCGGCGCGCCGCCATTGGCCGATGATGAGATTTGATATAAACGGTGAATGTCCGTAGATGATTCCTCTATAAATTGTTGTAAAATCATCGCTTGTTCTTTATGGGATTGCTCTAAAATGGTTAAACGAACCTTCGTGTATTGAAATGCCGCATATACCAGAAGTGAGCAAACGGCTAAACTAACAATTATCGTTAAAAAACTCAACTCGCCCATTCTCTCGTAAATTGCGATTTATAATATACTAATCGGCGATGTTATATTTGAAATTTGAACGGAATATCCATTCGATTCCAAAGGTCCGGGCTTGGACGGACCAACGATCGGCGTTCAACCACTTTTCAGCCAAAAATATTCCGTTCGAAAACGGTGAATTCCATTCCATTTCAAAAGTCCGGGACTGGGAATGGCAAAATACCGACGTTCGACCACTTTTCAGCCAAAAATATTCCGTTTGAAAATAGAAAATATCCAGACGAGATATCGTCATACTTTAGTATACATCGTAATAATACCCCACCCGCGTAAAATGTTGCTTAAATGGCAACGGATGGCAACATGCCCAAGAATGTCCTTTTTCGCATTTTGCGTAGAACTTTTGAAACACGATTTTTGCGTGTTTTGTGACTGACCAGTCACAACTTTTTTCGACCAATCAAAATATTTGTGACGATAATTTTTTCGCATTTTCGACCTACCCCTCCGCGGCCGTCCGCCGGAGGCGTTTTTCTCCTCCATGTGTATAAGTAGCCATTTTAGGCAACGTTTTACGCAAGACTGAAATTCGCATTATGTATTACTGCGATACATGTGACATCAAAACCAATAACAAATTTGATTTTAATCGGCATCTTCTATCGCCAAAGCATCAACGGTTGTGTTCCGCCAACGTCAAATGTAAAAATTACATCCACAGTCTTGTTTCGGGGGGAGGTTCGGCCGCAGAAAGCGGCCTCCAAAACCCGCCGCCCCCCATCAATGAAATCGTCCAAATCAACCTCCATGAAGAGGACGACGAAAAAAACGTGATATACGACCCCGATTCGGCGGACGGCGGCGGCGGTCACGTGACCTCGGCATATGAATGTAAGTATTGTAAACGTCCTTATATCAATCGAACTGGATTATGGCGGCATAACAAAAAATACGGCGCGGCGTGTATCATGAATGTGGTCGATGCTTCGAAACTCGAGAGCACAGCGGAACTTAAGAATGTAATTACGACGATGATGCTGATGAATCACGAATTCAAGACACAGATATTGGATATGTATAAAACGGGTATGTCGGCGATGACGGCCCCAACAACTATTACAAACAATAATAATAACAATAATAACCTGACGAACTGTTATAATCAAACGTTCAGTATGCATTTTTTCTTACACGAGAAATGTAAGGATGCGATGAATATGAAGGATTTTGTGAATTCGATTCAATTGGATACCGACGACCTTGAAAATGTGGGGAAACTTGGGTATGTCGAAGGAATGTCGAATATTCTTATTACCAACCTGAATAAAACTGAAATACACAAACGCCCCGTTCATTGTAGTGATATTAAACGAGAGACATTGTATGTCAAAGAGGCTGACAAGTGGGAATGTGATGGGCCAGACCATGCCAAAATGACGAATGCCGTGCTTGCTGTGGAGCATAAAAATGTCAGTTTAATGTGTCAGTGGGCTGCTCTCCACCCACAATGTATGAAAAGCCACACGAAGGATAACGACAATTATTTTAGGCTGTCGAAGATAATAACCGATGGTGCGCAAGACGGTAATATATCGAAAGTGATACGACGGGTTGCGAAGAATGTGTTTATAGACAAGAATCCGTAGAATGAAATGAATGAAATGAATGAAATGAATGAAAATGAATGAATAAAATTGAAATATAATAAAAACGCGTAATCCTATCATAAAGAGTTACGTGTTTATTAGTGCTAACAAATGACCGAACAACAACATACCGCCACCGCCACTGATGTCGCGGCAACAATGATAAATATGCTCAACTACTTGGACGTTTCGTTATATCAAAGCCAACTTACACTACACCATCAACAATCATTGGCGCGTTTGAATGAAATATACGCCACGGTTTCCAAGACACCGAATACGACGCCGTCGAATGAAATTGTTAGGGAATTTTATAATACGCTGGTTTCGCTGCGGAGTGTTACTGAAACAGAAGACGCGAATTATGACGCTTATATGCGAACATTGCGGTATATAGCCACAAGACCCACTGGCCCGGCTGTCGCTGCCCCGGCCGTCGCACTACCGCCGGTCACCCATTATACCCCCCCAACGCCCGCGTCATGATACGACGACGACGACGACGACGACGACGACGACGACGACGACGACGACGACGACGACGAATTAGAGTGATGCATAGAGAATAGAGTGAATGGACTGACCGAATCCGTCGTAGTAAGGATTATTAGGGCACGCGGTAACGTCCATACATACGACCAATATTGAGGCTATATCTATTATTTTTTCTCAATAATCAGTCTCGCGCTCTCTACAATTTCGGTCGGGTAATCTAAATCGCGAAGAACTTTTAGACCGCCTTTAATCGTCGAGATACCATCCGCAATCTTATACAAATAATCGCCTGTTTGAGAACATACTGACATATGAAGATTTTTAATCACATTATTGTTTTGTTTCTCTAGAATCTCGCAAAGTTCAATATAATGTGTTGTGAGAATGAGGTCTACTTTCGGGTTTTTGGAAATGTAGTCAATATATCCATATGCTGCGGCAACTGCCTCATACGGATTTGTTCCAGAGTATAACTCGTCAAAGATACAGAAATGTCGTTTCGATGGATTATCCATAATATAGCGGAGGATTTCCATACAACGGCGTGATTCCGCCTGAAAGAGACTATCGCGCCCCGACGTATCCGGAATATTCAAGTAGCAGTGAAGGTAATCGTATGGGTTGATTTCGGCACGCTCGTAGAATCCAAAACCGATTTGTTGAGAGATAATAATATTGAAAAGCGTTGATTTTATAACAGTGGTCTTCCCCGCTGCGTTTGGTCCAGTTATAATAAGTTGTTTGTCGAGTGTTATATTATTGGCGACAACCTTCGCGGAATCTTGTGCTTTCAATGGTGCGTAGAATTGTGCGGATAGATTCGTGATACCAGTTCGTTTCACTGACGGCGGCGGGGGCGGGGGCGGCAGCGTGGGTGGCGGCGGTGGCACTACCTGAATGTCCGCGTCCGTCTTCGTGTTCTCGGCCTCGCACTCGATATCTGTAGCAAGCGGCGGCACATCGACTTTCTCGGGAATCGGGTCTTCTTTCGCACTCATGACGAATGAGCATTTCTTTACCACTCCATCGACCACAAAACTCCTACAAGCGGTAAGATGTTCCATATACGCATTAAATCCAAAACTGTATTCCAGTAGTTCATTCAGGTCGGTTTGTGAAAATAGGGAATAATAATTCTTCATAACATAACCGATTTGAAAAAACTTGCTTACAGATAGAGAAAATGGCGAGATATCGGTGAGCGCCGCTGTCACTTCTTCGAGAAGGCGGTATCTCTCGGCGAGTTCTTCGCGGAACGGCTCGTATGTCGAGAGATGGTATGTTTGAATAAGTTGAATCATATAACTCATATTCACACCCGTCGCGGTGAGATATCCATTTATTGTGTGAATGTGTGTATGAACCAATTTGATATTATTGTAAAATCGAATACATGCCATGACATTTTGGTAAATCTGGATAAAGTAGAATACCACCGACATCATAATATACATTTTTTGTTCAATACTCACTGTGTCAAATTGTGTCAAAAACTTCCCAACCGAATGCTGACTTATAATTTGTTTCAAAATGTCGATATACTCCGAAAACGACACGCCAAGGCCGCGCATCAAAAGCACGAAAAACGGAATAATTAAAACAATTATAGGCGTTAAAAGGGCGATAACAGGCGATGAGATATTGTATAAGCTCAAAAATTGAAGAAACGATGATGACGTATTCAGTTTTGAAAGAAAGGGGGTTTCAATATAACTGAATTTCTCTTTGAAATCGTGGATTTTTCCAGTTCCGCGTAATTCAGTCCATGTCGCCTTCATGTTTGAAAATGCTTCGATGCTCGTCGTATGCTCGGTATTTTGTGCGATACACCGTTCCAGAAGCTCATTGTCGAACATTTCTAGTAATGTTTGGGTGTGTTTTAAATATTCGATATCGGTGGTGTAATACTTACTCCAGATAGGCAAATGCTCTGTTCCGTAAACTGATTTTGGAGAGAATACGTAATGATATAGGCCATTTACTGCGTCGGCGGCGTCATCCGCGGCGGAATTAGTATTCGAATCACTGCCAACAGTCAATTTCGGTTTTACTTGAAGTAATTCCAAGTCATCGATAATAGACGACGATAATTCGTGTAATTTATCGGGGTTTGTATATGAAATCGGGTGCTTAAATGAACACGCCGTCCCCGTCGCCGTCCCCGTCGCGGCCTTCCCAGATTTGTCGCCCAACCCTAAATGTTCCAATAATAAAGATTTCACCTCATCTGGTTCGCGCGGCACCGATTCACGAACATCTGTGATTAATGAACACACGCTAAAGGAACAACCAGACATTGTATTGTATTGTTATGACGCAACAATATAATATACCGAAACAAACTCACTTACTTACTATACTATCGTATCGTATCGTATCATATCGTATCGTATCTAAATCCCCTCCATGAAATTCACGGGCAACTCCGTAATCGACGTCTCATAATACGCCTCAATCTCCTTCTTGATGCGCATATCGCGACGCGTGACAAAGTTAATCGCAACACCCTTTCGCCCCCAGCGACCCGAACGTCCAATACGATGAAGATAGATATGAACATCCTGTGGCATATCAAAATTGATAACGGTGCTCACTTGCTGAATGTCAATACCGCGAGCAGTTACGTTCGACGAAATAAGGACCCGATGAATACCCGCCTTGAATTCCTGATACGCCTTATCACGCTCACAGTTATCGCCCTTTTCCATACCACTATGGATACAGCAAACAGGAAAACCGTCAAAAAGCATCGCCTCGTGAAGATCGGCGACACGCTTCGTCGAGTTACAGAAAATAATACACTGCGAAACCGAAATCGTCTTGAAAAGGTCCTTCAGTGTCAAATACTTCTGGACATCATCGTCCAGTGCAACGTAATGCTGTTGAATCCCTTCTAGGGTAAGTTGCTCCGCCTTCACCTGAATATTTACGGGATTTCGCATGAATTTCTCGGTTAGACTGTATAACTCAGGGGGCATCGTTGCACTGAACAGAACAACCTGAATTTCGGAGGGCATATATTGAAAAATATTGTAGATTTGGTCATTAAATCCAGCCGAGAGCATTTCATCTGCTTCATCAAGCACCAACATTTGAACACTCGAACTTTGAATGTGATTTCTGCGAATCATATCAAACACCCGTCCGGGACACCCGACAATAATATGCGGTGTAGATTTACGCAAATCGGCGGCGTCGTCGGCGGTAGAAGTTCCGCCAACCAGCAAACGCATCGTAAGCCCCGACATCATCGAACCGATGCCTTGAATCACGTCATAAATTTGCCGCGCCAGTTCGCGGGTGGGTGCAAGAATAAGCACCTGTGTCTTGGCTTTACTCACATCGACGCTTTGAAGTGCGGCGACCGTAAATGCGCCAGTTTTTCCAGTCCCAGACTGGGCTTGTGCGATAACATCACGCTTTTGAATAATGGATAATATTGATTTTTGTTGAATATTGCTGGGTTTTTCGAAACCATGTGCATAAATTCCGCGAAGAAGGTCGGGCGAAATTTCGCAGACGTCTTCCCAAACTTTGAATTCGGGGTAAGAGCCGCAATCGGGAGAAGTTAATGGTGTATCGTCGTTAAATGACATAATAATGATAGTCGCGAATAAATATCGGGTATGTCTAATAATCATAGTGGATTATATTTAAGTCTGTTATATAGCCTTGCCGCTACAACGCATTAACAATGTAATGTAGTGTATATGAAGTCGTGGAATACTTAAATTACATGTAATACATGTAATACATGTAAAATTGATATAAAACTTATATATGTATTATTATAAGCATCATCTGCTACGAACGTGTCATGGCAAAAATAACACATCGTTACGACCTTCCTGATTATGCGGCATTTATGAATATGGGCTTTGAATTGAAATTGGCCGACACAGTTATCAAGTCGGTTTCGGATTTAGCGGATTTGGTGGGAGCACCGACATATATTAAAACGCCAATCTTTCCAGTTCGCGAACCGAGCGACTTTCGTCTCGGCGGCGGCATCGGCAGTGGTGGCGGGGTGGTTGCTGCTACAACTGGCAGCGGATATCATGTCGCAGGAAGCAGTGCGAATAATTTTCAAAGCCGATTTGGTGGAAGTGGAGGAACGGTACATTCGATTACCCGTTCGGCTCCGTCATCACGCAATCAACAAATCCCGAATAATGAATGGGATACGATTCTCTCGTTTCAAAAGACCGAAATTAAGAAAAAGGAGGGGATTGAATCCAGTATTGATAATATTCGGTCATTTCTTAATAAGCTTACGGACAAGACATATACTGCGATGCTTGCCAATATTTTGAAAGAAATAGACGGACTGTTTGGTGCGTGTAACGGCGAGGAAACGGCAGAAAACGAGCACAGCACTGTATCCGTTATGAATCGTATTGCGTCGTCGATTTTCACTACCGCTAGTTCGAACTCATTCTATTCGGCAATTTATGCACGATTGTTTCAGGATTTGATGGCAAGAGAGACCGACCACGCCGAGTATTCCGTGTTTCGCGACGTCTTTGAGAAGAATCTAGCATCGTTTATGTCGTTATTTGATAGTATCGAGTACTGTGACCCAAAGAAGAACTACGACAAGTTCTGCGATATTAACAAGGCGAATGAGAAACGCAAGGCGATGTCGCAATTTATCGTGAATTTGATGAAGATGGGAATTGTGGAGAAGGCGCAGGTATTGGCTCTCATGAAGCAAATCCAAGAACTCATGTATTCGAATATGCGTCAAGAAGGAAAGACGAACGAGGTGGATGAACTCGCGGAGAATCTCTACATTATGGTGAAGCATAGCCACGCGGTATTCAAGAGTGGTGGCGGCGGGACAGACCCTGAAATGGTGGAATTATTCAAGACACGGGTCGAACAGATTACCGAGATTTCAAAACTGAAAATCAAAAGCAAGCCGAGTATTACGAATAAGACCATATTTAAGCACCTGGATATGTTGGATGAAATCTCCGGAAAGTCGAAGAAGTGAAACCGATATAGAGAGTGTTATCTATAAATTAGTAACAGTTGTATCGATAAACAATGTGCGACCATAAAATAAAGTTTGTGGTTAGTTTTACAACGAGCCCGACTCGTATCAATAAGTGCGGACCGATGATAAACAGTATATTAGACCAATCACGCCGACCCGATTTATTTTTATTGAATATTCCGGAGGAGTTTGCGCGAACAGGCGAGACGTATATCGTCCCAAAGTATATTCGAAAATCTCTCACGGTGAATCGTATTGCGGTTGATTATGGGCCGGCGACGAAAATTGTCCCTGCTGTATTATACTTACGAGAACACGCTGATATATACGACCCCGAACATACACGCATCATTTATTTGGATGATGATATTGCGTATCCTAAAAAAATGGTGGAGGCGTATGAAAGGATGATAGCACCAAATGATAATAATGTATGGACATCGACCGGGTTTGATTTTGTGAATATGTTCCTTGATGGAAAACGCGGGCATAAGGATGTTGCGACGATTGCGGAAGGATATGGGTCGGTGTGTGTGAAATTGAATACATTCGGCGATGATTTCATGGAATATATCACGAAATATACGGGCGTCGACAATCAAATATGCCGTCTCTCGGATGATGTAATTTTAAGCAATTATTATCATCAGCGTAATGTTGGAATCTATATTATGAACATACCGGGGTTCATGTCAATCCACGATATTTGGCAGGAGAAGAAAATATTGGATTATGGCAATGAGGCGGATGCGCTTCATTTGGGTGCCAATGGGACGTCGGATAACAATGCTGACCGATATAAACGGGTGATAGCAACGCTTAATAAAAATAAAGAACGGAGATTTAAGGTATCGTTTATTACGACAGTTGCGGATGAGCACACGCGGGTAATGCGAAATACATTAACGTATCGATGACGTCGCGTATCGATGACGTATCTGCCGCGGGCATCTATGTAATTATTATTTATACCTATATAATAATTACGTTCGACATATTATAATTATATTCATCCCCTTTCGCGATGGTAAAATCGAAACTGAACTCGAATATAAACTATCACGAATACTCGCATTTAGAAGAAGAGGACTTCAACTACAATACACCATTGTTCCAGTTACAATTGTTGCGTGAGCCGCAAAAGGTCGTCATTGGTGTAGGGCAATTGAACTACCTTTTCTCGAAAAGGTATAACGTGGTATATGTTCCTATTTACTTATTTAACTCTGAAATGGAGTTCATGAAACAAATCGGCGTCTATGAAATTCCGTCAAATCAAGTGAAAATGGACGAATCCGGTGATTTGGATGTGCGTCGTTTAACTCCGTTATTGTATAGTTTTGTGAATACGGAACTCTTACGAAAATCGCGTGCGAAATCAGCGGCAGCGGCGGCGGCGGCGACCTTAGCGGCGGTAGACCCCAAAAAACGAATGGCCGAAGTAAATGAAATCAAGAAATCTCTCGGGAAAGGGCAAAGCGACGCATCATCGCGAACGTCCGCGGCGGCAGCAGCACTCACAGTGAATGACATCGAGGACGACGACGACGACGACGAGGACGACGCGACAACGACGAATGTATTCGGCCTTGACGCCCGTCAAACACACTTGTTATCAGGTGCTTCCATTCTTCCGCTTCAAACGAAAGAACAGTCTGAACTTGAACGTCGGCAATATCATCCAAACCCAGCGACCGACCTCTGGATACAGAAGTATCTCCGGAATAAGTATTTCAACTTTATAGACAATGAAGGAGCCAGTGACGGGTTTTTTGCGGTTATTCGAGACGCACTTTTAACGCAGGGGCGCACGACTACGATTCTCGAGTTACGAAAACAGCTCGCCGATGAAGTAAGTGATGAAGTATTTCGTGCTTACCGAGAGAAATTCGCAATGTATCACGCGCTTACACGAACACAAACTCGAGAGACGAAAGAATTAGTGACGAACTATAACGACATCAAACGCCGTGTTTCGTCAATTCATGACCGTGCGCAACAGCAACTTATGATTGCGGGGGCGAAAAAACTCGTTATCGAGCATAATCAAAAGCACGACGAAATGAAATATACGAAACTTTTGGCGGGACAGTATGATTATATGCGTGATGTGCGTTCGGTAGACCAACTTAAAGAGCGTATGATGACATCGATATACTGGCCAGACGCATGGGCGGTTGCGACGATGGAGCGTGTATTGAACATGAAGTTTATCATGTTTTCGAGAGATGCGTATGAGGCAGGAGATATCGATAATGTCTTACAGTGCGATAATGGTGCGGGAGTAGAATCGATTGACCCGAGTATCCGGAAACGTGGTGTATTCGAACCGACTGCTTATATTTTATTTGGGAAGGGGGTGGCAACAACCGCCACGGCGACTGGCGGTGGAGGCGGCGGTCGAAGCCCGCGAAATAGAACACCGCGGAATAATATGATGGCAGATACGAAATTGACCACGTATAATTTAATAACGTATAAAACGCACGGGGTGCTTGCCTTTTCGGAACTTCCATATGATATTAAACTACTCGTCACTACGAAGTGCTTGGAGGCTCAGTCTGGTGCGTTCTGTTTAATTCCTCAATTCAAGCTTTTTCAACGCGAACTCGGCATACGCATAGATGAAATACCGAATGAGAGTTTGGATGATTTATTGGAAGAGGTTCATATGGACTCGGCGTCGTCTGGAAGCAACCATCACCGAACAAACGGTGCGCATTTATATACGCCAGATATTGTATTCCAGTTTTATTCAAACTCGAACCCGAATGCTCTCCCTGGAACTGGTGCTGGCGAGAGAATACCCGAGGCGGAGAAAATCCATTTTCATAAATTAACAACATTCGACAACTGGCGCCGCAAATTGGCGAACACTTGGAATGAGCCATTTATGTTGGATAATCATACATGGCAAAGCGTGGAGCATTATTATCAAGGAAGTAAATTCAAGAATAATAACCGCGAGTTTTACTTTAAATTCTCTCTAGACTCGAGAAGTGAATTGTCCGCCGACCCGGTTCTTGCGAAAGCGGCGGGTAGCAAGAGCGGAAAACTCAATCACAAAACGATTATTCGACCGTCGAAAATAACGATTGATCCGGATTTTTTCAATAACAATCGAAGTGAGCGAGAGATTGAAAACGCATTATTTGCGAAATTCTCTCAAAACAAGAATCTTAAAGACTTGCTATTGGCGACGCGAAATGCAAAACTTGTACATTATCAAAGAGGCGCGCTCGCAGAAATAAATCACCCACTTATGCGTGTTCGCCATAAATTGCGAACTGGTGGTGGTGGTGTGGCACGCTAGCACGCTCCGCTAGCATACTTCCTCGCTTCGCTAGCATACTTCCTCGCTTCGCTAGCATACTTCCTCGCTTCGCTAGCATACACTGAAATACGTGGTGAAAAACCCTTGAAGCACTGCGAAAATTAACATAATCACGACAATACGCACCCAGTCAGTTTGCGATGGATTTGTAAAATGAAACCCCGTGACAGTTTTACCGTTGGTATGATATTTACCAATATTATAATGAATTACGTTTTCGATAACGTTGAGCACAATAAATACCAGAAATGAAAACACGAAAATATGTATTGTTCCTGATTTGAAATATTTCTTATAAATGAGTTCGAACATTTCGTGATTATATAATATTGTGATATTATATCAGTAGCATTCCCTTAACAATATAATGCCAATCGAAGAAGACCTGAGAAAAGATGTCGCCGAAATCCACACCTCGATAAATGTGCTTATACGAAATTATAATGCGAAATCGGCGCAAACAATTCGGTCTAAAATTACCGAAAATAAAGAAAATACTACCGGGTTTCTCAAACACTTTTATGAAGCATTGCGAGTTGCGGAGTATGCTGTATATCAGCAGTTTCTAGCGAGCACGCCAGCATTAAATACGCATATATCAACTGACGCAGGTTCCAGTTTAACGCACGAATTCAATGAAATAAAGAACTCCGCGAATGATTTACCACATCCTCGCATTTTGGCCGAGTTACAACGAGATTACGAGAGACAAGTAAGACAGCATACCCCCAATCACGAAGAAGAAGACGACGACGACATCGAAAACAATCGATATATTCCGTATAAAGTGTATCGTTACATTCGAGAAAAATCGGAATATTGTATTCGGTTTCAAGCGAAAATTGGTGCGAGGATTGTTTCGCTTTTTTTCGTAACATTTCCAGAATCAAATATTTCGGTGTGTAGTAAAAATGGGTCATTGTCTGCGTCGTCGTCGTCGTATTTATGCGCCACAGAAATCGCAATATATCAATTGTATGCTTATAAGGTCTTCATTTGGATATCGATGGTTGGGCAATTGGCGAATAAAGAATGTTCCGAAAAACTCGACGTGTATTTTTACATGACACCTTTTAAAAAGGAGCGCCCGCGACACGCTGACGAAATTCTCTCGGCGGTTCATGTGAATACCGGTCTTACGCGAAACTGCGAAACACATGGCGAGATTATCATATATCGTGCGGAGGAATGGTTCAAGGTATTTGTCCATGAATCAATGCATAATTTCAACATGGATTTTATTGACCTAGACCTACATGATGCGAATAACCGCCTGCGCCAGACATTTTGTGTTCCACACGGCGATATTTTATTGTTTGAAACATATACAGAAGCATGGGCGCGGATTATAAATGTCATGTTCGATGCGTATTTTAAGCAAGCGTCGGCGCAGTCGGCGACGGGTGGGGGCGACACACGTGGCCATTTTATACGAAATGTGCGAGAGAAACTCGCTAAAAACGCATTTTTTCACGTGAATCAAATCGTGAAAGTACTCGAGATTATGAAATTGAAATATTCGGATATTACGTCGGCAAATACAGATGTGTGTCGAAAACGATACAAGGAAGATACCAACGTGTATGCGTATTATATATTGGGCGGTATTCTCTCGGCGTATGCTCTGCCATTTATATGCTGGTGCTGCGACAACAATCAAAGACGGAACCGTGGCGGGATTAATGCGATACGGTTTTCACGCAGTAACGATAATCTTGAACAATTTGTCGACCTTTTATCTCGTATGGCGAGAGACCCCGTATTATTGAATATGATATCATTTATTGAAACGTCGTCGTCGTCGTCGTCGTCGTCGTCGTCGTATATTATGCGGAAAACTATGCGAATGACGCCCGACTGAAATTAGAATTAGAATAATATAATAAATACAAAATTGAATATAAATCGATGTGTTTCTTATATATCATAGTTCGCAACGCTTATTACATGTCGTCGTCGCCATATTCTTACTCGATTCCTCAAACTTCTGTCGGTAGGCTTGTCAGTCTTACCGTCGATAATCCTAGGTATTATACACAATCGGCTGGCAGTGGGTCGGTTCCCCCTCCTCCCCTTATGCCGGTGTCGGCTTTGGCGAATAACAGCGGTAGCGGCAACAAGACCAAGACCAAGAACAAGAACGGCAATGATGATGATGAACTTACGATGATTTGGCGCAACATCGCCATACTGTTTTCCAAGTATGATAATATTGAAAGTAATCTCGAATCACAGAGCGACGCGACCAAGCGATGCACGGATGAGGTTTATCAAGAGTTTCAGCAACTTCGAGCAGAGGTCGAGGAGTTTCAAGCCAAACAAGAAGAGTCACACAATGCGTCATCGTCCTTCGCGACACTTGTTAAGAAAATCCGTAAATACGTGAATAAGAAATGCGAGAAGATGCGCGAGACGGTTTCGTATGGGGCGTATTCCGCAGATAATGAGGTATTTGAGTTTGTCAATAGGACGCGTTTCGACCTCGAGGCCAAGAATACGAAACTGGAGACCGAACTCGGCAAGGTGTATGAAGAACTGGAAGCACTTAACGAGACATATTATCGCGATTATGAGATGTTTATGCAGCGTGAAAACGAAATGATGGCGAAGATGGATGCGGCGGTGAAAATGAATGAAGCGACCAACCAACGAATTACCGATATAGAACTCGTATTGACTAGACAAATCGAGCAGGCACGACGTTACGCCGATACACATGTCGCAGGGGACTTGCGCGAGGAGTTCTCAAGGGCGATTTGCCGCGAGATTGAGTTTGAAAGCAAGACGAGCGCACAACTGGTTCAAACTGTGAATGACGAATTGACCGATATTATTACTCGGTCAAATGAGTATCACTCGATGCGGTATTTCAGCGTGGTGGATGATGTGACACGGTTGGGCGAGACGTGTCAAACGCTCAAACAAAGTATTGGAATGGTTGATGCGGAACTGACTGACACGAAAGAGACGATTGAGCATATGAAGCAGAACACAAACGACATTGGTAATATCGAGGAGGAAATATCGAAAATTAAGGGTGATATTTATTACGAATTGGACAGAGATTACTATGATTTGAAGAGTTACGCGAAACGCATGCTGACTCGTCACAAACGCGTTCACCATCGCGAAGAACCAGCGGAGCAGCAGCAGCAGCAGCCTATCGGCGGTGTTGAGGATAATGTGATACAGATGATTGCGGAAGTGTACGCCGACCCGCATCCTCAGCAGCAGGAGCAGCCGCAGGAGCCGCAGGAGCCGCAGGAGCAGGAGCCTCAGGAGCAGGAGCCTCAGGAGCCGCGGCAGTATCACGAACATGTTATCATCGTCGACGAGAATATGTTGATAAGTAGCGACGACGAGGACGATTTCGCACACACTTAAATACGACAGCACGGAATTATTCGGGGGAGGCCATGTTCGTAATAAAATTGAACGGAATATATTTTTTTATGTAAAGAAGAGTCTTCACACAAAAAGTAGAGAATGGGCATTCGTAATTTGAATCGATTTATACAACACAGATGCCCTGATGCGGCATCACGAATTCATTTGAGGGATTTATCTGGGAAACGAGTTGCTGTGGATACAAGTATTTATATGTATCGTTATTCAGGCGAAGGTGCCTTACTAGAAAATATGTATTTGATGGCGTCGGTGTTCCACCACTATAATATTCACGCGGTCTTCGTATTTGACGGGCCGCCTCCACCTCAAAAAACAGAGGTTATCGAGATGCGTAAAAGGAAGAAAGACGCGGCAAAAAGGCAGTATGATGTCCTTGACAAACTCTCAAAAACGCGAAGGGATGCGCATGTGCCTGGTTGCGAGATGACGACCACCGAGTTGGATGATATGGAAGAAACGATGCGCGAACTAAAAAAACAGTTCGTCCGCCTGCGTGATTGCGATATATCCGATGTGAAAGAATTGCTTGTTAGTTTCGGGTTTGCAATCGTCGATGCGGAGGGCGAGGCCGATGCGTTATGTGCGAAGTTGTCATTAAAGAACCGCGTCGATGCGTGTATCAGCGACGATACTGACATGTTTGTCTATGGATGCCCTGTCGTGTTACGCAACCTCAGTTTATTGAATCATACTATAGTGAGTTACAGCATGTGTGAAATCCTGAAGACATTATCTCTCACACAACAAGAATTCAAAATGATGTGTGTTGTCAGTGGAACGGATTATACATCTAGCCCGACGGCGTCGTCGGCAGAATCGTCGTCGTATATCTCGCCCGACACAGTCTTCAAGAAACTAATACAATTCAAGACACTCACGCAAAAAGAGGCGAAAATCTATCACGAAAGCGGTGGCGGATTTTATGACTGGTATTCCGAACAACAGCAGAAGACGACGGGTGCTGCGGCGAATATTAGTACAATAACATATATATCAAATGAATCCATGTTTGACGCAACATCGTCGGCATCACTGCATAGCAGTGCCAATAATCAATACAAACAATTAGTTATACTCAATCGCAGCGATATTAATCGAAAACGAATCATAGAAATCATGATGAAGGAGGACTTTATATTCATCCAACCATCACCGAGCGACGACGTAATTATTGAGTCACTTTCGTCTGGAAATGGTTCACTATCGTCATCGCCGATATATGGCGTGGATCAAGCCCCCGATAAACAGGCGAGTCATATCGCAACTGAGGTCTACGGTATAACCGTTGGGTCATTTCAAGAGCTACATGCGGCGTTTCACAAAAAACAGAAAAAGTCTAGAAAATAGGAATAAGTATTTGAATAAATACAAGTAAATGAAAATAACTACTAGGTTATGTTCATTATATTTTTGTTTTAGGTCGGCACAATAATTATATTGTTGTTGTGTAACATTTAAGCCTTGACAGCACCACCAGCAGAAGCGGCAGCGGCGGTAGCAGCGGGGACTGACTTGGCGAAGTGAGCAGCCATGTACTTCTGGAGATTGAAGTAGGTAAGTTCCTCGCCCTTCTTCAACTTGAGGAGCTTGAGAAGCTTGGCGTCAGGGTTAATCTTGCGACCATTGTCCTTGTCCTGAAGCTTCTGGGCACGGATGTAAGCATTGACCTCACGAGTCACTTCAGTGCGGGCAAGAACACTGCCCTCGGGCTTACCCAAGAATGCGGCCAACTCATTAGAGATAAGAGTGGGCTTCACGAAACCAGAGGGGGCACGGTTCACGTTGGTCTTGCGACGCTTGTTGGCCTTGTTGGCAGCACGAAGTTCGCGAGCATGCTGACGCTTCAACTCGTTGACTTCGGCGCGAATGGAGGCAAGAACAGCCGAAGCACTTTGAAGCTTACTAAGAACGCTAACATAAAGGGCGGCACTGACGGCACCATCGACCTCGGCAACGGGGGTAACTGCCTCAGCACCATCAACGACGGGAGTGGGAGCACTAACAGGAGCGGCCTCAGCGGGGGCAGCGGCGGCCTTGGGAGCCTTTGGGGTAGAGGGAGCCTTGGGAGCAGCGGCGACCTTAGCGGGAGCAGCAGCAGCAGCAGCAACGGGGGCGGCAGTGGAGGCGGCAGTAGAAGAAGAGGAAGAAGACTTGACCATGTTAATCGGTTATACACATATGACTAAAGTCTTTTTAAGTTGTTTTTACAGCAGCATATTTCGAGCAAATCATTATATCACCGCTTCATATAACCACGGCAACGCATTACGCGCATCTTGATTTACAATTGTCAGCGTAGCCAATACATAAAATGCCCCGAGACACTGGTCTTCTCGCGATATTCCGCGGGACGTCATTCTCTCAATCACCGATACGCAGATGGTTCGAATTTCAGCATAAGTAAGTAACGTAATCACGTTTAAATTTACATGAGATGTATGTAAAACGAACGGATTGCCGTGTGGGGGGCAAATACGCTCCTTCATTTCTTGCGATAAATTCGCCCGATAATACCAGATGTCGTGAACATTTCGTAGGAATCGAATGAGTTCATCCCGCTGTAACACAATAAACCACTCTGAATCGGAGTAATTACCAAGTGTATTAATGTGCTGAAATAAATCCACGATAAATAATTCTTCTTGCTTCTCTCGCGATATCCCCCCTACTGCGGAGTTTGCAGATTCGTCATCGCATTTATCGGGATTGTTGTCGTCCTCGTCTAATTTAACAGAGATACGAAATCCTATCAACGATCCATAGATGAGTTTTTCATACACATTTTTTATTATACTTGCTGGAATAATATTTCGATTGTAAGGGTTCGTTATCGTAGGATGCGATGTTATTATGAGATGGAATATTGACGCAATGTGGAACCCATATATTTTATTATCGATATCGCGATATGTGAATAACTCCGTTGGTTTTATATTTGATAGTTTGTCAAATGTATAAAAATCGTTATCATTCACACACGCAGCGGCGCGTAAATACCCCGGACCGCACAATAAACGATATTTCCTCGATAGAAAGTTCTTGAAACATCGTTGAATGCGTTGAATAAAATAAGTATGCTTTAAAAATGTGTGGATACGCAGAGTTAAGTCGGGCTTCGTTCCGGATTTTTTAATACCGTAATGCGAACATAATTGTTTTAGATCGGCTAGGCTGTATTTGGTGGTTTTCATTTTTTCATATTCGACTGGTTTAAATATAATAATGTTTGTTGGATTCGTGTCATCTTCAAATGTCGTTGATGATGAAATATCGTGTTTAGGCGAATCTGGTTCGTCGATGCCACCATCATGCGTGTTTGATGTTATTTTCATTTTTTTACGCGGCTTAATACTGACCATCGTAGTAACGGTCGCGGTCGAGGCGGTCGCGGTTGCGGTCGCAGTGCTCGAATTGTAGATAGATGAAATAATCATACGTTCTGTGTTTTGTTGTCGCTTAAATTTCACCTTTCGGTGGTATTGCTTGTAAGGATTATCATACATACTATACGGCAATAGATTCAAATATAACTTATGCGTCTCACTTCGGTTAGCGACATAACTTGGTTCAAGGGCGAGCGACATTACAAATATATATTAGTAAGATATATTGTTTATTATGTTTTATTACATGGACATAAAGATATTTTGTTATGTTATAGTATAACTGCAATCTCATGCGTCTTTCTTCATCTGTATTTTTGTGCCTATTATCCGCATCTCTCGTTACGGGTATTGCGATAATCAATGTTCCAACGCCGGTGGTTGAATCTAATATAACTACTGGGGTCGAGGTCTCTCTTCATAATGATACCGTCGTTGCTGTCAAGGAGCCGGAGCCGGAGACGACCACTGATAATAGTGAGATAAACGGAGTTTCTCACTCAACGGAACGAAAACTACTTCGGGTTATACCGAAGGTGATTAGTAAGATATTTGTTCCACCGCCTAAGCCTGCGCCTGCGCCTAAGCCCGCTGCCGCACCCAAGCCCGCTGCCGCGCCCAAGCCCGCTCCTGCGCCCAAGCCCGCTCCTGCGCCCAAGCCCGCTGCCGCGCCCGTCGTCGCAGTAGCGCCCGTGGTTATAAGAACCGCTCCTGCGCCTGCGCCCAAGCCTGTCGTCGCAGTAGCACCCAAGCCCGTCGTCGCAGTAGCACCCAAGCCCGTCGTCGCAGTAGCACCCGTGGTTATAAGAACCGCTCCTACTCCTCCCGCACCCGCCGTTGCTACCACCGCCCCTGTCAGCGTATATTTTACATGTGATAACGAATTCGATATGTATGTGAATGGAAATAAAGTTGGTCGCGGCACAAGTTGGACAACCACGTATCAATTCTCCCTCTCTGTTAAACCCGGTGATGTTATCGCGATTGGCGGAGTTGATATAGACGGCCCCGCAGCATTCATCGGTGTTTTTGGCGGAAGACCCACAAAAGCAGCAGACTGGCGGTGTTCAACAAAAGAGAGTAGTGGATGGGCTTTGAATAACTTTGACGATTCCTCATGGTCGAAGGCTGTTAGTTATGGAAAGAATTCCGACAATAATATTTGGCGTTCTGTCGGTCGCGGTTCTCGCCCGAATATTCCAGCCGACGCCGAGTGGTTGTGGACTAGCGATAATAATAGTCACAATCGTGTTTATTGCCGTTATTTTATGACGCCTGCGCCTGTGCCTCCTCCTGCTCCTGCCGTAGTCGCAGTCGCACCTAAGGCAGTTCCTGCTCCTGCTCCTGTTCCCGTCGTCGTCACACCCAAGGCAGTTCCTGCTCCTGCTCCCGTCGTCGTCGTCGCACCTAAGGCCGCTCCCGTCGCTGTTACTAAACAATCCGTCGTCGATGAAATCATCAAGGCAAGGTCTAAGGCCAGTGTCAAGCTTACTAAATTTCAGGAAAAGTTACTGTCTCTCATGAAGGAAACAAGCGACGAACAGGTGAAGATCGAGACCGAAAATCGTGATAACTATAACGGGGTCAGTGTTACTCTTCAAAATGAACAACTTCGCCTTGAAACCGCACGAGCCAACATGAAGAAATTATACGACGAGACTCTTCGCCTGAATAGCACCATTCAAACGCATTACAAGAAACTCATCGCAGATACCGAGTATCTTCAGTCTCTCGACGCAATGCGTCCCGCATTCTTGAAATCTCTCGACGAGCTTGCGTCACATATCCAGTCTGTAAAGACGGTTGTTGATAGAAAAATCGTCAAAGACGAATACAAGGATGAAATGGTCGAACTTCTTACTGGTATTCATTTCAATACCCATAATATCTCGGGATATGTCGCTACCGCTTTTATGAATCATTATAATAAATACAAGAGCCTGATTCAAAAAGAAAATACCGATTACTCCGCCGAATTGAAACGTCTTAATTCTCTCGCAAATGATTACAGGATTCAATCACAGAAGACTGCCGATATTGAGAAAGACCGTGTGCGTCTTCAAGATATTCTCGCGAAATTAAAGATTACCCTCAGTCTCTCGGTAACTCAACGTGAAGAATTCGAAATGTTGGTTAGAGACGTGGTTTCGATTTTTGATAAGAAGCGGTGCTAGTTGCTCGGTTGCTAGTTGCTCGGTTGCTACGCCGCTTCATGCGGCAGAGCCGCATTCCGCATCTTCGCAACCTCGCGCTGACGCCGCTCAATATCGCCGTAAGATTTGACCGGCGAAGCGAATAGAGTATAAATTGACGGAGAATGTTATATTCATATTCCCCGTCAATTCCAACCTACGGTCTAATCTTACGGTCTAATCTTACGGTGCTTCTACATAAAAAACACAACCCGAGCGTTCCGCCGTAAGATTTGACCGGCGAAGCGAATAGAGTATATATTGACGGAGAATGTTATGTTCATATTCCCCGTCAATTCCAACCTACAGTCGGCACATACGCCCGCGACTCCCCTCCATACCGCCGTTGGGGGGCGGAACCCCCTAATTAGCATTCTAATTCCCATCCATCACAAAAAATTGATTTAAACATTTACCTACAATACATATATCATCGTTCAACACGTCTTATCGTTCGTTCTACTCTACAATGGCTTCTGAAATGGTTATCCCCGGTGCTTCATTCAACCCCGCTACCGATATGAAATATACTAAACCCAAGGTGAATTCTGTGGGTGGCCGCAGCGTCGGCATCGTTAATTCAAAGACCAGCACGGTTCTCAATCTGTCATCGCCTCTTATGCTTACTTGGGGCGTTCAATCATTTACCGACGACAAGAGCGGCAAGGTGAGTTATGACCTCGCACTCCAATTCCCCAATGAAGGGTTCGAGACTCCCGCTACAAAGAAGTTTCTTGAGAACATGTCGGCGTTCGAGAAGAAAATCAAGGAGGACGCAATCACGAATTCAAAGGAATGGTTCAGCAAGCCCAAGATGACAGCCGATGCGGTGGACGCACTCTGGACGCCTGTGCTCAAGTATCCCAAGAACAAGGACACACTTGAGGCGGATACTTCTCGTGCTCCAACTATCAAGGTGAAGTTGCCCTTCTGGGAGGGTCAATGGAAAGAACTCGAACTCTATGATGTTACAATGCAGCCAGTGTTTCCCGACCCTTCGAATCCCGCATTGTCTCCTCAAGACTTGATTGCGAAGGGCAGTCACATCGCCGTCTCAATTCAATGCGGCGGTATCTGGTTCGCCAACGGCAAGTTCGGCGTTACTTGGAAGTTGTTTCAAGCGATCGTCAAGCCCAAGATGTCACTCAAGGGCAAGTGCCACATCAAACTTGATGAAGAGGACAAGACGAAGATGGTCTCGCAGGTTGTGCCAACTGATGTCGACGGCGACGGCGATGGCGGCGACCACGACCACCATGACAACGTGTCGGCAATCATCGAGGATGAAGATGATGACGAGCCTGCTACTCCCGCCGCACCTGCCGCCGCCGCTAAGCCAGTTGTCGCTAAGCCCGCCGCCGCTGCTCCTGTCGCCGCTGCCGCTGCCGCTGGAGGTGATGCCGCCTCAAAGAAGAAGATTGTTCGCAAGGTCTAAATTATAAAGGAATAGGAATAGTGTAGTAGGATAGAAAATAATACTCACAGGTAAGCCCCACCCCGCATACGTTAATTTCATTACATATTCAAATCTCATATTTATGAATACAGGTGATATCATTTTTTTTTACGTAGATGTAAAAAAAATGAAATACTAATAATAGACATCAATCATCATAAATCGGCAACATATGAGTCAGTTCGGTTGTATTCATGGCACTGTTGGCACAATAGCACGCAATAAATTCTTTGGTTCGCGGGTCTTGGAATGAGCGGATAATGTGTTGAAATGACGGCGGCGGTGTCGCTGCGTCGGTGCTTGTTGTTGCCGTGCTCCGTGTTATACAAATCAAATGGTTCTCTATAAGGTATCCCTGCGAGCCCGCCGTCTCAGGAGTAATGAGACAATATTCGAATTTATACTCACCGACGCCATAACCGCGGTTCAATACAATCATCGGTGCGCCGCCGCTACTTGGTTTATCAATAAATGCTTTTTTTTCGGGGTTTTTGTATGTTTTATGAACAAACTTCCCGTCTTCGATATTCGAACTGTAGATGAGTCGCGTTTTTGTGCTGTCATGTGTAAGTATATCCTTACACTGATTCCAGACAACCGTTCCAACCGCGACTTCGAAACCGAGGTCGTGTAATGAGCGAGACCCAGCGTATAATTCAAGAATACGAGGGAGGTCGTAGGTGAAGATTGTTGCGCCTGATTTTTCAAATACGCCGCCGTCGCCACCACCGCCACCGCCACCGCCGATCAGCGTCGGTGCCCGTTTTTGTATCATCAGCACGAATGTATCTTGTTGTGTTTCCAGATAACCGTCATCGACCTGACATTTCGCGATATGAAGAATCGTAAAATGGCGAACAATATATTTCCGCGTCTTGTCGTAATATTGGGAATTCATGAAACTCGACGGCAATACAAAACACAACACCCCGTCATCGCGTAACATCTTCGCGGATTTAATAATGAAGAGGATAAATATATTAGGTCGTCCGTCAAAGAATTGGTGATATTCGGTAGACACTTCTTCCTTTTTCATGACATAATACGGGGGGTTACCGATGATGAGATCAGGGGCGGCAACAGGGGCGTTAGGGGCGTATTTCAAGAAATCGCCGTGTTGAATCCGGACATTTGTAAGCGCCGAGAAATGCTGCGAAACTTCGGTATATATGTCACGGTTATATTCCACGCCTGTAATATTCCCACGCGGGTATTCGTGTGCCAACGCGGATATGAACTCGCCAGACCCACACGACGGTTCGAGTATTGTAGTGAATGAACGACCGGACGTCTGCTCAAACGCACGAAGCCGCGAAATAATATCCGCGACACATGCGGGCGGTGTGAAGAATATCCCGCCGTTTTTCTTATCCTCCTTCGATAACGATTTTGTGAGTTTCTTCGATAATGCGGAAAATGCCAGTGGCATCGAATGTAATTATTATACAAACACGGTATAATAATAACGTAATTACAATATTTCAAAATCAATTTTATAGCGTCAAATGAATATTCGCATATACATTCGCCCGCATACCGACTTTGTAGATATCACTTGTCGCCGTATTATACCTCGCAATACCTTTACCAGCACCGCGTAATAATATACACTGTCTAACGGCGTCGTTGTCGTCGGTGGATTGTAAGCATACATCGCGAGCATGTAATTCATACACGAACCCGTGCGTCTTCAATTCGTCGTTTATGATTACGGGGATAACCTGCTTTGTAAATAACTCGCATATACTGACGTCGAGAGATATATACATATTATTAAATTCATCGATGGATACATTGTCGGGAAGTTCGGGCTGGCATACGACTATAATACGAATGACATTCGTATCGGTAGCGGTAGCGGCGGCGGCGGCGACGTCATTCACGTGATTAAAATGAAGCTCACTGTGCCATAACGGAATATAATACGTGCTACCGCCTTCATTAAGAATATATACTCGATCCATTAACATATCTAATAAAGACGGATTCAAATGAATGACGAGATCGTCGCGTGTCTTTGTTTCTATGATTTCGGTGAGTTCATCCATCATCTCTCGAGAGATTCCAAATAGGTCTTGATTCTTCGAGAGAATATCGTAGATTGTAATCGCCGCCTGTTTATCCATATTACGAAATAACATGACCGCGGATTGGGCTCCCTTACTCAATACCGTTTGAATAATGGCATGTATCGAATCGGTTGTGGTCGCATCATCCGTCGCAGATGACCTTATTTTTACAATGATTGATTTAATGAACATCTGGAGTAAAGTTTCATACCCCGAAGCATCGGCGGCATCGGCTGCGGCGGCGGCATCGGCGGCATCGTCGTGAGCACGGTATCCCGAATAAAAGTAATCTTTTAGTCGTTTATGCGCGTCATTGATTTCTTTAAACTTTTCATTCGCAGATGGGTCACCTAGTTCCGCTTTATCTGGGTGATGTTTTAATGCGAGCAAATGATAGCGTTTATTCAACTCTTTAAGAGATGATGGCGGGCTAGCAGCATCATTGAATCCAAGGATATGAAGCGATGACTGTATTTTTTCTGGATACGGACACAGACTAGGCATTCGGTGTTTTATGTGCGTAGGTATGTATCTTGCATACTAATAATAAGACAAAATTCTCTAAATGATATATCGGGCGGTAATTATTATTGAAATACTGTAAAAACACATACGTCTGTATCATAACATCGTTCATCATTTCGGGCAGTAATAATCCCTTTTCAATCAACTGACGAAGAATGAACCATACACACTCTTGGATATTGATATCGTAGGTGAGAAGGTCGTATAAGCATTCTCTCAACGTGTCGTATTTCAATTCGTTCTCTGGAGAGATAATAATCCCCACGATATAATTACATATATTTTCATGAGGTTCGGCGAGTTCGGTTATATTCGATTTCAGCGCCTTGATATTCGTGATTGTTTCAAGGCGAAATTTGCTAGTAAGGCGAACGGGCGTTTCTTTGATAATGTCGGTAGAGTGCGTCAATGCGGTCGTCGTCGTCGTCGTCGTCGTCGTCGGGCTTTTCAAGCACCTATTATATGCCGCGACGGTTGGACGTTTAAACGGGATTAATTTACATCGATGAATTATATTGTCTGGAAGCCAACTCACATGATCCGAGAGAATGATGAATTTGAGAGATACATGGTCGGTTGATAGCATATAACTATAAAATGTCTCCAATAATTCGCTGTGTATTTTATGAAAATTCTTACACATGATGAATGCTGTCGTCTGTGGTCTAGACCCGACAATATCCTGTATTTGATTATAAATCTCAGTCCATAGATGTTTCGAATTACACCCGAGGAGAGACATATCCACCTCGAAATGACAGTCGCTGATTTTCATGAAAAATGTCTCTTTATTGTATGCGACCGCGATGCGTTTTTCGTATTTGAGGTGTGACGGACTGTATCGTGAAATGAGAAATAACGCGTGACTATACTTTCCAACGCCGGGCGGGCCATGCATTATCATACTCGGTAGAGATTCAATATTCGGTGAGAATGACATAAATGTCTTTTTTATTACTGGGTGAAGCGAATATTCTTTTACCTTGGCGACATAATCAATGTAATGTGTTTCGAAGAATTTCATTGCGTATGTGTATGCGTATGTGTATGTATTTATGTGGTTGATTTATACCAGTTTTTGTGTGTGTAAATCAATCTTATTACCAGAGCAATTTATCGGCCAACCAACCGTTACTCCATTTGATGTGACGGTCGCGTTCATGCCGCATTTTATAGAGACGACGGCGGGTTTTCGCATAAGCCAATCCGCGTTTGCGAATATAAGTTGGAAAATCGTTCATACCTGCCGCGCCGACACTCGCGATTTTGCGGGATTTTCGAAAGACGTCGATTTTTTTCTCTGGATTTGTGGATGGTTTTATAACCACGCCGATTTTATGTGCCATTTTACGCGTGTAATTCGTGATACGGTATTTCATATTCACTGCGTGCGTGCGTGCGTGCGTGATATACATATACGGATACAAAATTTCGCTTAAATCGATAAATAGATATACAATACATATGAACGTTGTTATCAATCCTAATGAATATAAGCCCGCACAAGTGTATTTTACCGAAAAAAAGGCGAATACGCATATCCCCAATAGCACATTTAATCGAATCACCTATTCAACCGCCGATTTCACAATGAATGGAGTCTATATTCAGTTTGAGTTGTTTGTTCGGCAAATCGAGCAAAATTTCAACAGCAATATATACAATTTCGGGTTTGACCCGAACCACGACCATAATCGGTCGATGTTGTCTATTTTTCAGTGTATCGAGACCGGATTATTGGACAAATGGACGCGTCTTGAACACTCGTCGACGTCGTCGACCCAGCGGAAGAAATCTTTGGATATCATACAACAATTACGCAATGGGATAATTAGTGTATGGAAGAATGATTTTCATTATCACGACAAGGCTCAATTTCAGCATTTCATTATAAAAATATCAGGTGTATGGGAGAATGAGGGAGAATGCGGATTAACGTATAAGTTTATCTAGTGGGGTTGCGCCCCCAAACGACGCGGTGCGATATGGGGGGCGATATGGGGGCGGGGGGCATTTCGCATCGCTATACATAAATACGAATAAATATTTATGTGTAATGAAATAATCATTCCTATTCTACCAATAAAGTTACCCATCAGTCGTAAAGAACCGCAAAATGATTTCGTTTATACCCATACATACACCACCAATCAATGCGATACCTCCGGTAACATACGGCCCATATTTCGACATGGCTTCGCTATACTGTCCCATCTCACCCGAGCAAAGCATTTGCTGATTAATATACGCATACATGAGTCCAGCCATTGCCAAAAGACAGACATTCACCCCAAAATCAAAAGTCACATACGTTTCTGCGACATTCCCCGAATTGATTTTTTTATAATAAACCGTATTTTGGTAAATAATCCATCCCAGTAAAAGCATAAACAATGTAATCGGGATTACATTCAACATGCTCATTCGCATCATACATCCGGGTTTATCTGGGTTGTATTTATTAATCGTGATTGAGATGATTGTTATCATGAGACAAACCGTCCATAAGAGGGTGAGATAGTAGAAAATATACGACTTGAAATAAACGGTGATTTCTTTCTTTAGATTAGACGTATCTTTCTTCTTTAGTTCGTCTTTGATGAGAGATATATCGGTGAGACTAGTTACATCGCTAAATGATGGGGCGGCATTTTCAGTATAACTGTATTGAAAAATCATTTTAATGAGAATGGTGATGATGATGAGCATAGAGAAAATCTTGAATGACGGAACGAGGTCATTTGGTCCGGCAATATTTTCCATTTCGGGTGATATACGTTTTTTTTTAGAAGGACTGGACGGTTATACACTATTTAGATAATAATTACACTATTTAGATAATAATTACACTATTTAGATAATAATTACGTTATGTAAATATAACAGTTCGATTCGATTCCATTCCATTCGATTCCATTCCATTCCATTCCATTCCATTCCATTATGAAGAAAACAATTGTTGTAACCGGCGGGGCGGGTTTTATCGGGTCTAATCTTTGTATTTACCTTCTCTCGCAATCACCCGATAACTACGTTATTTGCGTGGATAATTTAATCACGGGCTCACTCGACAATTTGCGAGAGATATACGAAGACGGCGGCGACGTTTCTATGCGTGCGCGGTTTTCATTTATCGATTATGATATCACAAAACCTGTATGTCCCGCATTATTCGGCGAGCATGTGGATGAAATCTACCATCTTGCGTCGATTGCGTCGCCCGAGAAATATAAAAAATATTCGATGGATACCCTCCTCACGTCTATCAACGGCACCCAGCGTGTATTAGAATACTGTGTATTATACAATTGTAAAATGCTCTTTACTTCCACGAGCGAGGTTTATGGCGACCCCCTCGTTCATCCGCAGCCCGAGTCGTATTACGGCAATGTGAATACTGTTGGGGAGCGTTCTTGTTATGATGAAGGCAAGCGTGTCGCCGAGACCTTAATCTACGAATACCAGAAACGGTTTTCGGATTTAGACTTGAAGGTCGCGCGGTTGTTCAATACGTATGGCCCGCGGATGGACTTGGACGACGGGCGGGTCATTACCAATTTTATTCGGCAGATTAAGCGTGGTGAGCCGATTACCATTTACGGGGATGGGGAGCAGACTCGCTCGTTTTGCTACGTCGATGATACGGTGCGGGCGTTGGTGGCGTTTATGGGCGCGGCGGAGACGAGTGTAGGCGATGTTGGGCCTGTTAATATCGGCAACCCTGAATGCGAATTCACGATGAACCAGTTGGTCGGTGTGTTTAGGAAGGCGTTGGGGCGGTGGCGGGGGGAGGACGGGGACGGTGACGGTGCGTTTGCGGTGAAATACATGCCAAGGACGCAAGATGACCCGATGTGTCGACGACCGGTGATTACGAAGGCTCAGGAGTTGTTCGGGTTTTTGTGTAAGGTTGATTTAGAAGAAGGGATATGCCGCGTTTGGGATTATTTTTTGTAGATTATATATAATAAAATAATAAAATAGAATAATTATGCCTAACGTCGTCGATGAAGCAGCTATACATGTTCCACCGGGTCCAACCCCGGTAATACAACTGACAATAAGAAATATATGTTTGAACATTTTATTGATGAAGATTATTAGAGAAACGATAGAAACATTTTATAATATGACTGGGGTTAACGATGGGCTACTGAAACACGCTATCGATAGTATATTGAGTAGGATGGACGGGTCTGATGCTGCTGCTGCTGTTGATGATGATGATGATGATGATGATGTCAGATTAACGAATAGACTTATAACGTTTCTGGCAAACAGACGGCTTGTTACTGTGATTATGGATAAAATACGAGAACAACAACAACAACTACCACGACCACCACCACAAGTCGACGGGGTGGCTCATACGGGCGGCCGTCGTCCAAAATCCTCCAAGAAGCGTCCCACCGCTCGTCGCCGTCATTCATCCAAGGCTCGCAACGCCCGCCGTAGGTAATCACTTCTTCTTGAAGAACCCGAACTTCGGTTTCGGTTTCGCCGGTGCTCCTTCCGCCGCTGCGATCCACTCATTTATCTTCGCCGCGTCGCATGTGATATAATTCCCGTGTAGTTCAGCGAACCCTTTCAGTGCGACGAACGCTGGTTTCGTCATTTTCTGTGTTTTATGAAAGATATACGGTCCATATCTTCCATATCTTATTGTTGTATTTTCATCAATCGTGCGTAATATTTGGCCTTGTATTGGTGGTGTGCCGCCGGTGCTCGCCGTGTCCCCCGCAGCCGTCGCCGCCGCTTCTCCCGCGCCGCCAGTACTCCGTTCTATAAACGCAATCACGTCTTGTAATGTCAGGTCAAATTCAGTTTTACCGCCGCCACGCCCCAACAATGGCTTCAACGAGAGATTCATACTTCCCCAGACAATATACGCACCATATTTCCCGCTTTTAGTAATGATATTCTGGCCTTGGTATTGACCCATAAGGCGTCCGCCTCCAGCAACAGATATCGGCGCGGGGGCTGATGATGTCGATGAATTGCCGCCGCCGCCGCCCGCGTCTTCGCTTTCGCCAAGCATATACGCGAGAGAATACTCCCCGCGCAATATTTTCGCATATTCTAGGTCTGGGCGGACACTTTTAAATACGAATTTCGGTTTCTTTTCTGCGTCGTTAGGGGTCGCGTCATCGTCGCCGTCGCCGTCGCTCTCCGCGTGTATCGTTGGCGACACAGCACACCTAATAACCGGACCATTCCGCCCCATGATATACGAATGTCGATCATCGATTTGAATCTCCTCCTTGACGATCCCTCGCTCTTTAAGTTCTCGTAATTGTGCGCCGACATCAAACCAGCATTTATAACACAGTTCATGCCATACCATGCCGCCTGATGCGATTTCATCGAGTTGATTTTCCATATTTTGCGTGAATTCATATTCAAAGAGAGGCGCGAAGTGTTCAAGTAAGAACTCGATAACGATGATACCGAGAGATTGAATAACGAGTTTACGCGACTCTCCGCCAATCTCTCGAACTTCTGTTTTTGATTCTATTTTTTTAGTCCCTTGTGTCAATTCTCTAGTAATCGTGAATTCGCGACATGCGAGAGATTTGCCGCGGACGTCTTGTAGTTTCACATACCCGCGTTCTTGGATTTTATCGATGAGACTGGAGAATGTCGATGGGCGGCCAATCCCCTTCTTTTCAAGGAGTTGGACGAGGCCGGATTCTGTATAATGCGATTTCGTATTTCTAAGGGAGCATTTGGTCATGATTCGCTTGAATGGCATCACGGCGGCGGTCGTCGCGAGAGACGCGAAATACGTATATTCTCTCGCCTCGGTATCATACCCACCCGCTACGAGTTTCCATCCCGGCTTTATCACCTGTTCTGCGGTGTATCTATATTCGCATACTGCTGCCACGCCAGAGACCTTGACGGGCGAGGAAATCGCCATTGTGAGCGTTTGGCAAATTGCGGGTGCCATTAAACTCTCAAGTGTGTTTCTATGAATGATGGAATACAGCCGATGTTCTCTCGGATGACAAGATTGAGGAAGTAAAGTTCGAGAGATATCGGTGGGGCGGATAGCCTCGTGAGCCGCGGCGGCGGCGGCGGCGGCGTCCTTCGATGACGACCCAGAGACGGCCGAGAGATTTCCTATAAGTTCATCGCCTGCGCCTTCACCCGCGCCCGCAAACCTCTTTCGAATATAGTTGCATGCCTTCGCCACGAACTCCGCAGAATATACTTTACTATCCGTTCGCATATACGTAATATACCCCTGCTCATATAACTTCTGCGCGACGGACATGGTATCTTTCGGCGAGAGATGAAGGTCGTTACTTGCGGCTTGTTGAAGCGTGCTGGTGGAATAAGGCGACGGTGGTGCTTTTGTCACTTTTTTCGGGGCGCCCACCGAAGCACGAAACCCCGCATCCGGTGCCGCGGCTGTGTCTCGAATGAAGAGTTCGAGACATTCTTCCTCACCGGAAGAATATTCCCCGGAAGAATTCGCGGAGGCCTCAATTTCTCTCGAGAGATGAAATGTAAGATTAAGATTGGTGAAGATTCCAGATACAGCATATACCATCGTCGCCGTAGATGCTTCTATTTCTTTATAATTCTCGTAGATGAGACGCAACGCAGGAGTCTGGCAACGCCCCGCCGAGAGATTTGTATGTGCGACATACGTCCATAATACAGGAGATATTTTATACCCGACAATGAGGTCGAGCACCTGACGCGCCTGCTGGGCGAGCACGAGAGACATATCGATAGTGCGGGGGGCGGCAACGGCCGCCTTGAGCGCTGGTTCTGTTATTTCATGGAATATAATCCTTTTGGTTGTCGTCACCGAGAGATTGAATACTTGACAGAGATGCCAAGCGATGGCTTCACCTTCACGGTCGTCGTCTGTGGCGAGGATGACCTCATCGGCGTCGGCGATGGCTGCACGGAGTTTCGCAACTTGGGCATACTTTGACGACATGATTGCGAACTTGATGGCGAAATCGTGGTCGGTATCGACGGATTTAAGACCGTCGGCAATCTCTCGAATATGTCCGAAACTGGCGAGACACATATATTTATCCTTGCCGAGGTAGCCTTCGATTTTCTGGCACTTGGCGGGGGATTCCACGATGATGAGCGACCGACCGCCGTTGGAGCGGGCACGTGATGCGGCGGCGGCAGCGGCAGCAGACGTAGTGGGCGCCGGAGTCGCACGATGAGTCGATTGCTTTATTTTGAACTTGGGTGGCATGTGTATGTTGTAGATTCATATACAACATACGCATTCAATTTTATGCTTGTTTGCAATAAATTCATTTATCACGAAATATAATATCATAATATCACATATAATGAACACAGAAACCAACTCCTCGGCAGCCTCGTCGTGGTATAAATCTCTCAATCAATCGCCCCTCACCCCGCCGAGTTGGGTCTTCCCCATCGCATGGACAATTTTATACGCACTTATCATCGCATCCGGTGTCGTATTTCTCTCGGCCACCTCCACGACCATTCGTGCCGCCGTCCGTTCCGTCGGGTTCTTCTATTATTGTGCTGCGTGGGTTCTAAATCTCTCGTGGTCCCAGATTTTCTTTCGATTCCAGCGCCCCGACTTGAGTTTCGTCGTAATTCTAGGTATGCTCGTATTTATTGCCCTCAATATCCGTGCGTTTTATCCAGTGAGCCGCCTCGCGGCATATTTACTCGTCCCGTATTTAGCGTGGGTTTCATTCGCTACATATCTAAACGGGTATATCCTATTTATGAATCCGCTGCCGCTCCCTGTGCGGCCTTAAACTCCGCCCAACTCATCTTCTTCTCGGGAATCGCCGGTCGGGATGTTTTCGCAGCTTTTGCCGTCGACTTCTTATCCTTCTTCTCCTGCTCTGCGTCTAAATTATCTGCCCTCTTCAACGCACTATCCACGTAAATACTCTTCAAAATCTTACCAACTTCAAATGACCCTTCATGCTGGTCGAGTTTCCCATCTTCGATCTCTCGCAAGATTTGTATCATTTTAAAGAGAAGGTTTAGGTCGATTTCGCCGCTCTTCAATCGGTTATACAAATCGGTATAATACGTAAATAAAAAGGCACACCGAGAGACGCATATCGCGTCAAATTGCTTCGGGTTTGATTTGGCTAAACGTGAATAATCGTGTTTTAGTTTAATCATCGTCGTCGCGTCCGCGTAAATTTGCGAACTGTGCTTGACGCGACGAATGACCTCGGTGTGGTCTTCGGTTCCATTTGCGTCAATTAACTTCTGGAGGTGAATGCGTTGGTCGTCGTCCATGGCGGCGATTGTATGTATGTATATAGTAGATGAATAGTATTTAGACTTTATTCAAACGCGAATAATTTTTATTATCGTATTATATACACGGTATTATATACACGTATCGCGCGTATTTATAATCAATCGTATGACACTTAAAGTCCAAGAAGCACCCCAAGCACCGAGTTACGCCGCTGCGAATATTCAAGTTCCAGCGAATATTGCGACCCCACAATCAACGATGGCTAATGCAAAAGCCTTACAAGGCGAACTTCTTGCCGTAAATAAGTTGACAGGTGGTCGGCGTCGTGGCAGTAGTAGTCGCCGCCGCCTCCGCCGCACATTGAAGCACAAGTCGTTTATTCGCACCTATAAAGGCCGTCGGTATGTCTCAAAAGGACAGACGGGTGGTTCATCCGCCGCATCAAGCAGCAGCGATCAAATACCGATTCCACAAGTAGGACCCTTATGTTCAAGCGGCACCCAATGTTCTGCTGTTCAAAATGCGAACTTTACCGCTTTATATAATCAAGCCGGATCGTATAGCATTAATGACCGGTATATGAAGAGCGGCGGCGGCCGACGAAGAAAGAAAGTCACATTCCGCCACTACCGCCACCACCATAAAACGTCGCGAAGACACGACGACGATACATCCGTTACATCCACCATCGCCTATAATATCAAAAAAATAATACGAAAGGTATTTACGTAGAGCATATGACGGATATTATATGAGTGTAATATAACTGAAGACGTAATCGTTCCGTCAATCACGTCATATAATGAAATCAACGGATATCATTTTTACGATAATAATTATTGTGGTATTTCTCGGGCTATACCTTTCCAATATTTTAGCGATTGGAATGAAAAAAGTGAAAGATAATTGGCCGTTATACAGATGTAGTCCCGCAGTTATGCCATTTGCGAACTTGTTCGGGCATGATGTGGGGGATAACTTCATGCAGTGTGTTCAAACCACACAGAGCAGTTATATGGAATACCTGATGTTGCCACTCAATCATGTGATTTCATTAGTGGGTAATGTAGCCACGAAAATCGTGAAAGACACCGAAAATGTTCGCGGATTTATAGGCGGTCTTCGTGATAAGATTTTGAGTGTAGTAAAGAACATATTTGGCGTATTTTCTAATATTTTAATCGGGTTTCAGCGAATAATTATCGCGATGCGGGATTTAGTGAATAAACTGGCGGGTATTTTTGCGACGCTTATGTTTGTTATGTCGAGTGCATTGATGGTAATGAAAAGTTTATGGGGGGGAATCTTTGGGCAAATGGTGCGTTCTTTGGGGCGATAAGATATATTTATATAACTCTTGAATATAAAGAAGAGATGATGTATGAGCGAGGGGCTATTATGTTGGCTCATTCTGCGATGATAGGAATCGTCGTGTATATGATGATGCGGTATGTATTCAATCAATCGCCATTTGTCGCGGAAGACCGTTCTATCGTAATTGCTGCATTTGTCCTTATATATATGGTGATGTTTGGACATGGGATGCCAACGCAGTTGAATAAGAATCTCTCGTTTATTGGATAGCGAGCAAAGCGAGCAATATACAAATATAACCAAAATATATCTGTATATACGATAAAGTTGATATGGCGGATAATATACTTACCGTTATACTTTCGGGAGTGAAAGATTATCTCATTGATTTAGGCGTTATATCGAAACATGTAAGCGACCGTGCTATGAATGAAGCCTCATCGACGGTTAGCGAATCATTGTTTGAATCATTACAAAATTATGCGAAACAAGGAAGCTCGGAGCGAAACGATAGATTGGAAAAATTGAAGAAAAAGCCTATTATTGAACGGTTAAATTATTTATACGGTGACAAGACATTTTCAGGTCGCTATGGAATCGATATTCTTAAGGTATGTCTTGTTATTTTCATTTTTATGTCGGCAGTCACCTACTTTTCTCTACAGAATAAGCTTTTAGAGGTAAAACGGGATTGGCCGGAATATAGATGCCGCCCAGATGTCATGCCATTTGCGGGATGGATTAATGCCCCAGAAGGCGTAAGTCCGCTGGAATATACCAAGCAAAACTTCATGGAGTGTAGTGCAAATACTACAAAAAGCGTATTCGACCGCCCGATGAGTATGGTATATGTAATTTTCAATGTAATTATGGGGATATTTAAAAATATACTGGGAGCCATCGAGAAGTTCCGCCTGCTGTTGAATCGAATGCGAGATACCCTGAAAACCGTTTTTTTGTCGGTATTTTACCGAATCCAAAACATCATTATTCCTATTCAAAATTTGCTTATTAAGATGGTGGACTTCTTTGAAAAAATAAAAGGCATATTAGCAACATTTTTATTGACATTCGTTGGAGTATTGTGGTCGTTCTATTCTCTTATCGGGTCGGTTTATGAAATGATTGTCATTATCTTGGTGGTCATGATGATTGTAATCATCGTCCTCTGGTATATTCCTTTCGTAGGATGGGCGCTTGCGATTGCGGCCATCGCGGTTTTTCTAACAATCGCGATTCCGCTCATTTTATTAGGTATTGTTTCGCGTCAAATTACTAGACAAAGGACTAGTCGTATCCCATCTCCCGACGATTGAGCAAGGGGAGTCGCTTTAGGAATAACGTGAAATAAGCCTACTCAAATAAGACCGAATTATAATCTATTTATTTATTATAATTATAGTCGATTCGATACATAATGAATTATAAACTTATTCTACTTCTCCTCGTGTCGCTATTTATTGGCGCAAATTTGATGTGTAGTTGTTGTAGGTATCCTGTTTTCGATTACTTAATGGGTCGTAGCGTAAAAGAAGGAGTCGACACCCGAAAGGACAAACCCCGTGATGTGGGGACTCCTGGGTCGACCCAGTCGGTAGATACCGCAAGCAGCGATGTAGTCGATATGGTAAATGAGCAAAGACCACTCCCAGGCGTTGTCGCTGCGGCAACTGCTGATACGAAGGAAGGGTTTGATATGAATCAACTGTTTATGACTGGATTAAATAAAGTGACTGGTGTGACGGAGGGACTAACTGGTCGAGTGCTGCCTGCTCCTCGCGAAGAAGCCATTACTGTTAAAAAAGAGGGACGCGAAGGTATGGCGATTATGGGGTCTGATATAAACGAAGTCCAGAACGGTGATGTTGCGGGTATGTGGGTTACGAAGGCCAACACCTACGCATCCGAGTTTGGATATGGAATCATGAATAACACCGGAAGTGCCTATACTGCTGATGAGCCGCTTAAAAATGGGGAGATGGTTATTTTTGCGAAGAATAAGTTCAAACCCGAATGCTGCCCCGCACCCTATTCATCAAGCACTGGATGTGCATGTATGACTCCTGAGCAAATTAATTATTTGAATACTCGTGGAGGCAATCGAACATCCGATTCCGGAGTGTAACCGAAAACATTTATCTTCAGATTGTTCAAATATCATAACAATCTGAAAAAATTGAAATGTTTTTTTTGTTATAAGACAGATAACAGTCGCCAGCCGAACCAGAACTTACGAAATGATGAAACAACCCGGGACATCCGCCACCAATACCAATACCAATACTTTTACCGCCGCCGAAATCAGGAAAATCAACGGAGCGAAAACCATGAAGAAATTCGTCAAGGAAATGACAGCCGCCTTTGAAGAGGTCGGCCGTTTGTTCGAAGAAGACGTCACGAAGCCCAATGCGACTGTGATCGAACGACGCAGTTGCCGCAAACGATTTCAGTTTGCACTACACATGTGTGCGGTCGAACACCGAACCTTCGTGCATACCGCATCCGTATGCAACCAACGCATTCTCGCCGCAAAAACCGAAATGATGAAGTGCTTGACTCCGATCGAAACCCTTCGCAAACTGTTTGTCACATTGAAGCAACAGAAACATGCGACAATTCGGCAAATCTGCGAAATCATTCGACAGGTTTCCGCATCTGCCAGCTCTGTTCTGGAGGAAGACGGAAGCGTCGCGATTCGCGAACTTGCCCACGAAAACCCAGCCATCACATCCCTACGAGCCCTCATTGAAAAAACAAAAGCAGAACACAAATCAGCCGCGTGCAAAATCATTGAGCAGGTACACTTCACGTGTTTCACCGCCATTCGCTTGCTACTCGCATACCAATGCGAAACCGAAACCGCCATTCAAGACATCATCAATCACGCCGAAAAATGTCGAGCATACATGGAGCGTGCTCGCCAACTCGAACTCATCGAGTATTGTGCGTCTGCGTGGTGGCTTGAAACTCAAAAGGACGCGATGGACCACAATTACTACCAGGTCTGGGCAGTGATGGCCGATTCTCGCGACAACTCTTCGATTACCTTTCGAGCTGAGGCATTACAGCACGACTACCACAAGAGCACTCGCACCATGGCAAACATGGCTGGTTCGTCTGGCATCAAAATCGTCGTTCGCGGCGCACCAACCGAGGAACACCCCTGCCCCGTGGTTGCCACCTACGAGTTGAACCAAGATCTCGCCGAGACGATTTTCACCAAAGAAGCAATCGAGTCATTTGAAAAACACGGCGAAATGTGGCAGAGGAATTCACAACAAGACGAAGCCGGCCTTACTGGGAAAGTGCGGCAACTCACCCCTCCAAGAACGCCTCGCGCCGAAACTCATGAGGTCAGCAACGAAGAAGACAATTGAGGCACGATGTGAACGACCGACTGATGACACTGACTGACCGACATGGATGTGGATGGACGACTAGGAGACGACGGACGGATCGCGTTGAGCAGGTAAGCTCAGGTAAGTATTTTTTTTACAGAGGCTACCATCTCATCAAACAACGTATACACAGACTGAACAAGTATAGGTTCTCGAATAATATCCAAATACTCTTGGTCGGTCATCTGCTTCATTCTCTCAATCATCGCGGTCATATCATCATTCGTAGCGTCGCGTTGTAAATGGAGAAACCGCCGTGGATTAAAAAACTCGTTGACGAGCGAGGTCCCCCAATATACTGGAATCACGCCAGCGCGAAGGCCGTTCACCAATTTTTCAGTAATATAATACGGCTTGTCGTTATTTTCCATAGTAATCGCAAATTTACCCCTTTTATAAAAATCAACCATTTCAGTTGAGTTATAACTACCAGGCACCGCAAACCCCACGTTGTTTTCATATTTACCACCAGAGAACACTGGCATCGCACATTTCACTGTATTGAAGAATTCTAGTCTCTCCTTTCCATGATATCCATTGGATAGAATTATCGACGCATAGTTCGGCGGAATTTTACTAGGTATAGGCCTATCTGCGGCCTCAATCTCTTTCAAAATACTAGGATTTGTTAGTAGATATATTGTGAATAATGGGCATTTCACAAAGTTATTATGCGTATCTTCAAACCCTAATACGCAGTCAAACTCTTCTACTGTTTTCAAATTGAAATACTCAGCCTCGCCTGTAAATAGAATAGTTGCCTGCCACGTTTTGTATTTTAGAAATGACCGGGTTCCAAATATAGATTCAAACAGTATTGACGCGTTATCTGGATTATTCGATACGACGATTGGTGCATTATATGTTTTTTCAAGAAGTTGAACAAAAAAGGTACAATCCATTACATCGGTTTTTTCAACAAACCCGGGCCAGAAGTTATTAAAAAACACGGAAATGGGCTGCGAAGAACTCATAATGACGGTATTCTATTTATTATAAAAAAAATCTTTTATATACCTTTTACCGCCATCGTCGTCGTTTTGCTCGTTCGTTCTATTTATATACTTACTTTTACCTTTACAGATATAAACTCAAATTCGCACCACGCTTGTCGTCACAGGCCTGCTTGATTAATTTATCCACGACTTCGTTCGTTATTGCGAACGGAAACGCGACCTTCAGGGACATTTCTTTCTCGAAAAGGGGCGTGTCGGGCTTGATGAGGCGATACAAGTTCAACTTGCGGTGAATGACCTCCAAGCAACGCTTCAAGTTGCGGACACCCTCCTCCTTCTCTGTATAGTTCTCCACGATGTGCTCGATGACTGAATCTGGTATCACGATATCCCCTTGACGGAAGCCCACCTCGACGCAAATCTTGGGGATGAGATACTGCTGCGCGATTTGAGTCTTGTCCTTCTTGTTGTACCCACTCGTATTGATTCGATACATCCGGTCGAGGAGAATGGGATTGACCTTGCTTTCATCATTGTAACTGAAGATGAAGAGACACTTGCTCAAGTCAAAGTCGATTTCCGCAAAGTAGCGGTCGTGGAACTGTGAGTTTTGACTGGTGTCGGTAAGATGGGTCAAGATGCCGACGATTTCCTCTCCCTTCGCGGTGTCGCTGATTTTGTCAAGTTCGTCAAAGTAGATGACGGGGTTCATTGAGCGGCACTGGATGATGATTTCCACGATTTTGCCCCAAGTGCTTCCTTCGTAAGTGTAGGAGTGACCCTCCAAGAAACTGCTGTCCGTCGCACCACCGAGCGCAATAAACGCGAAATCGCGACCGAGGATTTTGCTGATACCCTCCTTGACGAGTGACGTCTTGCCAGTTCCCATCGGCCCCTTGATTGCGATGGCACTTCCCATTGCGGCTGGGTTGGAAATCCATTGCCCGACCATTTGCATAATCTGGAGTTTTGCGTCATTGAGTCCATAGACTGCTTGGTCGAGCGTCGTCTTGGATGCTTCCATGAACTCGCTACAACGCTGAAGCCCATCCTCGATGGTGAGGGGGAGGTTCTTTGTTTTGTTGAAGGGAATCTTCATGAAGGTGTCGACCCAGTTCCTTACCTTGTAATATTCGCCGCACCCTGGCTCCATGTGACGAAGCGAGTTGATTTTACGCATCGCAATCGCCTTGAAACCGATGGGGATATCGGTCTCCAGAAGGGAAAGTCGGTATGGTTTTTGAATGATGCTGACGGCGTGGATTTGTTTCAGGTCGGCGATGACTTTCTGTTGCTCGGTCGCAGTCATATGGCGGCGGAAGTAGCGGAGGTCGTTCGTGGAATTCTTCTTGCGAAGAAGAGTTTTGAACTCCTTTACGTTCAATTTGTCGCACTTCTTTTCATCCGCACGGAGTTGATGTTCGATATCGGCTTGTTTTTGCTTCATTTCTTTGAGTTGATTCTTCATGAACTTGTTGGCGGCGAGGGCTTGATTACTAGCCATCGTCTCGGTGAGTGACTGAATCGTTTCTTTGATTTCGGCGAGTTTCTTCTTGTTCTTGTCGCATCGCTGCTCCATTTCTTTTTGTTGTTTCTTGTGACGCTCGATTTCAGCCTCACTGCTGTCGTCGCTGTCGTCGTCGTCGTCGTCGTCGTCGTCGTCGTCGTCGTCGTCGCTGTCATCGTCGTATTCGTCGCTGTCGTCTTCGTCGCTGTCGTCTTCGTCGCTGTCGTATTCACTCTCGGTTTCGTCTTCGTCGCCGTCGTCTTCACTCTCGGTTTCGTCTTCAACGTCGTCTTCAACGTCGTCTTCAACGTCGTCTTCGTCTTCGATGTCGTCGTCTTCACTCTCGTCTTTGGCGTGCTTTGATTTTAGAAACGCTGAACTCTTTTTCTTGCCCTTTCCATTGCGACTGGCAATCGCGGCGGCAATCACAGACGAGGCAAGAGCTTCGGCTATTTTTCCAACAACATGATTAGCAGCAGCATTGGATTTGGCGACGGTATTTTTGCTGCTGCTGCGGCGTTGTAGAACACCAACCGAGACAGATGACGCCGTCGACGACGATGAGGAGCCGCCACCCTCGGAGTCGGAGCCAGAACCAGTGTCAGTGTCAGATTCAGGAATACCTTTGTTGTCTTCGTCGTCGCGATGTTTCTTATACGTAGGCTTCTTGCCGATGCTGAAGAGGCGAAACTTGCCGCCGCCTCGGGCTTGATTATTCTTCTTCTTGTTGATGGTAAATGGTGACATTCGGGTGATTGCTGGTTCGATGATATTGATGTATGATGTGGAAATCCATTTCAATTTTTTTTGGATGCTATTGACGAACGAAATCCCATAAAATTGAAAACAATCTAAATATTATAGTAGGTATATAAGAAGACCGAACACAAAGGTTTCATAATAACGACGATGACAACAAATACTCCCGTTTCGAAAATCATTGGCATACAGTTTAGTATTATGTCTCCCGATGAGATTCTCAAAGGATCCGTCGCCGAAATTACTAATCGTGAAACATATGTGAATAATAAGCCCGTGATTGGTGGTCTATTTGACCCGAGAATGGGGCCGATTGACCCCGGTGTAATTTGCCCGACCGATGGATTGGATTATATGAAATGCCCTGGCTACTTTGGACATATTAAGATGGCGCGTCCTGTGTTCTATTACCAATATCTAGGAACGATTCTCAAGATTTTGCGATGTGTTTGTATTAAGTGTAGTGCACTTCGTATGAGCAAATCCGCCAACAAACAATTACTCTCCATGCCCGCGGATGAGCGATGGAGCCACGTATTTCGTATCGCAAGTAAAATCAAGAGATGCGGCGAGGATACAGAAACGGGCTGCGGATGCCTTCAACCTACTCGCATAACAACGAAGGCGGGTCTAGGTAAAATTTACGCAGAGTGGGACAACGTGAAGGGGATTTTAGAAGAGACTACCGCCGCAAGTATCGCAGGTAGCGCAGCGGAGGCGGACAAGGATGGGTCGTTATCGATGAAACTGACCCCCGAAATTGTCATCAAAATCTTCCGCAGAATCAGTGATGAAGATGTCGAATTTATGGGGTTTAGTCCTGTGTTTTCGCGACCCGATTGGATGGTTTGTCAAGTTCTCGCGATTCCACCCCCCGCTGTCAGGCCGTCGGTTAAAATGGACGGGTCGCAGCGTAGTGAAGACGATATTACGCATATCATCGTGAATATCATCAAGGCAAATACCACGCTTCAAGACAAAATCAACGAGGGGGCGCCAGCAAATGTGATTGACGGCTGGCACATGATGCTTCAGTATTACGTCGCAACCCAAGTCAATAATAATATTCCGGGTTGTGCTCCGGTCGCACAAAGGTCGGGTCGTCCGCTCAAATCGATTCAGGAACGCCTGAATGGTAAGCAAGGTCGCGTTCGTGGCAACTTGATGGGAAAACGTGTGGATTTTTCGGCACGGTCGGTGATTACACCTGACCCTAACCTATCCATTCGCGAACTCGGCATTCCGTTGAAAATTGCGAAGAATATTACGAAGCCGGTTGTGGCAAATGACCGGAATAAGAAATTCCTGTTACGATTGGTTCGCGCGGGACCGGACGAGTACCCCGGTGCGAAAATTCTCGAACGGAAGACGGGCGAGTCCATTTCGCTTCGTTATGCCGACCGCGCAAATATTGTGCTGAATAATGGCGATATTGTTCATCGTCACATGATGGATGGTGATGCCATCCTCTTCAATCGTCAACCGACACTTCATAGGATGAGCATGATGTGTCACATTGCGCGGGTGATGTATCAGGGAGATACGTTTCGTATGAATGTGGGTTGTACGAAACCTTATAATGCAGATTTCGATAAACATCTCTGTCGGAAACAGGAGGCGTGAAAAGCGTGTTACCTCCTAGTCGGATGGCGTATATGTGCGTGCGTAAGTGCGCGTGTGTGTGCGTCGTGCGGCGAAACACCTTGTTGCTGGAAACCCCTTAGAGTCTTTACTACCACTTGCGGATGGAAACATCTGCGAGGAACTCGTTTAATTGACGAACCCAACGGTAATAATGTAAAGAATTGGGCAATCAGCAGTGTTACTTCCTACGGTCGCAAAAATGCGCATATATATGCGTATAGGTTAGACTATGGAGGGCACTCAGAGACTGAACCGGTGTTGGTGTGCGATGATGAACTAGCCATTCAGAGCGCGTCTATGATACAGTCCAGCCTCTTGGGAAACCTTGAGGATATTCATCGGGAGATGAAATGAACCTTCACATGCCGCAGGATGATGAGTCGGAGATTGAGTTGCGCCACTTGGCCGCAGTTCCCTACCAACTCATCAGTCCTGCCAATAATAACTCAATTATCGGCGTATTCCAAGACTCGCTTATCGGGTCTTACTTATTTACACGCGAAAATATCAAATTTACGCCGAGAGAGGCGATGAACCTCCTTGCGGCATACCCTCGTGTGAATGAGACGCTATTCAAGAGCGGCGAAGATGTCAGCAATTTCGATGTCCTGTCACAAATCTTGCCGCCTTTGACACTGAAGTATAAGAAACGCCAGTTCGGCGAGAAGAACCCCAACGAAGATTATGCCACGTCGAATAATGTTGTTGAAATCCGTAACGGGCGAATGATGCGTGGCCAAATTGACAAGAGCGTGCTTGGAGGTGGCGGTGTTGGCCTCATTCAGCGCGTCTGTAACGATTTCGGTAATATCGCAGCATCCGACTTCATCGACGGACTCCAGAATATCATCACAGAATACATGAAATCGCATGCGTATAGTGTTGGCATTAGCGACCTTATTGCGAATAAGACGACGAATACGCAAATTGTGGATGTGATTACGAAGAAGAAGACGGAGGTGAAGAACTTAATCGACCAAGTCCATCTAGGGATTTTCGAGAACAAGACTGGGAAATCGAATGAAGCGGAGTTTGAAGCGAAAGTCTCGAATATTTTGAATAGTGCGACGAACGATGCGGGTAAAATCGGTATCAACAGTTTGAATTCTACGAACCGGTTCGTCGGCCTTGTGCTTTCAGGGTCGAAGGGGAGCGACTTGAACATCTCGCAGATGATTTCGTGCCTTGGACAACAGGCGATTGAAGGCAAGCGTATTTCATACGGGTTTGACAGCAGGACGTTGCCGCACTTCAACAAGTTCGACGATGGACCTCTGGCACGCGGCTTTATCGAGAGTTCGTTTATTTCGGGATTGTCGCCGGAGGAACTGTTCTTCCACGCGATGGGTGGTCGTATAGGTCTCATTGATACAGCTGTGAAATCCGTTACATGGGAGACACCGATTATTATTGTTGAAAACGAAGTCCCCAAATATGTCAAGATTGGTGAGTGGATTGATGCTCACCTATTGGAGCACCGCGAGAATGCCGCCGAGAATAAGATTCAGTATATGACCGAGCAGAATATGGAATATCTGGAATTGACGCATCCTATTAAGATTGTTACGATGGATTATGATGGAAATGTAACATGGGAGACCATCACCGCAGTCACGCGTCACGACCCAGGCGAGAAACTGTTCAAAATCAAAACCAAGGCTGGGCGTTATGTCACTGTCACCGCGAACAAGTCGCTGCTTGTATGGAATGAAGAACTTAAGCAGTTCCGCGAGAAATACACGGAAGAAATCAAGGTTGGTGATTTTGTTCCAGTTGCGAAGAATGTCTGCGAATACAGTGCGGCGGATGGCGGGGATGGCGCATCTTCGATTATGGCAATACCAATGGACAAATATTTACCGAAGACAAAATATGTATATGGTTCTGAAATGCATAAGGCGGTCACTTTAATGAAAGAAGCAATGGGCGATGATAGAGTGAAGATTCCGACAAACTGGTGGAATGAAAATAATAACAAGACATTTGTTCTTCCATACCCAACCAAGGCTCGTCTACAGAGAGCGGTTGTTCGTTCAAATATTGAAAATATCTCACATAACGGCGTGTATTCATATAATGGAACAAGGCAACACTCAATTATTCCAGAAACATTCGAAATGACCTTTGAAAATGGTGTATTTATCGGGTTGTTTATCGCAGAAGGAAATATTCACAACTCACATATTACTATCACAAATAACGATGAAACCATTCGTTCGTTTGTCAAATGTTGGTTCTCCAAGTTCAATATTAAATACGTCGAAAAATCAAGGATAAACAAAGCCAATGGCACAACCACTACAATTTGTGGAGCATCTTGTGTTATGGCCGACTTCATTACGAAATTAGTTGGTCACGGAGCCGAAAACAAGCACATTCCAAATGAGGCGTATATTTCAAACAAAGACTTCGTATGCGGTTTGATAAGTGGATATATATCAGGAGATGGTCATATTTCACACAATTCAATTAATTCGTCATCTTGCAGCGAACGACTCACCGAGGACATTGCGTTTCTGTGTTCCAGATTGGGTGTTTTCGCGAAGATATCAAAGTCTCAACTCAAGGCAAATAATTTTGGAACAAAGAATATCAAACCAGCGTATCGTTTGTCAATCCGTGCCTCTAATGGAGAACGATTTACAGAGCAAGTCACTCTTCTCCATCCGGAGAAGAATCGTAAAATGAAATCCATCGTATGGACTGATAAACTCGACAAGGTTCGCACCCTCAACGACGTCATCCTAGACGAAATCGTTGAAATTACAATGGTGGATCCCGTGCTTCATCCAAAGATGTATGATTTGACGATTCCCACGACACTCAATTTCGGTCTGGCCAACGGACTCCAAGTTCGCGATACTTCCCAAACCGGATATATTCAACGTCGTCTCATCAAAGGCATGGAGGATCTCAAAGTCGAATACGACATGACTGTCCGCAACGGCAAGCAACGTGTCATCCAATTCGCATATGGCGATGACGGTATCGACACAATCAAGGTAGAGAACCAGTCGCTGCCCCTCGTCGCAATGAGCCTCGATGAAATCTACGCCCACTTCCACATGCCGCTCGACAATTCCAGTGATACTCAAGAAAGTTCGGTTACCGCATTCACGAAGACGGCCTACGCGAAGATGAAGAAGGAAAAATCCGCGACTACGAAGAAAATCCGCGACCTCATCGATTACATGATTGAAATGCGTGACCTTATTATCGAGCGTGTATTCAACCGATTGGATAACAAGAATGTTCAAATGCCAGTATCATTCACACACATCATCAATAATGTTCAAGCACAGCAACAAATCAACCAGAATTCGATGGTGGATATTACCCCGATAGAAGCGATGGATATGATATCGGCTGGGTTTCGTCAGTTGGAGACATTGTATTATTCACCGCCGACGCTTCTGTTCAAGGTAATGTATTATTACTATCTGTCGCCGAAAGAACTCCTCCTCGTGAAAAGGTTTAATCGAAGTGCGCTTTCCATCCTGATTAGCGTAATCAATCTTCAATATAAGCGGTCGATTGTCGCGCCGGGTGAAATGGTGGGGATGGTTTCGGCACAGAGTATTGGAGAGCCTACTACACAATTAACCCTAAATACGTTTCATTCTGCGGGTGTTGCGTCCAAGTCGAATGCGACTCGTGGTGTGCCGCGTATTGAAGAAATCTTGTCGCTATCTGAGAACCCGAAGAACCCGTCGATTACCGTGTATTTCAAAGAAGACGATGAGAGCACGCCTGAACGAGTCCAAGAATTCATTCCTCTCATCGAGCATACGAAACTGGCGGAGGTGGTGGAGACCGTAGAAGTCTGCTTCGACCCAGACGACCTGAATACGCTTGTCGAGCAAGACCGTGCGGTTATGTCGCAATATCAAGAGTTCGAGAAATTGATTGAAGAATGTGTGCGTGATTCGGTGGTTGCGGGGACAGCGGGTGTGCCAGATGTGCCGGGAGGTGGTGGGGCGGCATCGGCATCGGCGGCGGCGGCATCAGCATCGGCCTCGGCATCGAGGTCCAAGTGGATTATTCGAATCAAGATTGACCCAGAGGCTATGTTGGATAAGAAACTCACGATGGATGATATCCACTTCGCAATCAAGAATAGTTATGGTAATGAGGTATCGTGTGCCTTCTCTGATTATAATGACGATAATCTAGTATTTCGTCTTCGTATGGAAAATATCGCACAGAGCAAGAAGTCAGGAGGAGGCGGCGGAAATAAACAAAACCCGCTTGACCAATCGGATCACATTTATATGATTAAAGGGTTTCAAGACCAGTTGTTGAACAATATTGTGCTTCGTGGCGTAAAAGGAATTAAGAAGGTGACGCTCCGTAAAATTAAGAACACGCTGATAAAATCGGATGGTGTATATACAAAGAAGGACAGTTGGGTGCTGGATACAACTGGCACGAATCTAATTCATATGCTCGGGTTGGATTATATTGATACAAAACGCACTGTAAGTAATGATATTCAGGAGGTGTATCGTGTATTTGGCATTGAAGCGGCGCGCCAAGCCATTTATAATGAACTCGCTGAGGTGTTTGATGACTCGCCTATTAACTATCATCATGTGTCTCTGTTGTGCGACCGCATGACGGTATCGTCGTCGATGATATCTATCTTCCGCCATGGAATCAACAGCGACGATATTGGCCCGCTTGCGAAGGCGTCGTTTGAAGAAACGCCGGAGATGTTCTTGAAGGCGGCACGTCATGCGGAGTTGGACCCGATGCGTGGTATTTCGGCGAATGTGATGTGTGGTCAAGAAGGGTATTATGGAACAAGTGCGTTTCAGGTGCTCGTGAATATTGACGAGATGATGAAACAGGAAGCGGTAGAGTATCGTCATAATGACGCAAATGAAGAGATTGACGACGCATTCAAGGCGAATTCGTCGGTTGGACTTGAGACGGATAAATGCGGCATTCCAAAACTGGCAATACAATCGTGTGTGGATAATGTGAAGAAGGTTCGTCTTGGAAAGGTGGATGATGATTATGATCTCGGGTTTTAGACTACGTATGGCGGCGGTGGCGGCGGCGGCGGTGGGTGCGACTACTGGGGCGACGGTGGCGATGTTTGGCGTGCGTTCGCATTCGCCTTCGCCTTCGCGAACTTCCTCCACCCGCAGCAGGCGGCAAAGTCAATACTCTTGTAATATTATTTGACGGATTATTCAGGTTATTCATTATTTTATTTATTTGATTTTGGCTCATCATATCTGGAATACACCGAAATGGCGGGTTCAGTGGGTCGAAGACATCAAAATCGTAGTCTATTTTATATCCACTGGGGCAAATCGGGGCACCGCCATCGGGATTTTTCGACGGAAGAGGATGACCTTTTTCGTCGACTCCGTTCCTGTCAGTATTTTTATGTTTCTTTTTAGACGTCATCATTTATTCGAATATTTACTACTATATAACAGTAATACTAAATATTCATTCACCATAATATGGTTGTATCAAATCAGCACCGCGTTTCTCTGCGTTGGCAGTTTATAAACGCGTCTTCACAACGATACAGTCATCATAGCGACAATACTATCGAATTAATTTGCGACAGGAACGGCCTGACCTCATCCGCCGCTTTGAAGATGACGACGGCGGCGGCTGGTGCGAGAACGAGAACGACGTTGAGTTTTGCTGCGGCGGCTGGCTGATGCGGAGGTACGGCCACGGCGGCGACCGCTGGCACGACGAGAACTGGATTTGTGCATGTATATACAATATTAGTATTTTAATTTTATGGATGGAAATAAAAGTAAAAAATGCTCCTTACGGGGCTCGAACCCGTGACCCCGGACTCATAAGATCCGTGCTCTGGCCAAACTGAGCTAAAGGAGCGTAACAAGCACGGAATACAAGAGCAGTTATGCTGTCATACCCACTTAACTATATATCCTTATATTTAAGTCCTTTATTCGTCCAACAACATCAACGCCATCGCCGCGTAATTATGTAAATCAATAAGCGTGTCTCGTATGCCTTCGTCGCTGACTAAATTCACGCCATTCTTCGTAATTGACATCGAACGTTGTAATTTATCTTCAATCCGCATAAGAACGCCAATCACGCCGTATTTCGCAAACGCGTCGCCATAATCAGCATTCTTACGTGTAAATAATTCAAGTGCTTCCGCTTGGATCGCTGACATCTGTTCAATTCGCGTCCTCCTCCCGTCTTCAATCGTTCTCCCCGCCTCTTCCATTGTTTTATTCATATAAACAAAACGCGTTTATATGATTTTAGTAAAATACCGACAACCCGTTTCGATCGAGTGACCTCGGAGTTATGAGCCCCGCGCGCTACCTCTGCGCCATGTCGGTGAAATAAGATTTGTCTTTCGCACAAAAAGAATAAGATACCGACAACCCGTTTCGATCGAGTGACCTCGGAGTTATGAGCCCCGCGCGCTGCCCCTGCGCCATGTCGGTAAAATAATACATACGACTTTCGTCGCTAGTAGTTGCTGCGTTTATAGCGTCCAGCTTGACAATTACCACCTGTAGGTATCGATCCCACACCGTTCTTGTAATGAATAAGAAGATAACCATCCGACTTTCGCACCACTGGCTAGGTAGTAAAGTAGGTGTCAGACGATAAAACGTCCGCCGTGGAGGTGGTTTAAAAATGTTTGCGTCTTACTGAGACGACATTCGTGTTTCTGTAAATCACGAAAAGAATAAGATGCCGGCACTAGGTTTCGATCCTAGGTCTTCGGAGTTATGAGCCCCGCGCGCTTCCGCTGCGCCATGCCGGTAAAACAATACATACGACCTTCGTCGTTAGTTGTCGGTTTCCTAAATCTACCACAAAATAAAACAACCGCCTTTTAATTTATAGATAATCATCTCATTGCGGACTTGTTATGGTCAAATATAATGAGACGAATTGAGCAGTCATTTTGTTTCACAGTAGTTTATGAAAGTTCTTGGAAGTGGATGAGAAAGGCCAACCCGCCTTCTCATACTATACAAAGAAAATATCTTTAAGTTCTTTTCGTTGAATAAACGGCCGGCCGCCATTTTCCCTAAATATTCGATTCCATTCCATTATTCAATAATATCCTCGATATCCTTCACATTCGCCCATATCCTAAACTTGTGATACCACCTCTTTGAAACAAGCGGCAATACTTCTAAATGAACCAGTTTAAAACTGGTATCTAACAACCCGATCGCCATTTGTTCTTCTTGCCCTTTTAATGTCAGCGTAAATACCGACTTGAGGATGAAGTGAAGAAGTAACATGACATGTTCGCGCGATACGTAGAACCGATAGACCTTTCCGTAATTAATATCGTTAAATGACTTAATGATAAAATACACCAGTTGATTGAATTGCGGTGCGTCGTTAATGTCGATAACCCCGTCTGCCAAGATTTTGTTGAATCCAGTTTCGAGGATGAAATTCAACTTATCGCGGATACCATCTTCACACACATATTTCTTAATCGACTCTAATTGAAATTTATTAAGCTGGTCTTTAAATTCATCGAAGACCCGCTCGATTTGATTTATTGCTAAAGTTTGTTCTCTGAGAATTGCGCTTAATTTTGTGCGTAAAAAGGGAATTGCGAAGATTAAGTTGAATGTGATATCTTTCGCAAAATGAAACAGCGACAATTTGATTTTTTTAATTGCCGGGTCGTCGTCATCATAATCAATCGCACTTTCTTTGTCTTCTTCTTCGATTATCACCTTATTACTCACGCTGGCGACACGATGCTTAGTATTCTTTTTAGAAGCAGCAACCCCTCCTCCTAATGTAGTGGATCCAAGATGATTTGCTGATTGCGACCCCTCATTATTATAAGACGATGAACAACTCGTCGCCGCATGTATTAGTAGCGGCTGCTGCTGCTTCTGCTGCTGCTTCTGCTGCTGCTGCGGTTGCTGCGGCGTATTACTCGGTTTCATCATGCGAATGGAAACATCTCCGCTCTGCTTTGTTGCCGCAGAGGGTGATGGTGTTTTTTGTTTTTGAACGGCGAGATGGTTCATTACATCCGTCATCGCGGTATGATTGATTGACTGGATGAAATTCTGTTGGGTTATTGGTTCTGGGCGCCTCTGGATTAAATTCGGCACCTCGATGTCTGGAATGTCAAATACATCTGTTACAATCAGTTGCTGCTCCTGCGACGACGGTATTGAATTTTTATTTACTATATCGGCACTAACATATAAAGGCAGCGATGTGTTCATTATCCTATATATCTTCTATTTTATTTTTTGTTTATTCTTCTTCGGGCATGAGTGCGGGTTCTTTCGCATCTTTCATTGCGGTAAATACGCGTTTCTTATGTTTAATGTTTCCTAATTTGAATGTTTGAACGTATTCTTCGAGAGAAATACGAGCCGCGCCGCCCTCGCCGCCCTCGCCCGTGCGAATGCTATCCTGTAACTGCGGTGAAACAAACTCTAGTGGTATTTTTAATATAGACGTTTCATCATCGGCCTTTATTTCAATCAACCCAAACCGTGAAGGAACATCCTGTGTGATTTGAAATGGTTGAATGAAGAAATAACTATCGGTCATTTCATCTCCATATAATACCATATAATTCTTGCCATTCTCGCTTAATAGCGTCTGTGAAACAAATACGATTGGTATCTTGAAATATAAAGAAAGCATCCATACATCGAAGTTGGTTAAAAAATAGTTTTCACTTTGGATAATTTGCGATAATGTAGCACGGCCTTCATTAATGATATCGGCATACTGTTTCATACCATATCCATTCATTATCATTATCAATTTCTTATCCAACCCCCGCTCCGCTAATTTTGCGTATTCCGTCGCGAGTATCTCCTTTATTCGCGGTATTGTTATACCCGCGATTTCATCCACATGCTGAATTCGACAATTATCGCAAATGAAATAGTTACACTCACGACACGCAAACTCTGGCTGACCTACGCCGATATTTGTTCTACACTTTTGACATATTTCTGGGTCTTTCTCTTGTGAAAATACGCCCCCGACGCCGCTACCCGTGCGAACACACCCGTGACCACTCGGGCATTTTGAGGCATTCTGTGCCACGATACGCAATATCGTTAATATAATATCAAAGGAACATTCTTTACTTTCATTCGAAAAAATGATTTCATATGTATTCGCCTTCGGGAAAAACGTATTTCGCAGTTTAACGGTGACTTTACGTTTCGACACTTGCTGACAAAAATCAAGGACGTGGTTAATTTCATTGAGATGGAACGATTCTGGGATATGCTGACTAATACCCATTTTCATTGGTTCGCCCGCCCCCGCCGCCGCCGCCACCGCCCCTGCCCCTGCCCCTGCCTCAATCGAGAGATATTTATCGGTGTATTCTTTTCGATACACCGGGTCGTAGTGCTGAACACCATGACTACCAGCTGTACTCGGCAACACTGTATAAAAATTCGTCTGGTGAATGTAAGGATTCGCATCAGCCGGCTCCATATTTTCGAAATATTCCTGCGTGATGAATGTTTCTAACAAGATGATTTCATTCTCTCGTAGATTGTATTTTATATCTTGGAATGAGAGATACTTCATCGGTTCAAACATAAATAATCTCACCCGCTCATACCTTATCATTTCGTCCGCAATCTTGCCGAAATACGCATCTTCATTATCGATATCTGGAAACATGAGGTTGCGATTCGGGAGAAGTAATTTACATAGACCCCCAAATTCTCTCATACAGTAGCTCTTTTTTCCGCAGGTTTCTGCGTCGCTTGCGACACACCCAGAGATTTCGCCCACCATTTTTAGAGTGTCTTTCTTATAACGGATAAACGATACATGTTTCGAGAGAATTCGTTTCATATGTGCGATAATTTGTGATAGTTTATTGGTATATATGACGAACGGCGATGCGACGATTTTCTCGATGTCGTCTTTTACGGCTTTATTCTCTGGGCGGTTTAGTATATTACGCGCCGTGTTACGAAAGACGTTATAAAAGTTCGTCTCCAAGCGAATATTGCGGACATATCTCTCGCGAGCCTTATCTGGTCTTTCTGTCGTTGGCGTATTTGCGACGACTTCGTCTGCGATTAAATGGTTATTTTCGGTGATGGTCGGTAAATCGTCGTTTTGGTTAAGTTGTGGGTCATTCTCTACATTCACTTGAATAAACTGGTTTGTTTCCGTGATAACCCCGACGATAAGACCGTCTTCCACGACTTTGACTTTTGGATTACAAAATATATCACGTTTCGTCGTTTTTTTTACATGGGCATGAACCTCTTTTAAAAACTCGACGGTTTCGTGATAACTCATTTGCCATAGACTGTCGTCGTTCATTATAATCATAGGGGGCGACGCCGACGCATTGCCGCCGCCGCCGCTAAGTGGAGCCGATACAGCAGTTGGTATGACTCCTCTCAATAATTTACGACTGTATTGTTTCTCTTGAAGCACGCTCGAACGTATTGTCCTTGCGATGGTTTGGGCGATTTGTAGCCCGATGACCTTGCCATTAAAATTCATGACTTGCGCTTCAATTTGAAATCCCGCATCCCTTAACGTCTTTGCCACGATTGCCGCTGGCTGATTCATCTTATACTTGTATTCTCGTGGCTGACTAGCATGAAGACGACAGTATGAAAAATATACGTCACGCACGGTTTCGATAATGTGCTTGATTTTCGGCATTAGCGTCTTGCTCTTTAACGCAAACCGACCTATAACACTGAATTTCCCATTTGACTTACTTTCAAATAGATAAATCGGTTCATAATACGTGTCTCGTTTCATTATTATAATCGTTTTCCGGTTAATATCAAACACTTCGCCAGAATATGCGTTTGTTGGACAAATCACTTGGACGTTATTCGTGATATCATCGTCTGGAATATGAAGTAATATGATATTATTGCCATGTTTGAATAGTCTCTCGTTTGGTCGAGAGACGATGTCCCATAAATAGGTATGGTCTATGATAGATGTATCGTCGGCGAGATAGGCGACGAAGTTCTCGTATGCATTACATATCCTTGCGAAGGTCGGCTTTGGGAGTGTTTGAGAGATTGCCGAGTGTGCGTATTTGCGTGCCAAGTCTGTTTCAAGAAGTTCTTTATTCGGGTTGTAGAATGAGTCGACTAGTGTTCCGTTTTGAAGCGTTATAAACATGTCTATGTCGAGAGAATTTATGATAAGTTCTCTCATCTCGCGAATATTTGGTATATAATCTCCGGCGGTTACGGCGGGGGCTCCTCTCATCAACGGACGAGGCGTGGTCGCAGCCACAGCCGCCGCCGCCGCCGCCCGCGGTGTCATTACAACCGACGTATCGTCGTCATCTGAATAATTACCTTGGTCGACCGCCGCCGCCGCCGCCGCCGCCGCACCATTTGGACGTGGTGAAAAATCTACCGCCGCCCCCGCCCCTGCCGACGCATATCCCGAGTCGGCGGCCGCTAATTTCATCATATTCATCGCACCTTTTTGTATTTTATCTGTCACATTTTTCAATATCTGGTCTTTTACATTCTTTGACGTCATAGGCGGTAAGTCTAAACCCGCGGACGCCGCCGCATCATCACTCTTTGGTAATACTGCGGATTGACGAACCGTCATTGATGACGGCTGCACGGCAGCGGCGGGCGGGGGGTTCGCCACAGTGGCCGACGTTTTTTCAACACCCATACTCTCTTTATAATAATACGCAATCGCAGATACAAAGGATTGGCGGTCATTCGTCTCAACCCCGCGTCGTATTAAACAGGGCGTGTCTTTTTTTATCGACGCATTCTTTAAACTTACCTGACAATTTCGGTTATCTGTAAATAAAAACTTTTGAAGCTGCGTCGGTAAATACCCGATACGATTATTTTCTAGTGGGAATTTATCCGAGCTTAAGATGCGGTCGTCTTTCATTTCGGTTAATTTTACTGGCTCGGGTTCAATCGCTGCAAAAGTCGCCACGGGGCGAGGCGTAGATTCTTGTGCGAGGGGGGTCGCGTCTGCCGCTCCCGCTGCTGCCGACCTTGGCGTCGGCTTGCTTGTCATTTGAACCGACTCGAATTTCTTGGCCTCGCATTCTTGACGACGCGCCGTTTGCGATGGCTTATCCCATTGCGCGAAACAACATGGAACACACAGACCTTTTGGATGCGCATCTTTCTTTAAAAACCCCGGATAATGTTGCTTATAATTTCCCTTTTCATCGACGTGATACTTATCATCTGTGAATTCGAATATATTCGCACCTGGCGGTATTTTTTTGGCCTTTTGGGGAATAATCGCACCATATTTCCCCGATTTCACTTCTTCTTCGGTTAAACTCGTATTATGCTTCAAACTCCAGTATCGAGGGCAAATATAATGATACTGCTTGCTTGCGTCAGACCCATAGGATATACTATGCGAATATGAACCCGGATGCTCTTTATCGATTCTGCCTTTTTCTTCGTTCGTTAAAATAACTGGCTGCCGCCGCACATTCCACGGACAACTACGCGAATATGCGTTGAATTTTCCAACATCTTCATTCAAATGAATTACTGGGTCGCGTTCTTGGATACGTTTTGAAAATGGGTTTGGATTCGCCAATTCCATTCCAGTGATGTCGGAGAGGTCTTCATCATGACCTGATGATTGGGGGGGTTCTTTATGTGAGGCAGCCGCACCAGGCCTTGCCGCCGCCGCGCCGCCACCTCCACCTCCACCTCCACCCTGTTCACTACTCGGGGCGGCGTCTCCTTCATCATACTCATCATCGTCATCCCCTTGTAATAAAGCAAACAAGTCGGGTTCTTCGTCTTCTTTCTCCAGCCCCGCATCTTCTACTTCAAATCCAAATACAGGAGCGGCAGCACTAGCCGCAGCAACAGCCGCACTCGTAGGCGGTGGTCGTTTTATAACTGGAACAATTTCAGCCATTAATTCAATCGACTCTTCTTTATCAGACGGCTCAATATTACCAACCGCCTCTGGCATCGAATTTGACATAAAACTGTCAATCACTGAAGAAGGAGCGGATGATGCCGACGCAGCCGCCGCCGTCGCCGCCGTCGCCGTCGCCGTCGATAAAATCGCCGGCCTTGTATCAACAAATGCTTTATTCGAACACAACTCGGCTATTTTCTCATAAGGAATGTTTGTCGTGCTTGGATTCTGGTAAATACGAATAATAGAGTCAAGATAGGCATGAAGTGGCGTCAGGAATAATATATTGTTAATATTCGTGATTTCTATCGTAATAATATTATTGAACGCACCTTTTGTTATTTTAGTAAGGAACCCGGGGTTATTTTTAATGCGAATATTCCCACCACGAAATCTCGAAAATTGCTGGGTTTGTAATGACGACAGCATCGCCGACAACTTTCCACGCGCGTCTTGGTCGGACATCATATAATTATCCTTTAATCCGTCGATAATATCTCGGTCGCTTTGTCGTTTATTCATCATTTCGATAATATACGCGTCTTGACTGGACATGTCGTTATAATTACTTACACGTTTGTAACGGAGAACAATACCCTTCTTTAAACTTCCCTCGACCTCATTAAACGCACTGGAAATACACTTAATCATTTGTTTTATTTCGATATTGCGTGTGATTGGCAGTTGTGCGAAATATTCGACATTAATGAGCTCGATTTGCGGATGATGTAATTTCGTAAATAAGTGCATTTGAAAACCGCCCTGTTCAACCTGCTCCTTTATGACGCGAAGAACCGGATTCACTGTAGCCATTATGATGTCTTCTATCTCCTTTGTCGTGAATGAAAATTTCACGAATAATTTCACATAAATGCCCCCGTCTGGGTAAAATTCACACAAAACTGGTATTGGTAGATGCGTTGCTTTATGGTCGGGTATTTCTGGATTAGAGTAAATATAATTAATGTAAATTGCGACGCTTTTCTTCCGCGCGGTCGTTTTGATAAGCCGAAATATGTCGGCTTTTGGCAGATAGGGGATTTTACGGCCACTGCGGCTTACTCCAGATATGAAGAGTTTGTAAATATTGTCTCGCTTTTTGCCCGGATTATGCTTGATATATGGAATGGAATCAGAGCAGTGGATTAGCTTGAACACCGCGTCGAGAGATTGATTGTATGACGTTTCTGGATGTATCATGAATTCCACGCCACGAATACCATCATCAAGATAGTTATGCTCGGTTGTCCGTCTCTCGTAAATGTCATATAGAAGCTTTATATTCGCGGTTTGTCGCATAAATCTCTCGTTTAATATCTTTTTATCCGCCTCAAACAATGCCGGCTTATGGAGCATTAATGTATTATGCGAGTGTATCGTCGCAAGGTCGGTCTCCCCTGCCGCCTCCGCCGAACCCCGCTCTACCACGGTTCGAGGAGTGTTGTCTTGGTAGGCGGCTAAATAAGGAAAGTATAATGAAACCATATACGATTCATAGATCGGCTTACCAATCCTAGCAGCACCCTCACCCTCGGCCAGTGGCGCGTCCCTAGCGAAATCTCTTGCATAAACCAACACATCTTCTGCCGTCACCAAATAAATAGTATTATCGATAAACATGCCATAATCAATCAATACCACCTTATTCGTCGTATTCACGATTTCCCCCGCGTGAATTTCTAAAAATGGGTCGGCATTCATCGCATCAAACGGATTTATTGAATACGGATATTCATGCGAAGACGCAATATTCAACTCTTGACCCATCGCAATATTTATAATACGGACATTCTCTTCTAATTTAAGATTCGCGATATTCGTATATGTGTAATTCCCGCCGACGGGCGCGCCAAGTGAAATGGGCGAGTCTGTATCTGCGTCTTTTGTGTGATTATCGATATTCGACAAGTAATTATGAACGCGAACGGGGGTCATTTCAAGCTTTCCGCTGGATGTGATTTGGTCATGGGCTAACTGGGTAGTAATACGTTTCGGTTTCTTGCAAAATAAATATAACTCTCCATATGATAGCCCGAGTTTCTCTCGCGTTAAATATAAGAATTTCTTTTTAATGGTTTCAATTGAATCATCTGGATATATTCTCTCGGCAAGAAAGACTACATTCATATTATTTTCGTGGATTACATTCAACTCGAACTCACTAAATATATGTTGGAAATATGGATTGGCTGGCTCTTGAACAAATATGTCGTTGATGTTTACGATCCGTCCGTCGTCTGTATTGAATTCTACATTGCCATAAAATACATACAATACATTGTATTCTGGAGTTAATGCGGCGACATCCTCCGCCGATTTTGCGTCTTCATTTGCGGAACGAATATGATATATCTTATAGAACGGGATATCTGGTGGTCGGTTTTCCATTTCCGTATCTTACTATTATATGAATATATACTTTATTATGAAATTATGTATAATAAAGTATTATTATTACATTTCTATTTGCGGCGGCGCGTATTACGATTGCGACGCATGCGACGAAGAGCATGCGTGCGGTTTCGCGACCCTCCTTTCGACCTTGGACTCTTCGACCCTGGACTCTTCGACCTCGGGGTGGCTGCTTTCTTCGGGCTAGCCGACCTCGGGCTAGCCGACCTCGCGCTAGCCGACCTCGGGGTGGCTGCTTTCTTCGGGCTAGCTGCCTTCGGGCTAGCTGCCTTCGGGCTAGCCGACCTCGGGGTGGCTGCTTTCTTCGGGCTTGCTGCGCGCGTCTTTTCGTATTCCAATATAGATTCTATTATAAATCGTCCTTTATTTGGTTCGCCTCTTTTTTTATCAGTACCTGGCACTGATACAGGAACCATACAGTATTTCACATTTTCGGGTTTTATAGTAGGGAGTAATTGCTGTAACAATGCAATGAAAAATTTTCTATCATCCTGTGTAACCAGTTTACTAGATGTATATTCACGCGCGGCGCCGTTACAGGTCATAATATACGTACGTTCTGGCCCAATTGCACTAAACATTTCTTTCAATTTGGTTAACCGTCCTGGGCCATGTGGTTCTTCTTCTTGAATATGATCTGAAAAAAGAAATCGTGCGTATGCGGGTAAAACGCCATCGCTTTTATGTTGAGGAATTGCCATCGAACCTAATTGTGATAATAATTTATCAAAATCGAAAAAATATAGACACGTCCTTTTCTTATGGGATGCGGTCTCGAGTTCGATTATCTCGTCAATAAGGTCAAGGGTTAGACCTGAACCAATGCCTTTATCATTGAATGACTGGAATATTGACCTCATTAACTTCCCTGTAATGGCGGCTTCGGTTATTTTATGACGGTTATATTCGTCTAGGGTAGTTACGCGTGCACTCTTATCTCCGCGTGTTTTGTCTATCAACATTACGCTTCCTGGTTCGCAGTGTATTGTTTCTAAATGAATTGGCGGAGCTTCAGGGTTGGCTGTATTGTATGTCGCAACAGACTCGGCGACTTGATCGATGTTATCGCGTTCATCATCGAAAAACAAATGCGTACATGAATCATGACTACCTAGCTTTTTGGTCGCGGCGGATGCCATCAAATATATAAATATATAAATATAAATATAAAATATCTATTCATGATAATATGATAATAAATATATGTCGTTATTACCATATATTATACATGTCTGTTTCTTCTCCCGAATTCAAACTTATCGTGGCACTTTGTCGTGGCGGGGGTATTGGGCTACAAGGGACGCTTCCGTGGCCTAAATTGGAAAGAGACCTCCGTTTCTTCTCTCAAATGACGCGGGCGGCCGTGTTTCCTTATAATAGTGCGGTGGTTATGGGGCGAAAGACGTGGGAAAGTATTCCGGAGAGTGTAAAACCGCTACCTTTTCGCGACAATATCGTTGTATCGGCAATGAATAATTTCGATACGGAAGAACACAAGCCGGGCGTTACATTCGTAAAAACACTGGCGGATGTACATAAATATGCGGGAAATTATGACGTCGTTTGGTTTATTGGTGGGGCGTCAATATACGAGCAAGTATTGACACCCATAAACCCTACAACTGGCGAAATGTTATTCCCGATTCATGATATATTGATTACATTCGTAGATGAGAGTTATGAACATGATACCGCATTTCCGTTGATGTATCAGTATGCGTCGGTGGATGAATGGCAGGCTCTACGAAATAACCCGATGAACCGTGCGATTTGGTGCTGGACGGGGAGCGACGCCATTCCGGAGTTTGTATCTTTTTTTGCGGAAGGTGCGCAAAGCAATCATCTGTATCGCATAACGGATACTGACCCGGAATTTGTGGCGAATATTACGCGACCTGCGGATATTAGGGCGATACAAGAACGACGGTCGCCGAATACAGTGTTCGTACACGCGCGTTTGGCCGCGAACCACCAGTAACCGTGCGGGATATTATTCGGTATGTTGCTTACTCACGTGTCCCCATGCGTTCCCCATGTGTTCCACCGCACTTAGTTGTCAAAATGCGGGTTATCATTAATCGTCATCCCGCAATACTCTTTCGGTTTGAGTTTGTAATCTTCCGGCGAATATACCTTGATTTTCTGTGCTTCGTCAATGAGAAACCGGAAATTGTTCCAGAATTCATCTTTGTGGCCGACGCTCTCCGTCATAATATGACTCAATTCATGAAGTGCCACGAACGTCAGTGTATTTTCGTCGATGAGTTTATTCCCCTTCTTCGTGGTATTCACGCAAAATGCGAGTTTCTCGCCCTTGTTCTCACTATACGCGGTGTATTCGCTAGTGGGAAGTGTCTCACTCACTTTTTCGGGGCGGAAATTTTTGACTAAACGTTTTACATTCTCTCGGTCGGGGTAAGTATCGCCCATATGCTTTACGACTTTTCGCATTTTCTGGGTAACGGTCGCAAGGAGATCCGCGGCAAGTTCCAACTTCGCACGCTCTCGAACGCAGTATTTATTACCGTCCACTTTGGAAACAATACATTTCAACTGAAATGCGTCCGACTCTTGGTAGATTTTCAGGCAAATAACAATAATAAAAATAATAATGATGTAACCGAAAATACTGGTTTTAAACATTTCGTTATATAAATACGATTTATTTATTTATATAACAAGAGATTTTGAGTAAACAAATGACACATACGTTGCGAGTTATGTGTACATATCATAGTTTGCCATAGCAGTGGCATCATCAGCAATTTACAACAATGCTCACTGTATATATTTATGATATATTTGTGTTGTTACTCTTCCACACTACTAAATATCCACTTATCCGCCGTTGTGCGAACACAAAACGCACGATGTGAAATAATCCCGACAATAAACAGCACGACGAGAGATTTCCATAACGAGAATCCGAATACCCGAGCGATGAGAAACGCAACCGCGACGGTTGCCGCGACATCTACCACCGCAATATCGAAGATTCGGTAGGCATGTGCTCCTTCTCTCGGGCGACCAAATATATCCTTATAACGACACAAGTCCATCCCGAATATCTTCATTTCAATGGATGATGCCTTTATATATGCCCCGAGATATTATATAGGGCATCGCCAGTTAGCGTCCGGTTTTTTGATAAAAGCGGGTGTATGTGTATAATCCATGGTTAATTCTTCGCCGGCAGCGATATTGCGTGATGCGATAATCCACCATTCTCCAGTATTTGTGTCTGGCGTTTTCGAGAGATTTGTGTTTGGTAAGATTGAACGTGCGGGGATTACTCCATCGACGTCCTTTCCCGGACAGTGGTTTATTTTACTACCGAGAAGTGTTACCGATTCGTCCGCATTGATACCAACGAATAATCTCTCGCCTTTCGCACGCGACCGCCGGGTAAATACACCGAGTCCTTGAATACGACTCTTGTCAATCGTAAAATCAGGGCTCATGAAGACACCGTGTTGATAATTCACCAAACTAGGAACGATGACATGTTGAATAATAATCACCGAAAGAACAATCACGACGAATAATACAATGAGCGTCGAGAGAATAGACATACCGCCCGCAGACAGTGATAGTTTATTCTTTACTATATACCAACATTATTATCGAAGTCACGAGCGTCGTTCGTCGTCTTACGTCTTACGTAATATTCCTATCTGCGAATCTTACGTAATTACATTTATTTATTCTTCGCTATCGCGATTTACTGGCCACCACAGCCCAATTCCAGAGGAGTACGCATCAGGTCGGGAGCAAAGGTGCTCTGGTTCCAGGGACCAATATTCAACTGAGGGTTAGGAGGCTCTGACCGCAACTGAAGATTGGCGTTCTTCATCGTGTTGCCGATAGTGTCGATACCCGTCAAGAAGGTAGCCGAGAGAAGGTTCTGTCCAAGAAGGTCACCGCTGCCTGAAGGATTCAAACTGCCCCATTGGTTGTTGGTGTCACGGGGAAGAAGGTCAGAGGGATTTGCGACGGGTAGACCGACAGCAGCACCGCCGCTTTGACCAGGCATCGAATTTACAGTTGCGAATCCAGATGTCTCTGAACCAACGACAGGACTAGCCTGTTGTCCAACAGAGATTTCTGTATTCATGCGACCATTCGCATCGCCCTGAAGAGGTTCGTAGGGGACAACGAACTTTTGGTCGGAATATGTATAAACGGCATATACAAGGACAATCGCACCTAAAATCACAAGAATGTGATTCGCACGAAGTGTTTTCTCTAAATCAGACAAAAAACTCATTCTTATATTTTAATTGTATATAAAATAAATGATAAAATAATGTAATCCTATCTCATTTATTACTGTCGTCATCGGAACTATAATCATCTAAATCATCTAATAAATATCTTGCTTTGATTTCTTTTGCTTCTAAATACGCACGCATCGCCGCCTTTTTCATTTCATACGCTTTGTGTTTGGCAATCTTGTACATTTCATAAAGAACGTCCTTGTGTTTTTTTAAAGTGATGGCGGTTTTCGGTGAATGAAGGGGGGGTGTCTGCGCGGGCTGCGTCGGCTGCGTATCAAATATTGGCTCGTTTATATCAATCGTATCCGATATATTATTGAAATCGATATCCACTTCGGCGAATTCAAAATGCTTTAATTGCGACCGAGGAGTGATATATTCATCGCTTCTGTCATTGTCCTCCTTCTCGCCGTCATTCGCCGAAAGTAGTCCTAAATAATCGGGAGTCGGTTCTTCGATTGGCGTCGGCCTCGTCGATGTGACAGGGACAGGGGCAGGGGCTGGGGGCACGACGGCGGCGGCGGGCGGCGATGAAGCCGAGATGATACATGTTTCAAATAGAGGAACATCTGGAATTACCAACACCTGCCGCAACAATAACTCTATCTGGAAATTGCGTGATGTGAATTTTATACCATGGAATTCAAGAATAGAAATGATTGTATGCTCGGCCTTAATACTCTCAAATGGCGCGACCTTCTTATTTTCGTCGAATATCTTACACGAAAATGGCTGAATATGCGTAAAATTGCGATTGGGTTCTAAATTTACACGTAGAAGGAAACTGCCAGTTTTATATGCACGAATCGGCGATACAAATGAGTTTTCAATATCTGTGTTGTCTAATTCTTGTGCGAACCAAAGGTGCCTTTTTTCATAAAGTAACTCGACAGCTCTTTTCTCTAAATTACCAATCCATTCTGTGAATTCTGTGTCGGCCTCATTCCCCGTTAATAATAAATCAATGTACGCCTTTTTTCCAGAGATAACAATACCTTGCTTTGATTGCGTTTTTGTCGTCTGGATATACAGTGGCTGTTTGCTGTCATAGTATGAAAATCGTGTCATATATGACCCACCCGTAATATGCTGCGGATGTGTTAGTTGTAGATGCTCGAAATGAAACGTATCGTTTGGGTGGAATACATCCATTATTTAGAGGATGCGCAGTGCGTAATACAAATGAGACGACGAATTAGTATGACGCGATAAAAATATTATGAGAAGAATACGAGCAAGCGAGCAAGCGAGCAGTTCATTTATGTGCGGAAGAATGGCAAATGCCTAAATCGGAACATCCCTCCGTTGCGACGAGGTCACCTAGATGATTTAGCAAAAGTGGGGCGGTTTGTTCGGCGGCGCCTAGGCACAATTGTTGGACACTTGCTGGAAGCACTTGGCATATTTTTTCGATGTCGGTGGTTACGATTGAAATAACTTTAGGATTATGAAAAACTGTTTGATTTAGGCCTTTGGCGAGAAGGAGGCATGCGTCGCATTCTAGGGGGTTCCGTCCCTCGACCGCGGTATCGACGGCGTGTGTTTGGTGATGAATGGGGTGTGCGTCTGTTCGCCCAACTGGGAAAATAGGGACGTTGACGGCAGAGATTAGTCCAAGAAGAAACAATGGGAAAAGATTCATTTTTAGTTTATACATATAAATTATTTCTATATCTATTGTATAACGTTTCATAATGCCACGCAAATCAACATATCGCTATAAGTCTAAGCGCCAGTCTAGGTCCAGGTCCCGCTCCCAATCCCAATCCAGGTCTCAGTACCAAAACCAATCTGGCGGTGCCGAGGTTACTGCCCCCGCTGGCGGTGTTCAAATCACTCCTGAGATGCTTCGGCAGGCCGGAGATATGGCTAAAGGATTAATGGATAAAGCTATTGCAAATCAAAATCAAAGTGGTGGCGGTTCTTTACAAGGCACCGAACTGTCCGCGGAAGGTCTCAAAACTGCCATGGTCGGTGGTGCTGTCGCTGGTGCCGTTGCTGGTGCGGATACTTATTCATCTTTGAAAGGTTCCGCGATTGTTGGCGGTAAGAGACGCCGCAATCGAGGTCGCCAGTCCCAGAATCAGTCCCAGAATCAGTCCCAGTCCCAGTCCCAGTCCCAGAAGGGCGGTATGGTCCCCGGATTATTAACTGCCGTTGAAACCGCATTGGTTCCTTTAGGACTTTACCTCGGCCAAAAGGCTGTTCAATCCCGCGGCAGGTCTGGAAGCCGTTCTCTCGGCAAGTCATTCGACTTCCGCCGTGCTTCTCGTCGCACCCGTCGCCGCAGGTAAATCAAATAGTAACTAGATATAAATGTATTTTATTATTTATATCTATAGGAGTGGTTAGGTATTATGAACCCAACGTCGATTATGACCGCGAATCACGCATCTTCATCAACAACGCTGGAAACCAAAATTAAACGATGGGTAGAGTTAGATAACATGATTAAACAAACCACAGAAGAAGTCCGTGATGTTCGCACAGAAAGGTCGGTTATCAATGACGAAATCATTGAGATTATTGAAGAAAAACAACTCGGCAAAGCCACCGTAAATATTAGTGATGGGAAACTCAAGTTTGTCACATCAAAACATACCGCACCACTTACGCTCACATATATCGAGAAGTGTCTAACTGATCTTGTTACGAATGGAAAACAGGTAGAGCAAATCATGACGTATATCAAGAAAAACCGAGAGACAAAAACAACGACGGAAATCAAGCGGGTATATAATAAGAAAACTGGGTTGCTGGGCGGCGATGACGACGCATCCTCATCCGATACACCCGACTAATTGTAATAATCATCCTATACAGGCGTCGTATAGATATACGAAATCATAATCTAATGTTATTACAAAGTAGAGGTATCAACGACCAAATATGAGTAAAAGCAGAATAAGCCAATATTTTAATCCAGACCAACATTTGGTGTTACACCAAGATAAAGATGGAAATATGGTCGGTGGTGGGTATCAGGTGAATAATTTACTTTATCAGCACAAAATGCCGTTGTTTGTATCACTCGATGACGATGCTGCGGTGGCGGGACGCCAGACTGGTGGCGGCGGTGGCGGCGGTCATGAACATTTTATCCCCGAAAAGTTCAGCGACTTATTTAAAGATTTAGCAGTTCCAGCGGGATTGTTTATGATGCCCTCATTGTTTAAGCCGCGAAATTATGCATTCGAGGTTCCGGAGGCGATGACGGATCATGATGTTAAGTCACGTAAAGAGTTAGATACTCATAATGGCGACACTACCGACACGGATAGCGACGACAGCGACGACGATGACGACGCTGCTGATGGCAGTGACAAAACCAAAATGATTCCAACTGATATATTTGATACTCTTCTATCGCTTGTAACGCCAACTGAACGAATTCAGCATGACGTTAAGACGAGGCGTAGAAAAGGTGGCGCAGACAGCGGTAGCGGTAGCGTAAAGGAGAAGAAACGTCGTAATAAAACGAAACGAGCCCGCATGTAGGCGCTAATGTAAATAACCCCTACGAGAGATTATTTACATAATGAAATGAAATGAAATGAAATGGAATTATAACGCAATTTCGGTTATTTTCATATATGCGTCAAATGAAGCACTGTAAAACTGGATGGCGTCATCACCATTGAGTCTCGTTAATGTTATATTTATGACACGAGGAGTAAGTGCTATATTGGCAATACCGCCACAAATCGGGAAAAGCGTGCTACCTCTCGTCCCCGAACCAGCCGCATTTGGAAATTGTTGCTGTCGTTTTGCGACCATAGTAGAGCCGATGGTAATGCTAGATTCAAATCTATCTAATCCATTACCAGAATCGCCCGCAATCGCATAGAGAGCCCCATACTCCACGATGATTTTGGAATTATTAGATTTGGGCGTATACGAATACGTAGCGACGGTTCCCGCTGAAATTACCGTATTGATTTGTCCCATATCCACCGACTCAAGAAACTCAGTATGTATCGTCTGCCCCGTTGTCCATCTTGTCGGGTTCACGGATCCAGAAACATCCAGACGCACATTATTATATGTCAAACCGGGCTGCGCAATAACGGCATTCTTCACACCATTCGAAGTGAGGACACCGTTATTCACAGGGTTAACCACGTGTGTAACAGGATAGTCCTTATGCGAGAGAGGCTCCATCCACATCGCATAATTATTGGTGTTTTGCGTATTGGCATTCAACGCACGCCCACGCACCTTATTCATGGAAAGAGACGACATTATTTCCTAAAATAGATAGTATTTCTACATAATTGATATATTTTATTATTATTATTAGGCAGTTCCAGTGGGGATATATGAATTTGACGACACTCTAGATGAACGCGATGATGATATGTGTGATAGCGATATTATAATTATTGTCAGCATACCTGCTATTAACAATAATCGTAGTATCCATAAATTTGTATCAGGTGACGACGACGACGAACCTTCTTCACTAGTAGGCGGATTCGCACGTGTTGTTGCGGGAGCGGATGACGCGGTTGGTGTAATATATAATAATTTCGAATATGATGTCGGCGGCTGTTGCGGAGGCGATTCTTGTTTCGATATCGATTTTGACATTGATGTCGCGTAACTTGATGGGGTGGATGCGTACATTGATGTGTAAGACGGAATCGCCGCGGGTGTGGCGGGTGCGGATGCTGGGGCAGGGGCTGGGGCTGGGGCTGGGGCTGGGGCTGGTGCGGGTGCTGGGGCAGGGGCTGGTGCTCCGGATGAAACGATTACAGTCACACTCGACGCACCATACAATGTCGTATTCACTCCTGCGGTGAGACCTAAACGAGACAATAACGACGCAGACAAATATAATGTTTGTAATCCTGAATTATAATACACCATGGATACAGGCATATTGGTAGTTGTATCAAATTTTTGAACACGCGTAAAGGCATCGGCGTGAACACTAGTAATCGAATCAGGGAATGTCATTGTTGTTAATGCTTGTGTTCCGGCAAAACATTTGGAGCCGAGTGTAGCGACAGTTGGCGGTATTGCTATGGAACGAAGGTTTATACATTGTTCAAATACTGATGCTGCTAAGGTCGTTATCTGTATTTCCGTTTCAAACACGACAGTATTCAAGTTTATACATAATTTAAACGCACTTGGTGCGATTGACGTGATACTCTTTGGCAATGTAATCGAACGTAGTTCCTTACACAAATTAAACGAAAACTGCTGAATATTTGTCAATCTATTAGAGAAGCCAACCTCACGTAATGACGCACAATTATCAAAAATAGACTGTGGGAGGATTGTAACGGTGTTTGGCATCGTTATTGAGGCCAACTTTGTACAATTCATAAACTGACCGCCAGACGCATCTCCGTAAAAATTAGTAGTAGTTGGAAGTGTAACTGACACTAAATTTACACACCTCTCGAAACATCTATCATAGAACCAAACTGTTGGGGCGGCCGCAGCGACGGCGGCGGTATTACTAGGGAAGATAATGCTAGTTAAACTCCTACAATTATAAAATGCGTACTTCGCATACTCAATTGTTTTGCTTGATGGGGTAAACGACGCCAGATTCGTGCATTCATAGAACGCCTGATTATAAATACTTATAATATTATCCGGTATACTGATTCTAATTAAACCGGTAGCATACGCAAAAGCAAGAAGCCAAATATTCGGTAAAATCGAATTTAGTATAACTTCTTGTAAATGTACTGTTCTCATAAATGAAAAACAGTCTATTTTCGTCACTGAATCAGGAATCCGATAATCGTTGCTTTGTTTTCCCGGAGGGTATGCGTAGATGATACTTTTATCCTTTGAAAACAATACACCGTCTTCTGATGAAAAATTGGGGTTGGCATCATCAACGGTTATCACGGTTAAATTCGGTAGATTTGAAAATAATAAACCACCTGCTCGGTCAATCAAACCGTGGTTGTATTTTGCGGGGTTTCTATAACTTGCTATATCGCAGTTAACATTCAAATGAATAGATGCGACTTCAATTTCTCTATTATTAAATATTCCCGCTATTTGTGGTCGAGTAGTACTATAGGATCCATCGATCAAATAACTACTTCCATATTTTACAATGAAATCGCCATTCGTAAATATAATCTTAAATCCAGTATTTTCATCTAGTGGATCGGCCATATTATAATATATGATTGCGATATCAATTATATATTACTACGAAATGAAATTATGATACAATCACTCACAACAATGACCACGCCCCCTTGTTGAATGGTGCGATGACGACATCGTTGATTTTACCTCTCATCTGCTGAACACGTGCTTCATGGAGCGGGTCTCTCATTTTTCCGGCTTCATAATTCTGGATACTCGACATTAATTTAGAAGACGCGGGGTTTATGTCAGGTTTGGAGCCATAGCAATTCACACCCGCCTTCATACCCGCGTTTTCCATATATCCGCCATTGATACCTGGGCGCCCGCAACTGTTTTTCTTTGCGGGGTCGGTGCTCTTCTGTAACTCTTCCCATGTCGATTTTTGTGTAGGGTAAAGAACCATCTGGTTATCCGACCATCCATAAGAACACCATTCGGCGCCAGATTTATGTGCCTCTTCCATCTGGTCGATATTTGCCAGTGTAGCACCATATGCCTGACATAATGCCTTCGCATTATCATAATCATATACGCCTGCGGGAATATGAAAGACCTGTTTTCGCATTTTGAGCGATGGCCCAGTGCCTAAATCGCCGCCGCTACTTCTTCCACCCACACCATCGGGCTCTGTTGGAAGAGATTGAGTTATTACGATTTTCTGGTTGCTTGAAAGTAGATTCGAAATCTCGGTGGTTATATTTGTATTGAAGAAATACTGAAATCCGTTAATCACCACAATGACAATAAAGATTCCCCACAGAAATATCTCTAGAATCGACACATTTGCAAAAAGGGTAGTTTCTCTACTATCATTGATCGAATCACCGCCGCCGCCGCCGTCGCCGCCGGCTAAAGCATTCAATAAGAAATAAACCATAAAAATAACGACAATTATAACAACCACCACCCTCGTGTTAACGTGCTTATCTATACTACCGTCAATCCATTCAAATACGCTACTGAGTTGTTGTAAGCCAGCACGGTCTGGATTGGACGCAGGACGCGGCGGTTGAGGCGACGGCGAAGGTGGAATCGATGATGTTTGTGACGACATAATAAATAAATGAACGAATGGAATAACTATATATTGATGGTATAATATTGCGGGCTTCTATTGCGGCGATTCTACTGGTCTGGCCGGCCGATTGTTTTGCTGCTTGCGATAAAACAGGCAGTATGGCACATTACTCGTTATGGTATCGCCTTTCATTTCCGTCTCTTTAACATTATCATCATTGAAGGTATACCATCTATTATTGGCGGCGTAGATTGACGCAGTATAATGTCCGTTTTTACTAAAACTACCGTGATGATTACATACAGCGTATAACTCATAAATATAACTTTCACGTTTATAGCCATTTACAAATGGGGTTAAATCCAAGTCTCGTAAGGGGATTTCAACTGGAATGCCGATTTTAACCGGCCCTCGTTCGGTATATTGGACACGTTTCAAGTCAATTATCATTATATTCGGTAAACTCCAATACATCGTTCCTCGTTTGACATTTTGGTATTTTCCGGTTTTTTCGTTAAACCACGCATTCTCTCCTTCCATGACCTCGCCCGCACAATAATGACTAAAACAGTCCAATAGTGTCGGGATACGCGTTTTTCCAGTTCCGGGTATTTCAACCAACGGAATCGATAATGAAATAATAGAAAATGGTTCGGGGGATATACTCAATATGGAACCGCCGTCGGCTCCAGTGCTAATATCGGTAAGCACCGACATCTGTATTCCGTAGAATAAATTCAACATCTCGGAGTAATTCTTTGAATACATTTTCTTCATCATTTCGTAGCATTTCTGGCCGATGATATCCTTGTCGTTATTTACACTTCCAGTAATCGTCATATTTACTTCTCTCGAAATCGCCATATGAAACGCGTCCAACATGAATACAAGAAACTCTTGGACATCGTTTTGTCCATTCCCCGCAAATAACTCTTGGTTCTTCAGGCGTGCGATTTGCTTCATCGATGAAATAAATCCGCCCGGAGAAACAATACAATTTTCACTCCACATCAGGGTTCGCAGTTTATCCCATTCTGTTAATAAGACCGCGTCGGGCTTCTTTGTAAGACGTTTCTTGTATTTCTCGTCGTTTAAAAATCGGTTCAGCTCATACGTGTGCGATAATGCCTGTAAGCATGAATTTATGAAACATGTATTTCCTAGATTCATGAGGCCAGTGATACCCCTTCCGTTGAATTCTGGGAATCGTTGGTTCATTTTCGTGTTATTGATGGCTGGTGGTGGTAGTAGTATGGATTTGTGCGAGGTCTTTACATAGTATTGTATTTTTATGTTTAAGTTTTATTGGAGGGGGGACGCCCCCCCTAACGGCGGGATACTGTGACAACGGAGGGGCATCATAAACCCACGTATTTGATATAAACTAGAACGCGAAGATATTGCGAGTAACTCTTTTTTGTTGTTGGAATTGGATGCTGACACGGAAAACAAACAGCTATACTGAATATGAAAGAGGAGACCGCCCTGAAAAATATAAGCGTGATTATAAGTTTCAATAAAATATACTAACGACTATAGAGATTATTACTCGCTATAGTCGTCAAATAGTATAATGCTCTGTAAGAGTGCATTTATATCACCAAAAAGATTAACTGAACGATTTTTTATTTTTTTATAGAAAGCGTGTCGTCTCATTTTTCTTTTCGGTCGGTATATAATTTATATAATATATATAATTTATATAAACTATAGACTAGTTAATGGTTAGTAGACTTAATAAAAATGTCGGAGATTATTTTACATTTACATATTATATTTAAATAAAGTTATACTTTGCCATGGATTTTGTTTTATTATGGTAAACGAATGTTGCGACTTTTGCGACTTTTGCGACTTTTGCGACTTTTGCGACGGCGAGTTATTGAACCTCCGCTACTATGCTGGCCGAGTTTTGGCGAAGGCGATCTTGATTTTGGCGAAGGCGAACGTGGTTTTGGCGACTTTGGCGATCTTGATTTTGGCGACGGCGAACGTGGTTTTGGCGACTTTGGCGATCTTGATTTTGGCGACGGCGAACGTGATTTTGGCGACTTTGCCCATAATTCAGCTAGCCATACTGCTTTTTCTTTTGCTGTTGCGGATTTTGCTGATGGGTTGGCTAAAAGCATAACGCTTTTAGCTCTTTGACTAGCAACTTTACTACCAAGAGTTCCTCTCGGGTCACGTAGGTACGTAATACTTTGTGGTGGAATCAATCCACTTATTACCTTGCGTTCGAATTCGCGCATTCTAGCCAGTTTGAATTGTGTGTCAATATTTAATATGCTACAATCCCATAAGTTTGCAGTTCCGTCTTCACAACCAGTTGCAAAAAATCTACCACTTGGATGAACCATTAAAGACGTAAATCCACTTGGTGCCTTCAAAGTGTCTATACAAAACACCGACATTTGGCCAGGCGCCATATACCATACCTTTATGGTTCTGTCTTTGCTACATGAGAATAGAAAAGGTGTGGTAGGATGAAACGCGACAGAAGTTACATCCCCGTCGTGATCATCAAGTGTTTCCACGCATTCAGCAGCAGCATACTTTCGTCCAGTGGTTAATAATTCCCATAACTTGATTTTTTTGTCGTTGCCACCTGTTACCACAATCGGCGCAGATGGATGAAATGCAATAGTTGAAGTTTGTGCCCTGTGTTTTCCTCGTCCATCCAGAGCCATTAACTCAGATAGTTTTTCGGGTCTTCCCCATCTAGGAGGATCTATATCAAACACTGATCCACCTGTCAGTGCAGCAGTAGCAACACGAGGTTGTGTCGGATGAAACACTATACACTTGGAAGCATGACCTCCGTAATCGCTCCAACTCGGAGGACTAACCTCATCAACTAAAATTAATTCCTTCTTATCAGGTGAAATCTTCCATAATTTTAATAGATCACGACTTGCACCGCTAATCATATCAAAGTCTTGTGTGTCAGTCAATTGCGGACGAAACGCAACACATGAAACAGGTGATGAGCGATACGCTTGGGTGGTCGATAAACACTGATGCGTGGTTGTATCCCACATCATCATTTTACCATCATCTCCACCAGACACGAGAATGGGCGCACTGGGGTGAAATGCTAGACATGTAACTGCTGCGGTATGTCCTAAAAGCGTCGCTACAGGCTTATCAGAATCGTTGCCCCATAGTATTATACTATTGTCTTGACAACCGGTTGCTAAAATAGGCGCGGACGGATGAACCGCGATACATAAAATACTACCACGACGTCCGTCGAAAGATCTCAATAATGGGAATTTACCTTTTTTTTGGGCCATAATGTATAATATTTGATTGTATAACCAATATATATATATTAGTTTATCTAAATAAAGAAACATAAGTAAAGGATCGTACGAAAGACCAGAAAATAGATGTCCAATAAAAATAAGACACGAAAATAAGGAAGAATTATTTATAGGGGAGGAGGGGATGTTTTGGGTTGAATTGAAATTTCCAAAAAAGCATAAAGCAACGAATATTTGACGCTTTATGCTTTTTTTTTGTAAAATATAGGATGGACTGAAAACCACCCCCACCACCGTTTCAACAGTTCCTTCACATAAAATTGATTGTATTTTTCCGATACATTCAGCGACCACACACACCCCCGCCGTCGTCAACAGCAACAGCAAACACACAAACAATGGCTCTTATCCTTGGTGAACTTATAGTTATGTCGGCGGGGTTCTTCATGGTTTTCCTCGTATTGATTACTTGTATCAATGTAGGATATGACGGTGGACGATCCGACCGTGCCGCCGCCGCCCGTCGTCGCCGGCTTCTTCGGGATGATAAGAAGCAACGCGACCACCGCCACCACTAAACAGATATAGATAATAAATATGTATTGATAATAAATAATATAGAATGAATCCAGATCCAGACCCATCAAACAATCTCGGACAACGGCTCGCGCAAAACGACTATTACGAGAGATTTCACACCAGCCAGTTTTATAATGCGGTAGAAGACGAACGTAGCTATATGAATGAATATACGAACCTGATACATCAATACAATAATTTTATAACAAATGGGGCGTCTATGTTCTCACGGATGGAACAGACCTTACGAGAGAATATCTTGCGGACACCCGTTCGGCAAGCTTTTTATTATAATCGCCCGGTATTGCCGGGCAGTGCAGCACCCGCGCCCGCGCCCGCCCCCGCCCCCGCGCCCGCCCCCGCGCCCCGTAACGACAACAACCCAATCACCCGATTGTTATCTACTTACTTAAACGGCGACCTACCACGGCCAAGAAACCAAACTACTAATACTAATAATCTATTTTCAATGTTATACACGGTTCCACTAGAAGGTAGAAGAACGAATAGCACAGCGCCAACAATCGAACAAATTACCCGTTCAACTACGAATACGGTGTTTAGAAATATACTTTCTCCTGTGAATGCGACTTGTCCCATTTCGCGGGACGAATTCAGTGACGAGAGTGAAATAACAATGATACGTAGTTGTGGCCATATTTTTAATCGGGCTAGTTTGAGAGAATGGTTTGTAAGTCGTTCTACGTGCCCGATGTGTAGAAGTGATATTCGGGAATACGCGGTATCGGCGCCTGGATCCGCGAATCTCTCGGTTGACCGCATTGATAATGACAGCATGACGTTTTCATACGACCTACCGATCGACTATAACAGTGACCAAATCTACCAAGATATTATAAACAACGTTACTCTAATTCGTAACAATGGATGGAATCGTAGGGGCGCGCAGGGCGAAGGCGGCGAAGGCGGCGAAGGCGGCGACGGCTGGCACGGCGAGGAGGTGGATTAAAAAGGGTGGCGATTCACTCCCGCGGCTCTGGGGCGGTATTATTTATTTGCCACGCTTCGCCCCGCCGCCGCTGAACCAATCCGTTATCGCACGATTCCCTTTATTCAAATTGTCCGCTTTCACTAAATATTCATCGAATAACAGAGATTTCACTTCCTTGTGTCGCATCTCTGTTATTTTCTTTTCGCGTTTTACGGGGTCGTCCATCGTCGAAGCAACGGTTTCTACCGCATCTAAGAACCGCCCCTTCTTCTTCTGGAACGCAGGAAGTTGTTCCAATACTAACGCGAATAATTGCTGAACTGGTTTCATAATCTGGTTTGTGATATAGAAGGAGTAATTTAACTGGAGTTTGTGTTTATGAATATAATCCGGGTGCTCTATTTTATCTCCCTGAAGCGCCCCTTTGGTATCATTGTGGATATACGCGTAAGGGATGCGGTCGCCTGTATTCGGTTTATTGCCTGGGTCGCGCACACCCATCCTGTCGGCCAACACCTTATGCGCAATCTGTGCGGGGTTCTTATAATCCGACCGCAGTGACTTTGTAATAATCAGTTTCTCAATCGGGCATTTCTGGTCAATCATATACTGTAGTTTCTCACGGAGAAATGCGATGGCTCGGTCGATATTTTGCTCCTTCATTAGAATATCAATAATCCCGCCGTAGATTTCCTTCACAATCGGCGCATTATCGCGACGTTTCAGCACGATACCCATACTCTTCAGTTTACCCTTATTGGGGTTTTGCTCATAATACACGCCAACATACCCCTTCTTGCGGAGTAGGGCAAATGGGCATATCGTCTTTTCATAGACCCAGCCATGCGGTGCCTTCAAGAACTTGGATGAATAATCGCCTACCTGCTTCGCGAGTTCTATCGTGATTTCAATCGCGTCCTTTCCGCGGATGGGGACGCCGTCGGGCGTTGCAAGATTGAATGTGAAGAAGACACTATCGGTATCACCGTAGATATACTCAGCCTTCGAATGGACGACCGGGTAGTTGGGGTGGGATGTCGGCAGAAGGATATCACCGTAAGCCTCTTCTACGACACGTCGAGCATACGTCAAGAGTTTTCGCCCAGTGGCGGTCGTAGATGCCGCAACATCCACTTCATAGAATGTGCTCGTCTTCGCACCACATTGCCCATATAATGAATTCGCAGTCACCTTATAACCAAGTTGTCGCTTATCGAGAATATTCGCCATGAATGCGTCCGTCTGCTTCTCTGCTAGTTTTCGAGTCGTTTTACGCGCGACGAGGAGTTCTTCCAAAATAGCGGGCATAATCCCCTTCTCGCCTTCGGGGAATTGCGCAAACCGGCACACTTTTGTCCCGCATTTGACTTTCACCGCTGCCGCCGCAGTCTTTGTCGCGGATTTTGGACGCGTCCATCGATAGGTGTCATACGTAATATCTACATATTTATATCCGGGGAGATTATCGTAGCATGACTCGCCGGTCTCGCGGATAAGATTACCGTCGTTGTCATATTCCTTCGTCCAGACCTTACTATCATGTGACAGGTTTTCACTAATCATCGATGACGGATATAGCGACGAATAATCATTACACGCGACTGGATTGTCTAAATAAAGACCGCATTTGGGCGGAAGAACAATCGCACCTTCATACCCCGACTCGCTACGGTCTTTGTCGATGACGGGCATCAATGTATTCTTCTCACGACATTTCATCGCCACATAACTCGTAAGTTTGATACCTTGTCCACGCATTACGAGGAAACTGATGGGCACGCTACAGATTTTCGCCATTTCGGTATAACCAGTGAGAATATCGATTTTGCTCATAAGATGATGAACGAGGTTACAATCCTGAATACAGTATTTCGCGATAACCGCACGCTCACGCGGCCCTTCATTCGTCATGCGGAAAATGTCTTGCGGCGAAACATCGTCTTTCGCAAGACCCCAGCGCACCATCGTTTTCATGTCTGGGGTCGCCGAGCCTTCGACGATGAAGCCACCGCCATCGCTTGCGCTCGGTATCGCGACGACTTTGAACTTATGCCCGTCCTTATACAAATCAGTTGAATGGTTCGTTTGCTCAAATTTCACGTAATTTCCCGCTTCAAGTCCTAAAAGGTTGGCAGAAACCACGCGGGTCGTATGTGTCGACGCGTCATATTCCACGCTTTTTACCGCATCGCCGATGAAATAACTCGAAACGTCGTCTAGTTTATAAGACGATAGATTGAAATCACGACGCAGATAATTATAAACATCTACTTGAAGGCGGCCAGTCATCTTGATGAAGTGGAGGTCGTATTGGCCGCTAGCAAGGGCGATTTTCGTTTGTTCAATCGCGACATTATCGGCCGTTATTTCGGTGTTTGGATTCACGTAGCCGCCACCCGCGTTGGCACCCCCGCCCGCATTGGCACATAATTCGTCCCGATTCCGCGACAATTTCAAGAATTCTTCGTAACACCCCGTCTCGACCGCGCGCCGAAACATGAACTGATAATCAAACCCAAATATGTTATATCCAATAATAATATCTGGATTCTCCGTTTGAATCAGCTGCGTCCATGCGAGCAGAACATCGGCTTCTGTAGTGTATGATTCAACTACGGAATTCGGCACTTCGTCGTCGAGGCGGTCGCATGTGTCGAGAACAATACAGTGATTAAGATAGGGGCGATTGCCATTTTGGCCGTATTTCACGAAAGTGGAACCGATAAACGTCACCTTGTCACCTTCGACTTTGGGAAAGATAGAACCTAAAGTATCGCTTACAATTTTGATTTTCTCTTCGCGGGAATGTTTCGGGTTGTTTAAGAGTGCGGTGAGTTTGACGGAGAGGTCGGCGGTGGCGGTGGATGCCATTCGGCCTCCTCTTGATGACGGTATAGTTTCGTCTACGTCGCCACCCCCCTTCTCGTTATCGCTATCGTCGTCACTATCGTCGTTGTCGCCCACGCCGCCATTCTTTTCCGCCGCAGCCGCAGCTTCCTCTTTTGCTGTCGCAGCCATTTGAAGAAATATCTGCTCTATGGTATTTTCTTGCGCGACGACATCATGCTTGATAATACCCTTGACCTCGTCGTATAATACGCGCCGACATAACCGCGCCATATCCGCCTCTTTCGGACGTCGCTTCGTGTAAATTATTTCTATATTGGGGTAGGGATCGCGACCTTGATATGGATACCGAAATGCGGTATAAATGATATGCGCCAATTCATCGTCGGTTAACCCCTCCGCGCCCGCAGCCGCATCCACGATATTTGTCGCCAGTTTCTTGTATGATTTGACGGGAATCGGGAAATCGCCGTGACTACTACTGGCTTCAATATCAAAACTACAGATTTTATACGGGACGACGGTCTCTTTTTCGTTCTGGGGAATGATATCTTCAAATGACAAGCGGTATTCGTATTGACACGTCGTCGTGTATTTCTCGATGAGACGCGTCTTCTTCATGGAAAATGTCACCCACCCCGATGGACTAATTTTCTGGATGTGGAAGAAACGCAGGATGGGCGGGATATTCGCTTCGTAAATATACGTGTGTGTGCTTGCGAACGGGTAGCCGTCGGGTTTCAATGCTCGCGTCTTTCCATCACGCGGTGTATAAATATCATGATACCACAGATTCTTCACGCGATTCATAACGGTCGTATTCTTAAACACAAGCAGGACGAACTTATGATTTTTCCCCCCGTCAAACCCGTATAGTTTACGCTTCTCCACGATTTCGCATTTTTCCGCGATGATGCTGTTTTCGTAGTAGCGGCTCTTTAAGTTCTTTTTTATGTCGCGGATGAACGCGGATTTCGTGGAGTTGGTCCAGTGGTCTGCGACTTTGACGTAGAAGAAGGGGTGGTAATCATCTACGAAGATAGAGCATGTTTCGCCTTGCTCATTGATGCCGAACATCTGGATACGGAATTCATTGGCGTCGACGGTGGCGAAGCTTTTGCCTTTTCCGGCACTGGCGCCAGCGCCCCCATTACTGTCGGCAGATGCGACCGAACTGCCACAATCATCTGTGCCGCTACCGCTGCCACTATTTTCGGAGGCGGACGAATGCGTATTTGTTTCTGGAATACAATCATATACATTGAAGTCGATGAGCCGGAATGACATATTATCGCTTGGTGATGATGACGGGTCGTCTGGAGTCGTCGTCGTCGGTTTCTTAACAATCTTGAATTTTTTCATCTAGCGTCGATGGTTAGTCGTGATACTTGGATTATCCTTTCATCTTTTCTTTATTTCAATTTTATCTTTATAAGCACATAAAATTGAATGATAATAATGTATTAGACTCAGGAATACAGATACAGATACATCGCGTCTTATTACCCGCCACTCTCAGTAAATGCCAGTAGGAGTATATCAGTTAACCCCGTTATACGTATGGATAGCCTTTATGACGTATAATGCTTTACGCCCCCTTATTTCGATTTCAATCGATTCGCTGGATTATAGAGCGGCATTGATAGTAATGAACGTGGTCGGGTTATACCTGTTTCTTCGACACGTGCGCATCGACGTCAACTTGAGAGTTACGATGAATCAGTGAAACGCACCCGCTTGCCCTGATTTTCGCTGTTTTTGGGGGCGGCAGCGGCGACCTGATTGTTGTATCTCGCGGGGTCTGTCAATATTGACATCGCACCGATGATACAGAGGACGAAATAAGCCGTAATTACCCAAGACACCCAGTGATACCTTTCACATGTCTTATTCGCCAACCAGACAAAGAATGCCGAAATAAGCAGATTTGTGATTAAAATCGCAAATTGAAAACCCACTAAATATATATCGAGAATATTGATGATAATCACGAGAACCAAAATAACCGAGGCCAGCGGGCAAACTGCGATATTGGACAACATTGTATTATAATATATACATCCATAAAAAAACGCGGCGGCGTTAGTCATTCCGTAAATATGCGGGCATGTAGTTACGAGCCACAACCGGCGTCGGCATTCGCGAACTTACACTTTTTTTATGCTGCCGTTTCATTGAACGATGGAACTTCTTTAATGTATCACGATGAAACTCTTTGAATTTTACATGTGCCTTTTTCGTGATACCTCGTAAAGCCCTTGTTCCTTTATGTTTATGCATCTCTCGATTCTTACGCTCCAACTCGAAATCTGGATTTGATATGACCCATTTCAACATTTTGGCATAAACACGTTCATCCGAATATTCTAAACTATGGACTCCTTTGCTAATATACACAATCAACGGGACGCCTTGAATATCTTTAGGTATGTATTTCAGTTTTTGGATAACGGGGTCAGACTGCTCTAAATTCACCGCACGAATATTCGCTATGGTGAGAACACAGCCTGATTTTTTACAGCGGTAGTTTTTCTTCAAGTCGTGTATCAACCGGCTCCAATCGCCTTTCATATTTCGACAATGCCCACACCAATCTGCGTAGATTTTAACGAGCAGACCGTGCGTCTCTGGATTATCATGTGCCTGCTTGGCAGCGGCATTGAACTTTTCTATATTACCATTTTCATCGGTTACATCGATATATTGCAACATCTCTTTATATTACGTATGGATAAAATAGTTATCCATGGGATAAAATATTTATCCCAGTAGTATATACAAGAACATGTATCAACGCATTATGAAATATATTGGCGAGAATGCCGACCTAATAATAAAAGAAGGTAAAGTCCTACTTCCACTAGCGAATCTACAAAAAGTATTTCCAGTTATTATTGTCCTATTATTCTTAATCGGCGCATATATCACCTATAATACTCCGTCGAAGGCGACTCTACCCGAAGGATTTATTAATATAGAACCTGACGCGAATGTAGCACGAAAGTTGCGGCACAATTCAGTCGCAACTGCCGCCGCCACTGCCGCCGATGGCGATGGCGATGGCGGAGAAATAGAAACGCCGACGCCGCCGCCGTCGACCGAGGGGTTTGATATCGCGGATGCGACTGCCGCCGTCACCGATGCGGCCACGAATACCAGCCGATGCCCTAATATATTGATTCAACACGGCAGCGAAATCTTCCTTTACAATTCCAAGGTCGAGAAGGTTCCGGGCGTCAATCCAATACGGTTTAAGAGTTTAGAAGATTATTCGGAGTTTATGGAGTGGTTACAGGGTCGCGGGATTCGATGCCCGGTGCTGTTCCTCCAATATTCTTATGACGCCCAAGGCAATCCAGTTTATAAGATGCGGCCTTCCCCGATGGATTTACAGGGCGGGCTTTCACCGAACGTGCCTTACTCGCCCGCACCAGCCGCACTCGTCCAAATGATGGATGCTTCGCGTGATAACCCCCCATTCAACAACCAGATGTATGACGGATTCGACCCCTTGAATTTTAATATGGGCGATTATACGTCACAAGATGCCGCATTTCGTGCGAAGGAACTCTCGATGAAGTATAGCGATAACCCCATGGACTCAAATTGGGGCGGTATCAAGTATTCTGAATCAGTGGTTGCGTCGGGGGCATATATCGACAGGACGCGACCCGACGCTATACGAACAGATACCTCCGCGTTGGTGCCGATGCGTGTTCCTGCCACGAATGAAAAATACCGGAACCCGATGTATGCGGGTGACGCGGTGTCGCGGGGGCGTGGCGCGGATGTCGAATGGGGAAAGGCACGGCGGCCTGCGTAAACCCGCAAAGCGTATAAACCTAATTTATGTATTTATATATTCTTGTATAACTACATACCGCGATGACAAGCGCGATGACAAGCACGCCACAGCCCGAAGAAATCGAATGCTATCGAATGCCGATGCCCGACGGTGAGTTTTCGACATACAATCGTTATGAATATACCTACGCGACACGGAAATCGTGGGAATATATCCCGCTATTACGGCGGAAGGATTGGCGGTATTTTACTACGAAGGCATTTACGTATGCTGGGAGGTGGCTTCGCGGCGAACGACGCGGGTGGGGTGATGGTGGGGATTACTGGGAGGTGTTTGAGGACGACCTGTCGGGGAATACGAATGAACGTGTCGAGAGAATTATATCGTGGGATTATGATGCCACGTTATGTTGGCGGGTATTTACCGCTGTGTAACGAAACTATACACGAGAGAGAGAGAGAGAGAGGAATTACTTCGTGTCTATGTATCGCGCACACTCCTCCAACGTAACTTTGAACTTATTCATGGTGTTCAACTCGTTCATATGGCGAACAATGTCCTCCATTTTGCCTTCGCCATGGACTTCCCGAGAGACGTTTTTGAGAGAATTCACGATTTTGGCGTTGACCCACTCGTCCATGTTCTCAATGATTTTATTGTAATGGTTGTAATGCGAGTCCATATTCAGGGACTTCTGGGTCTTTGCGGTGAGTTCTTCTTGTCGCTTGGCGATGGTGATAATATCGCCTTCGTTTTCGTCTTCGAGGGGGTCGGTCGATTTGGATTTTCGATTGGCAAGACCTTCAATCATCCCGATTTGGTTGCGGAAAATATACTGGACGGCGACGAGAGCGAGGACGACGAATATGCCTAAAACTACGTATTTGGCGAGGGTGTCGGTGGTGTCGGCGGAAGAGGAGGAGGGGAGGAGGGTGTTCATTGTGGGGAGTGGATTGTTTAATGGGATGGAATGGAATGAAATGAAATGGAATCGAATAATAATGTAATACTGAATTAGTATTAGATTATTTAATTCGTGGTTTATTTGCGATAACTGCGGCGTTTGATTGTGCGATTGTGTTTGCGATATGATTTGCGATGTTTGATGGTATTGTGTTTGGTGGATTTGGATGACCGTTTGTTCTTCTTGTTTGTGTATTGGGTGCGGCGGCTGAGGTTGCGACGGCGGCGGGTGCGGGTGGAGGAACCGCCACCTTGTGAACCTCCGTTACCAAGATGACCAGTACCAACTAGTTGCGGCGCCAGTTTAGATAGAGATTTGAGCGGTAGAGGTGGTGGTGATGGTGATTCTGCTGATGATGATGGTAATGATGATGGTAATGAGTCTTCTGATTGTGATGAATCGTAGAATACGTTCTTAACCGCTACATTGACATGTGTAGGATGAGGAGGAGAATCGGTGGCATTAACAACATCCCCGGCCGCCGCCGCCGCCATATTTTGCCCGGCGGCGGCCGATTGCGGGTTGCTACTGAGTGATAGCAAACGCGGTATTTCAGTAACTAATCGAGAAGAAGCATCGGGGATGACATCATCAACCCTGAATGGAAGTGTCCCCCCCTCAAATAACCTGCTAAGTTTATCTATTGTATTTCCCACTTCTATTCCATTCACATAACAATAATACAGCCCCGATAGAATTGCGAGACTATCTTTATCAACGAAGCTTTCACTAGCGACATTAGGTGTTCTATAATATAAATCCAAACATGCGCGAACCTCGCTCCAATTCTCAATGTCGGCCCTAATGCACGCATCATTAAACGTGTGTATAGAGTTATCGGCGGTAGTCAACCCCGCTAAAAAATAAGTAATTTTATCTTTGAGTGTTTGTTCGATATTCTTATTCTGCAAAAATCCAGTAACCTTACCGACATTATCCTGATTAAAACAGAGTCGCACATATTCTAATGGCAAATCAGGATAACTGGTAAACTCGGCCGTTAAAGATGATAATAGAGTATCATCAGGTCCTTGTTCGGCTTGTGCTGGGTGACCTTCTACGAGATGACCCGTTTTGACTCTTACAGTGGTCGTCGGCGTAAAAGCATCCAACGCAAAAAATGTAAGAATATCGTTTAAGTTGGCAAAATGACAGGGGACTCGCCTTTCAATAAAACTAACGGTGAATAGTCTATTTATAATACTAGCATAGGTTTGAGAAACAAACTCATGAACAAATGACGGACTATAATGGTCGAAATAACCGGTAGTGTAATGATCTACTACTGCTAGAAATATCGATAACTTCATCTGTACTGCCATTTTTATTTCTAGAGATACACCGCGTAATGGATTATTCAATCTTTCTGTTAAAATCATAACTAATGAACTATCACCAAAGATTACTAAGGGATCTTCTCTTCCAGGGGCAGGAGACAATGATGCCCCAGCAGCGGAACTCATTTCCACAGGGCGGCTCTGTGGTGATGATAGTGGTGTATAGTGCTCACGTATATCCTCTGTTTTCTTACGAATTACAGTATTGAATGGGTCATAATTGGTTGAAATTGTCAAAAAATCACAGAAGGACCTTCCGGGCATAATAAAATCATCGTACAGGGAGACTGTATAATCTGGATCATCATCGCACGCATTAAATACTTTTTTTACCTTAATCAATAAGTCGTCGTATTGTGTTAATAACGATGTTATTGATTCACATTTATCAAGGACGCAGATTGCGTCATCTTGAATAAACTGTGCTGCTGGTTTGGTACTCGGCCTCTCCGAACTTTCGGATATACTACTAAAATGAATACATAATATTTCATCCATTAATTTAGATATTTGACATTGTAAATGCATAAATACGATATCGCATACAGTCAAATCATCAAAATTTATGGTTGCCGATTTATTGTATCCGCCATCTCCGCCGCCTCCCTCTCCTCCGTCGCCTCCACCTCCTCCGCCGCCTCCACCTCCTCCGCCGCCTTCACCTCCACCTCCAGATGCTAATAAATGCGGTAAATCACAAACTATATAATCAAATGTCGAACGTTCACAATAAGCAGGGCGTGTAGCCAACCCATCCGCACAAATACTAGGTTCACCCCTTGGGCGTTGTCGGGTTAAGTCACTACTACTCTCTAGTAACTTTTTTAGATGCGCTATTTCACTTGCCGCAGCATTATTAAATGTTTGAAGCTGTGATATTTGGGCACTCATTTCACCCCTTTGTCCTTCTTTTTTCGTTAATTCATCAGTCTGGCGTTTGAGTTGCGCGGTCAGTTCATCCAAATTGTGTGTTAAACGTATTAACTCCGCACTATTTTGCTGTAAACCATGATTTAATTTGGTTTTTTCGGCTTTTTCTTTTCCTAACTCCTCAGTTACTTGTTTTAACTCTTGCGTAAGTTGTACTTGTGATTTGTCACCTTCGGTTACTTTTGTTTGTAACCCTATAATTGTCTCTTCAAGCATTTTACGTTGACTTTCATTGGCGGTTATTGCAGCATCTAATTCATTTTTTTTCTTACTAAAAGCATGTCGTTGTAATTGTACTTCTATTGCAGCAATAAATCCTTCGAGTATGCTGATTTCGGGCTCAATGGAGATCATCATGGTATTAGATACTTTTGCTATTGGTTCACCATTGCGTAGTGTTAATAAATTTGACTCATAAGTACCTTTCTTGACGTTTAAGTTTCTCACTTCCTCGTCGCTAAGAATGCCATCACCGTTCGGTTGTCCTGATGGTGGGACTTCTAATCTACGTTCTTGTTTTGTGGCTCTTACTTCTGGTGGTGGTGCTGAGGCGATTGACGCAGATCCTGCTTCTCTTCCTCCTGCTTCTCTTCCTCCTGCTGCTGCTGCTGCTGCTGCTGGTGCTGGTGCTTGTTGCTGCTGTGCAGATGTTGATGCCAATGCTTCTTGATGCTGTGCTGGCGCTCGAGAGAGTGCCTGTGCTGATGCTGGTGCTTGAGAGGGTGCTGGGGCGGTTGTTGCGCCTGCTCCTGCGTCTTCTCCTGCTGCTGCGGGTGGACCTGATTTTAGCGGCATCCCCCCTATTTTATTATCTCTTTTTGAACCCCCCCTTTGACGCTGTGCGGTAATACGCATTGGCATTCTTGCTAATCTTATTGGAATAGTACGTATTTCGGTTTGTAGGTTACTTATATTTTGTTCCTTTGTTTGCTGATCCTTTGTTTGCTGATCAGGATTAACTTGCGTCTTACTTTCCGCCTTAGTTTTTTTTGCAATCGGAGTGTCATCACCATCTTTTCCAGTATTCAAATGTTGTACATGACGACTAGGGTTTTTATCAACATCGGGTCTCTCCATAGAGTCAGGACCTTTATCCTGGGGTGGGGTAACTACATATTTAGGTTCAACGCGGTCTCGGCTTGGCAAGACGGCCAAACCTTGAGCCCAATCCGCAATTATTTTATTGTCGGCAAATTCCTTATTTACCATATTTTTTATATCTACACACACGGGAGGTGATGCTTTTTTTGCAAATAATGACTTACCCACAAATATCATATTATTTCCATTTTTGGTAAAAAACGCGTCATTAGCAACCAATAAATGTGTAATAACTGTATCAAACTCATCGATAGAAATAAACGCATTACCGATCTGAGTAAATTCGGGTGGAATATTATTTAATTTATATTTACAGTTAATAAATAACTCTTGAACAAGTCCTATGATTTTGATATATCTTTTCTTATTGTTCACGGATTGTTGGTCTTCTTCTTCTGCTGCTACTTGCCCCCCACTAGAACTAGAACTAGAAGACAGTGATGCCTCATATGACTTAGTGAGATGATCATATATTACTTGAAGTACCGCCATCAATGTACATAATGCGTTGCCTAACATGATAAAAAATACACTGGGTATCGTATAACGTTGTTTTCGTATATCTGCAGGTACTGAATATGCTGGGTTATTGCCAATTGCGTTTAAATGTCTAGAAACATTATCTATTTTATCTTTAACATTGCTAACAACCATATACAATGCCTTCATTTTTTTTACCTTATCGTCGTCGGGCGTTCCTGGGCGATATAATCTCAACTGGTGCATTTTTTGTTTATCGGTTTTAATTGCGTTGATTAATCCCACTGGAACTTGTCTACATATAGCAATCATGAATAGAACTTGATCACACGTTGTTATCAATGCTTTCGAATCTTCATCTTTATCTATATTATATACCTGTGTTGTTGACGGTTGATTATTATCGCCTTGGCTTTTAGAATAAACCACCCCGATCTTTAGTGCGGTTGTCATTTTTACACCATTTATCCTACTCGTCTTCCACATTTGTGTTTTAGAACCATTACCATTTTTAAAATCGTTGATCGACAAATTGTTATGTTTTTTCTGTCCAGTTTCCCTAACATAACTTTCACGACTTTTTGGATTATCGGTATCATCACAATATATTTCTAATATATTTCTTCCAGCAATATCCGCAAATTTTAAGTTTACTTTATATTTATTACTTCCTTTTGTTTCTACCTCTGTTCTACAATACGGGTATCCTATAACGGCATTAAAATCTTCTGTAAAAACTAGCGTACTTCTAATTGGAGGAAATTGTTCGGACTTAATTCTTCTTGCTCGTTTGAATGGGTCAAACCACGACCCAAAACAATCAAGAATGTTCACATTAGTGGGGGTTTTGAATGTTGTTTCTTCGGTAGCTCCGCAATCGGTTAATAATACGTTATAATTATCAATTGGACCAGGTATCATTACAGTTTTTGATTTTAACCATGTATGTAGAGAACAATTATCGTTTACTAGTTTATTTATAACTTCTTCAAACATGTGTGTGTGTTTTGGATGTGATAACATAGCACGAGTATCGCGGTCTACAAATACATTTAATCCATCTAATGTAGCTTTACACGTCCCGTCTTTAAGTGCGTCAACAAAGCCGATACACTTAAATAATCTTTCAACATTAACTCCGCCACTACTCGAGATTATACCAAGCTTACTTAGTTCATCCGGTATACCCTTAGGTATTAGGGCGGCGGCGGTCACTGCCGGCAAACTTATAGTCTGTGTTTTTTTCGGCTGTCCAGGAAGGCTATATACAAAATTATCGTCGCTATACGATATTATGTATTTATTACTTGGTTCTTGCATTTACTATTATCTCACGATTACCCGCCTACTACACTATCACCCTAAAAAAAAACACACCTTTTCTATCGTTGCCTTCCCTATCCCGCGTTTTCCGTCGACTGTGACGTCCTTAAAACACGCCGAAACATGCTTGTATTTGTTCTTATTCATCGGTTCTATCATCGTCTCGGTTGGCATGTCACTTCCCGCCTCCGGCGACGGCGGCGACATTTCCGGCGATAAACTCTCTTCATAATCATTGATTTTCCGGTGTAAATCGCCTAAAAACTCGTAGATCGAACCATCGTATTTCGCCAAAATCGCCGCGGCCATCTTCGCACTCACCCCCGGCACTTGTGCCAGCATAATCTCCCCTATATTCTCTCGTGTGATGTAGTCTCGTTTCTCTTTTTTCGCCGATACTTCGCTATATGCCTGTGTCGTCGCGGCACTCGCTATATCATCTCCTCCGCCGCCACCGCCGCCGCCGCCGCCGCCGCCGTAGACATTATGTGCCGGCTTCATACCATCGCCGCTCTCTTTCGCCACCTTATCCGCAAAATGCAGAATAAAGTCGACTGTTTCGCCTAAATTCATCGTGCGAAACACCGAAAATCCCTTATAATACATCAGCGACACCATCGCACTCTGTAGTGCCGTCTTTGTAATCTGGCTATGTCTCTCATTGTAATGTGCGAGGTCGCCTTCGATGATATAGATGATATTGTGGGTGTGGAATCCTGTAGCAGCGGCAGTCTCGATGAGACGGAATGATTGCTCTTTATATCGCCCATCTCGAATACTTGCTGCTAAATCCGCGAGCGTCTTTCTCTCGAATATGGCAATGTCCCGTCCAGTTCCCGCGTCATGAAGAATAATATCGCCTAAAGATAATCTCTCGGTTTTGATTTCGTGGGTCGTCGTCGTGGCCGCGGCGGCGAGAGATTTCTTCGGTTTCGTCATCGGTGCGGTCTTCTTAGGCAGCGGAACCTTCATCGTAATTCCATCACCGAGATCCATAATATAATGGGCGGGTTCTGGTGCGACGGGTGCCACGGGTGCGACAGTGGCCGGTTTCAACAACTCTAGTAAATCTTTCTCTCGGCAATCTATTTTGATAATCATGTCGTTCGTCGTGTCAATACATAACAATATACTTGTGTGTTTATGTTGTTATATTGGGTGTGTGTGTGTGTGGTGTGTGTGTGTGTGGTGTGTGTGTGTGGTTGTTTGTGTGTGTGCGTGTGTGTGTGTGTGTGTGTGCATAATTTGTATATTTACACCCCACACCCCACACCCCACCCCACCCCACCCCCCCCACCCTAGCACATGGGGGGGGTCGTGGGGGGCTAGCCCCCCAATTTATAATTTGGGCCCGGAATGCCTCGCCGGTGCCAATCTCTCGATGAACTTGAATAAAAAGTCCTTATTCTTCGCGGTCTCAGAGATTGTGTTCCTCATCGCGAAACTACGCATCTGGCCTGTTCCGGATGAGGGCGCGCCACCCTTCTTATCGCCGCCACCATGTGACGTGTCAGTGCCGATGGCGTTCGTTGGACCAGTGCTGTTAAATAATACCCGACGGGCGACTTTGCTATTTACCATAATTACAATTGTTATATAATTATCGTATAAATAAATAAATACCTGTTTGTAATGGAACGACTACTGCTTAAGCCTTGCAGTTCTTCGTGAAGGGCTGGCGGCCGATACCACCAGTAAGCTTGCAGTTGAAGATAAGGTTCTTCTCCTTCAAATACGCATACTGCTCTGCGCATGTAGCAAAGCGAATCTTTGCCAAGCAATCGCACGTCATGCCTCCTTGGCGGTAAGCCACGGACGTCCAAGTGCCACGACCAATCTTGGGGGCGGAACCGGGCATACTGCCGAAATGGCAACCCTTATTCGTCATTGACGCTCTCATAGCAACAGTTTTTCTAGTCATTTTGTAATACTGAATTATAAATACTACCGATATAAAAAATTGATTGGAATTTGCTTAAATATATCAGCTGGTAGATATACACTACTGGGAATGTTTCGTCTTCGCACATCGCAGGCATCCACCGCCGCCGCCGCAGCCGCCGCCGCCACCGACGGTAGTAGTAGCGGTGAAGAAGAAAATTTCGAAACAGAAAATATCCTTCTAAATATCGCCGAAGACGGCATCACCGGAGAAAGTTCGCGAACCGGTAAAAACATATACAACGACGACGATATTATACGCGTCGATGACGGCCGGTATATCTTCAATCCATATAATACCGAAAATGTGGAAATCGGGCTCGCCGACGTTGAAAGCATCCTCGCTCGATACGGCGTTCCGTCGCAAGTCCATAATTTCGAACTGTATCGGCGTGCGTTCGTCCATCGGTCTTATACCAAACGCCCTAAAGCACTCAATGACCTCGAAAATATAACATTCATGGAACGCCCGGAAGGCGTCATGCCGCTTCACACGAAATCAAACGAACGCCTCGAATTCGTCGGTGATGGTGTTCTCGAGTGTATCACGAAATACTATCTCTACCGCCGTTTTCCTAAAGAGAATGAAGGGTTCATGACGGAGAAGAAAATCGCCATCGTCAAAAACGAAACCATCGGCAAATTCGCACTCGAAATGGGGCTTCATCGCTGGTATATTATATCGAAACACTCAGAGGAAAAGAAGACGAGAACCAATCTTAAGAAATTGGGGTGTTTGTTCGAGGCGTTTATCGGTGCGATGTTTCTAGACTTTAACCGTGTCCCGATTCGCGATGAGGATAAATGGTTTGAGAAAGTATTTACATGCGGACCTGGGTTCCAGATTGCCCAAATCTTCATCGAGAATGTATTTGAGCGACACGTCGATTGGACGAATCTCATCAAGAACGACGACAATTACAAGAACATCCTTCAGGTGAAAATCCAGAAAGAGTTTAAGACAACGCCCGATTATATTGAATTGTCGCGGGACTCGGATGGCGGGTATGAAATGGGCTTGTATTTATGTTTAGGACAACCATTACATGAAGTCATAGGACAACCAACCGCCGCAATTCCGTTTGGGTCTTTGGCGGATGGATTTGCCGGAGTTCATCGCATTTGTGATGAGAATGGAGGTAAAGCCTTCATATTCTTCGCACGAGCCACTCACAAAATTAAGAAGAAGGCGGAGCAAATTACATGTGAAATGGCAATCAAACAAATCGCAAGAATCGCGAAATAAATATACCTACATATGTTAGTAACCCATATGAATGTCTTACAACAATACGGTATTACAAGTCGTCCGCCGATTAGACGGCGACTTG